GGGGGCGCAGCGCACTTGCAGGCCAGCACCTCCATCTTGGCGGCCAGCTGAGCGACCATCGTCTTCAGGCCGGCAAGCTCGCTGGCAGAGTCGCTTGCGACCGCGGCAGTCTTGGCCATGACGGCGCGCATGGCATCGACCTCCTTCAGCAGCTCGCCGCTCACGGATGGAGCGGCCGGAACGGCGGCAGCGGGTGCGACCGGAGCGGCGCCCATCAGCTCACGCAGAGCTTGAATCTCGTCCATCACGCGCTTCTCTAGGCGGGTCATTTGTAGGCTGCTCATTTGTGACTTATGGGCTTCTATTCTAGCTTGTACAAAGGTTTATTTTCAGGCGTCTGAGGCGCGCTTATTATCAACTGCACTCGTTAGGATTTCATTCGCCGTCGGCCGCAGGTCAATGTGCCGCCCCGAATCTTTTTTTGGAAAGGCCCACTCGGGTGCGAGCGTTCTAGCACAACCGGTCAAGTCCCATGCGTCGCTATTGTAGCAGAACGGCTGAAAGGGCGGCCGCGTATCAAACTGCCGGTACGAAAGACGCCGTGCGCCTACGGGCATCTCACACTCGCCCTTCTTTGTATCACAACCGCCTTGGCCGCCACCAATGTTGAACGGGCAATCACTGTCTTTCACGCACTTTTGGTCCCACACGGTGCGAAATGGCTTGCGCATACCGGAAACGTCGTAGGGACTCTCGCACGCCGCCCGCGTGAAAATCTTGTCGTCGCCGAAGCACCTGAACGGCGGCTCTGCGGCAGCATTGCTAAATCCTTCTACAGAAGCCGGAACAGCTCCATGCAAGACAACGGCGACGAGTTGCAAGGTCGGCAACTTGGTCGTCCGCTCACGGGCGAGGACGCGGGCGCGCGCGCTGTCCACCATCCTAATGAGGGACACTTGCTCGATTTGCACGTCCGGCATGGTCAAACGCAAGCGGTCTAGGCTCATTCTTTGGAATCCCATGATATTGATGTTCTGACGGATGAGCAAAAGCATGTGCGGCGACTCGGGAATGGCAAAAGTGACAATCACATCGAGAACGCCGCCCGCGCCGCCACCGCCGCCACCGCCATCTATGCCCCCACTCCCCGCCAATACTTTCTCGAGTTTATTCCACAGACTGCTCGGCACGTGGACGAGGCGCACGGCTTTCAGAGAGATGCGGTGCCCATGAAGGACGCTCAGCACAAACAACAAGGAAGACCGGCACGTGTATCCTATCGTCTTGCCCACCCACTGATAGCCGCACTCCATGCCAAAACCGGTCGTTAGAGACGTGAGTGCGAGAAAGTGTCCCTTTGGCATGAGAAACTGAGGCCGGCCCGCAAAGGACGCTCGGGCGTCTTGGGGGTCCGCAAGAAGCATCACTGTTGTCCCGCTCGGCGCCCCACTTATCGCTTGTCGCACGAGGTCGGCCGGCAATCCAGGCGCACCTTCCAGAATCTCTGGCCACCGCGTCACATCAAATGCAGTGATGTTCTTGGCAGGGACGGCCCGAGGAACGAGCATGGGATTATCGGTCACCCATCGAGTGTCATTATTGGCGGCAAACCCTTCGAGCTTGTTGTCCCCCAATCCGAAGACCATCTTAACCACAAACAAAACTACCGCCAAGAGCAAAATATGCACATTTATAGCATTGCCGCCCATTACTTTCGTCGTAGAATAGATTATAAGATAAGATTATGCCATGGTCCAATTCGGCGGGTATCCCATTATCCACTCCACAAAGGCCGGGTTTATCGAGCCCTCCCTTAGCTCGTCCGGCGTGTTTTTCTCGAACCGCACCTGGGTTGGCAGGTCCCGCACCGAGCGAGCGGTTAGGTAATTGCAGGCGCCGAGCATCCCATGGCGTGGCGTGGACCAAAAGCGCGACATCTTTGGCTCGGTGAGCCGCCCCGATTTGAGTTGGATGCTCGGCGGCTTTGTCGTCTTGTATGCATCCGGGTCGAAGCACAGGACCTTGATGTGATGTGCCGCGGGCCGAGCGACGGACACCATCTTGTATATCTTTTTGTTCTTTGTGTATCCGTGTGTCGGCATGTGCATTGCCGGAGGGAGCGCGGGTTCTGTTTCTTCTGCGGCGGCGCCTTCTCCCTCTGATGCATCTTCTTCTTTCTCATGCGCGACGGGCTTGGCCTTCACCACTCGTCCCCATTCCACGAGCTTTACCAGATGGACGAACGCCGACCGCACGCAATCCGGAACGACCGCGTTGCCCAACATACCGCACCTTGTCTTGTGAGCATGCATGTTCTCAAGCGCCAAGGTCATCCGTGGTGGCTCTGTTTCGGGGGCCCAACTGGCAACAGCCTGCGCATCGAGCCCTTCTGCGTCTATGCTGCGCTGCAGCTTCGCCAGGGAGAAGCCGCGCTTTATGGCAAGACAAAACCAGCGCTTCCGTTCGTGCGGCGCGCCGACGGCAGACGCCGCCAGTGTTGCCCATCGCAACTCGTAGTCGCGCTCCCAGAATGTCTTGCAGATGTCTTGAAGGCCCATGTGGACGATAGAATGCACGTTCTCCATGAAGACCAGCGGCGGCTGGAACTCGTCGACGAGGCGCACGACTTCGTGAAACAGCCCGCTCTGCTCGTCCTCGAAGCCCTCCTTCAAGCCAAGCGAAGAGAATCCGACACAAGGAAATCCACCAACGATGATGTGGACTTTCTTGTTCCGGGTCCAGGTTTTGTCGAGGACGCGCACATCGGGGCAGATGCGTGCGGCCGGGAGGTCGCCGTCGCGCATGCGCGCCTGCAGGACGTCGTGACACGCCTTCTCGATGTCGCAATACACCAACGGCTTGGCTATACCGCGCAGTGCGAGAGTGATGCCGCCGATGCCGGAAAAAAGGTCAAGAGAATTGAGCATGCGCGCTACTATGCGTGCTACTTTGTGTGCTATTCCGGTATCGCAAAATAGTGGGGCGCTCTTTGGCGCGCACTTCGAAGCGCTCTTTGGCGCGCTAAAGAGCACGCACTTCGCAGCGCGCACGCCCGAAAAGATGTGCTTATCAGTAGTAGCATTAGCAAGCGTCGACGATGGCAATCGCACGCATCTTCCTGTCCATCGTCCTCTATGTTGGGCTGTGTGTCGGCATCGTTGCCCTAAAGCCGGCGTTCTTGTTCACAGATGCCGGCCTCTTCAAGTCGCCGGGGCTCGCACAAGACGGCAGCCAGTCTATGATGGCAGCGGCCGTCTTCTTCCCGCTCCTCGCCGCCATTGTGTACTATCTAGTTGCCATTCTCTTGTTGAGCAGGGCTTAGAGCCGGGCTTAGAGCCCAAAGGTACTTGTTTTTATAATGATTATGTCAACATTCCTCTACAACCCGGAAGGGTTCCTCTACAACCCGGAAGCGCGACAAAAGGTCCACGATTGGCTAGAAGTGGCCGCGACCCTGTTGGCATGGGGACCGGCGTGCATCTTATGGCTCGTTGGCCCGTCCGGCATTGGCAAGGCATCGCTCGTGAAAGCGTGGGCTGCGGAACACGATTGGGAGCTCAGCTTGCTCTCGGCCGACAACTTGCACAATGCTAAAGAGGTGATTGACCAGATGGCCAAGATTGTCAACACGCAATCATTCGCGAGCGCCTTCGCAAACCATGGCGCGCGGCCGACGCGGGCCATGCTGATAGACGACCTGGACGTCTTTGCCTCGGTCGACCGCGGCTTCTTCGGGGCGTTCGCCGATTGTTTCAAGTACGCTCACTGGCGCCCAGCGCCGTGCATCTGCATCGTCCCGCCGCATCTGGAGAAGCGTGTGCGGGACTTGCGAAAGGGAATGGTCATAGCCATGCCTGCTCCAGCGGCGGCCGAGATACGCACATGGAGTGGGGGTGCGGCGGGGACGGTGGGGGGTAAAGGGGCGACAGGTGCGGCATATGCCGCGCACTTGATTGAGTGCAACGGCAACATGTCCTATCTCAAATTTCTCCAAGAAAACGGGACGCCAGGACAGGTCTGCCAAGTCATGGACCGCAATCTCGGCGCCGAGGCTCTCTTCGAACTCCCCCGCTTGCCCAAACATGTGCTGCGCCGCGTCGTCCTCGAAGACCCATGGTTTCACCCGTTGCGATTCCACGAGAACTGCATATCCGAAATGGCAAAGCGAAAGGGCGCCGTCAAGACCAAGCTAACGAACTACTCAAAAATCATTAGCGTGTTTTTGACATGGGATGTGCTCATTGGCCCGAGCGGCGGCAGCGCGGCCTCGCACAACCATGCGATGGGCACCACCGTGGCGACCGACATCGCGACGGAGCTCGTCGTCATTGCGGCGCGCGAATATATGGGGGGTGCCATGGTGAAAGCGGCGGCGGCAGGAGCAGGCTCCTCCGGCGGTTCCACTCTCTCGTTCACAAAGATGTTGTCGCATCTGTCTCTTCAAAAGAAGCATAGGCGCGAACAATACGAGACCACGCCGTTCGGCTTCCCCTGCCCATCTTTTCTATGAACATAATAGTATAGTATAATAGTAGCCATGGCCGAACAAGGCAGACAAGGATTTGACGGCGATAACGGCGACTTCGGCGCCGAGGGCCAAGACATGGGTCCGCCCGCCGACGACTTCGCGCAAGAGCCGGAGATGCCCGAGCCGGCGCCGGCACCTGCACCCGTGTATGCGAGCCCCGAGCCGAGCCCCATCGCATCGAGAGCGAACGAACTGAAGGAGGAAGTGAGCGCCAAGATGAACTCGGCGGCATCGTCTCTGAAGAACGTGTTCGGCAAGTTCGACAGCAAGCGCGCCATGTCGATTGCGCTTACGACGCTGGCCGTCCTAGCCGTGTCGGCCATCGTGGTCGTTTCGCTCTGGTACCTGATGAAGAAGGGCGCCGTGAAGACCACGTCGCACCTCCTGACCGAGAGCAAGATGCCGCTGATGGGCAGCGAGTACAAGAAGCTGTCGGGCGCCGAGATTCCGCGCGCCTACAACGGCAAGCGCATGACCATCTCGTTCTGGGTCTACATCCACGACGTGGACCGCTACAAGGGCATCTACCGCCACTTGTGGCATCGCGGCGACAAGTCCGTGGGTGGCGCCTCGCCGCTGGTCTTCCTCGACAAGAGCTCGAACCGCATGCACATTCGCTTTGAGAAGCACACGGGCAGCACCAAGGACATGAGCATGGCCGTGCCGTTTGACCGGACTATTAACACGCGCATTTTGGACCGCGCTTCCGGTGCCACGTCGGCCGCCAACTTCGAGGGCACCGTCGACAACCTCGACCACGCACTGGAGCTCGACCTCGCGACCCATGGCATCACCATCGACTACGTTCCGATTCAACGCTGGGTCCATGTGGCCATCGTGGTGAACGAAGAAATAAACGGCGGCATGATGTACGCCTACCTGGACGGCGAGCTGGTCAAGCAAGAGGTCAGCGGCCGCAAGGTGTCGAAGGAGACCATCGTCAAGGGCAAGTACACAAGCGACGCCGTAGGCACCAACAAGGCGGTCCTCACGACCGTCACCAAGATTCGCAAATACGAAGACCTGAACCTGGACAAGCCGGGCGATGTCTACACCGGCGGCAGCACGGTCGAGGACGTGGGCCCCGGCTTCTCCGGCCTGGTCAGCAACATCTTCTTCGCCAACCACGACCTGAACGCCGCCGACATCTACAAGATTTACGAGGCGGGGCCCGTGGACAACCTGGCGGCCAAGCTGGGCCTGCCCGCATACGGTGTCCGTTCTCCCGTGTACCGGATGTAAGAATCAATATCGTTTCCCGTCCCGCAAGAGCCGCTCGAGCTGGTGATTGATATAAGACCGATGGGGTGGCTCCAACGTGATATATTCGTACACATCGAGCCGCCAGTCCTCCTCCACCTCGCCATCTCTCAGCAGGCGCGCGATGTCCGAGACGAGCCACAAGTCCATGTAGTTCATTAAGCATTGTTTTTCGATATCGACCAACTTGTATGGATGAATGTCAAGTTTAGAGATGGGACGCCCTTGCAGCGAGTCGTCTATGTTCATGATGCCACCTTGGACCATGCCGTCCACGACCCGCCCTTTAGACTGATATTGGTTGAGCACGAGCCGCATGCGCTCGGCGTGTTCTTTGAATCGAAACCCAAGAATGCAGCTCTTGGTGGCGCCGCTCGAGTCCCGGGACAATGTTATTTCCCTGTGGACGCAGTAAATCGAGTTACGTGATTGCAATATATAGGTAGAATCCATGTTGTTGTGCCGTGGAAGTTGGCCTCGTGAGTGAAAGCGAAACATGCGGGTCATGCGTTTCCTAATACTTGTAGGGTAGATTTCAGTCTTTAGATAGCCGTGGGTGGGCGCGATACGCGAAACAGCAAATTATCTAGGCACCATGTAGAGGCTTATCTAGGCAACAAAGGCGGCGCACATCATGGCAGTCGCGGCAACAATCGGCGCATTCGTGCAAGTGGTGGTGGCCATCCTCCTCGTGATTGGCTTCTTCCTCCTGGCATTCTTCATCTACAACAAGGAGGCCATCGAGGCGGCGACGGTCAAGCGCTCCGTGAAGAAGCACACGTATATATTCCGCGGCATCAAGGACCTGACGGTGGCCAAAAACGAGACCTACGACACGAGCGACCGCGCGCACCCGACCTTCCGCGACATGCCCAACTCGGTCAACCAGCTGGGCGGCGCCGAGTTCTCGTACTCCTTCTGGATGTACAAGTCGGAAAAGCCGGTCACGACGCAAAAGCTGTCGTTCCAGGTGAACGACAAGGTCGACGACGACGACCTCATTCTCATGGTGCGCGGCTCCAACCGCCGCCAACGGTTTGCTGACGTATGCAAGAAGGCGGTCTCCTCCACTGACAACGTGATGGTCAAGTGCCCGCTCATCAAGTTCCAAGGCCAAAACTGGGACTACCTCGTGGTCGAGCTCAACACCGTGGAGACGCCCGATGGCGTGAAGGAGCAGTCGCGCAACACCTGTGGCCAAAATAAGGCGCGTGGCTGGAGCACGGCCAACGCCCACAAGATTGCGCTATCCGGCTTCAACGACCTCAACTACATCGATAAGTGGTTCATGGTCACGGTCGTGGTGAGCGACACGGAGCCCAAGGACAACCTGCCCGTGCGCAACAAAATCCACGTGCAAATCTACATCAATGGCGTCCTCGAGCTCGACCGCTACGTCGACAACTCACTCGGCGAGGTCACCAACGAGAACCCGAGTCTGCTCTTGCAGAACCGCGGCCCCCTCTATGTTGCTCCGACGCTAACGGGCGGCGCCACCGACCGGACCAACCCGGAAGTGAGCGACCTGTTCATGGCCAACCTGAGCTACATGTCGTACGCTGCGACGCCCGAGGACATCAAGTCGCTCTACAAAGACGGCTTCGACCGGAACATCGCGCCCTCGGTCAACCAATCTGTGGCCAACGAGGACCGCTACCGCGCGAGCATGAAGAACCGCAGCATCACGACTGGCGAGCCGCAACTGACGTCGTTTTGAATCGTTTTAGAATGCAACCTTTTGTTATTTTTATATTTAAAGCATAAAGTGTCATGATTATGTAGCTACAAAAATGAATGTGGATGCTCATGCTACAAAAATGAAGCAATTTATTGAATCTCTTCCACCAACATCTGTACAAGTGGTGTTTTTTAACGATAGGGATAATCTTCCTTGCACCAAAGAAATAGTACGTCGTTACGTTGTGGGCGGTCAAACATTCTACATAAATTCTGGCCCAGTTGGGAAATGGGTTTATACATATCGTCTCGATGACATTAAGTATCTATTCACATGCATTGATACGAATGTACAAGCTTTTGTGGGTCATGTACACACTCGCGCACCATTGGAAGGGGGTGCGATATTTGACATGGCGAACATCGGAAACCACCTCACGACGGGGATATCTGTTTTTGGCAACAAAAGATGGATAACTAGCCATCTCACTCGATACATTGAAGACCCTGTACAACCAATGGAGTTTGTAATCGACCACTCCATGGAATGCACACTGGATTTAGACACACCAATCACAACAACTTCTTTGTGTTTCACTAAGCGCCGTGTTTTGACGAATCAAACGCTTGTTAATCTATGCCATCAAGAACAACCGACTTGTTGGTTTGATGTTATTCAATCATTACACCGAGTGTTCACGAACCCCAATCCACCTCAACAGGGGGGAAATGTTGCCAATAAAGCATCTGTGACTTACCAAGGGAAAGCATACAAGCTACACGCAGGTTCGCGTGGCGGGCTATATATTATTCGAAAAAACAAGAAAGTCTATTGGAAAGGACAAAAAGGCGGTGCATCAGGTCCTATCCTCACCGATGAAATCATAGCAATGATAAACACGCATATCGTTCAACATGTCGTGCAATATTACAAACGCATGCAAATCTCTCATCAACATATCCAAACCACATTACTCTATGACCAAGACAACGAATTTCAAAGTAATAAAAGTTACATGATATTGGTGTACGCCATTCCGGAACATTTTATGTGTAGGCGTTTTTACCTCGAGACAAGTAAAGTATTTGCAGCATATGAGGCAATGGTAGGTCGTCAGGTATCACACTTTCACAAATCTTGTCTACAAGAGTTTCAAGCGATGGCACACGTTCATACGCAATCTTTGGTGAATTTGATAGGATAGCTGCACCGTTTCTTTTTACGGCAACCTCGAGGGCGCACATGTTGTTAACCACCACCTGCGGAAGCAACGGTTCTAATCAGCTCAGGATTTAAAGACTGAGAACGTTACTTTCTTAATTATTTTTCGGAAGAATACGAAAAACAAATGTCGACAGAGCCAAACGTCCCAACCCTCATCGCATACGATTGCTCGGGTTCAACGATTAATGTAGATAACTACCACGCAATAACGCAACGGATTATGTCGGAGTTTGATGCCGCCAATGCCGGTGCTATCCGCATCGTCCGTTGGGACGACCGTTGGTGCGAGATTTCGCGCGCAGAGCTGGACAGCATTAACCGGGCGAAACGTGGCTATAATGGCACTCAAATTTCCGCGGTGGCGGACGCGATTATTGCGCTGGACTTTAAGGGACGCCTGATTCTCATTACCGACGGCGACGTGGATGGGTCCAGTGTAATCCGATGCGACCGTCAGCTTGCAGCATTTGGCATTGTCGACCGATTTTCTTCCGTAGATGTGCATATCATTTCAAACTCGCCGAAACTGAGCGTGTCGTGTCCTTTTACACGCCATTGCACACACCGCATTCAAGTTTACAGCGACAGAAATCAAACGCCGGATTACACAAATGTGGTCCGATCCGATGACATCGCGCTCCTCACGAATCTGGATAGCATTCAGACGATTGCCAAGTTTGATGAGGCTCATGATGGCTTGCTTGGGGCGCTCACGGCACGGATGATGGGTCGCGACGCGGTAGACACACAGATTCATGACCAGCTTGTGCGCCTCCGCGGGCGCCTTCTTGCCGAGCTGTCGCGTTATAACACACATGGCGTGAGCGACCAAGTGCGCGACCTCTCGGAAACCACCGATTTCACGACGGCGCTCGGCGTTTACCGCGAGATAATGGACGCCTTTTACGCCACGCACGCAACCACTTTGGAAAAAAGAATCGCGAATATGCTGAACATGACGAAAGGCGGCCTACGCAGCGACTTTTCGCACCGCTTGCGCCGAGCGCCAGAGGAGAGGGATGTCGAGGTCGCAGATTTGCAAGCGGCAGAGGCTGATGCAGATGCAGAGACAGATGCAGAGGCCGGCGCGTTTAACTGCCCAATCTTGATGGAAGATGAAACCGATGTCGCCATCTTGATAAAGGCACGCCCTCCGATTTTGGACGGGCTGTCTGCGGCCATTGTCGAAGACCTGATTAACTGCCCGCTAAATGCTTTGAACCGCCCCGAGGTGGTTGCGGCGATTTCGGCGTGCTTTGACGTGGCCGTTGGCCTACCCGCAATCCAGATGTCCGACAAGCTCTCTGCTGTGTCCCTCGTTGAAGAGAGCCCGTTCACACGTGAGGCGATGATTGGTGCGCTATATCTCGGCGCAAACGCTTCACAAGCAGCGGCGACGGACGCGACCATTGCGTGTATGCTGACGGGACCTGTGAAGCGCCGCGTGGGCAATATGGACCTATGGGCGGCAGTGATTTGGCGCATTTTTGCCGACCGCGCGACGACCGAGGCCGTGCGCTTGTCAGAGGCGGCCGTGACGCCGGCGGCGCTCCGCCATTTGCGTTGGCGCCTTGCGAACCGGACGACCTATGCCTCTATGAGCGGGCTTCCGGGATACTTGAACATTCGTGTGCCTCTTGGTGTGGCGTGCTGGATGGTTGCTGCGTCGCCGTTCCTGGAACTGTCCACTAAACGCGATATGGTGCGCGCACACGTGTTTCACCTACGGCCTATTTACGACCTGGCCGAGCTATCCGGAATGCCGATGCCGCCGATGGAAACGCTTGAACGCCAGAGGCTGCGGTTGGTCGCCCTTTACCGGTTCTTAGGCTGGGCGAAGCGTAGTGACGCCGAGTTCCGGATGTGCATTCGGGCGCTCTACCAAAAATGTGCAATCTTGGACACCAAGAAGCACGCACCGATGATAAACGGCAGCGATTATTGCAAGTTTCCTGTGCGATTCGTCCCGTTGGACGGAGGCGCATCGGACGCACAAAAAGAGACGGTGCTAAACGAATGCTTCGCTGACTTGGCGAGCCTCGGCGCAAAAGACATCGTTTACATAGCGGCGCTGGTGTCGCCCATCTCTGCGGCGGACACGATTACGCTGCCTTGGCCTAATGAAGAGGTGCCTCTTGCGGTGCCAACTCCAGCAATTTGCTGGCCTGAATACGGTCTTGATACATCCACGGTCAAATCAGATATTCCCATTTGCCCTGCGACGATGCGGCCGTATTACTACATCCCACCAGATTTTGAGAAGACGTGGATGGATGCTGCGCTCGCCACCTACGGGACGTCGTCGGCCAAATGCATTTCCGTGAATGCCACGTATGTTCGCTTTGTCGAGCGATTCGGCCGATATCCAGCAAACGCAGACGAGCTTCTCGTGTTCATTTACTACTTCTACGTCGTAAACCGTGGCATGGCATCGCTGGCGGCGCCCATCGTTCAATTCTGCACCGAAGTGTATGACAGCTATACAACAGTCATCCAAGGAATATCGCCAGAGGAGTTTGTTCGCCGGACCACGCTCTCGAGGCCTATTCTGTCGCGCATTGAGATTGAAGAAAAAAACAGGTTGCACGCAGCATGATGAAACAAAAGTGCGCCGTATCAGCAATAGCCGCGCCACTTCTTTTTCCTAATAAACATTCGAGTAGTGTAAGCAATCAATAGGGCGATGCTCGCAAAAGAATGGGTGGGCATTGCAACGCTTCGGACTTTGGTCAAATCGAATCGTTCACTTGTAATTTTGGGAGAGCATCACTCGAGCGCTGCACATCATGATGAAGTCGTCAAAAACCTGCATCATGCGGCAAATGGCGTTATTGAGTATTTGCAATCAACAGAGCATCACCCTGTTCACATATACATTGAGCTTTCGGCCGCAAACGAAGAACATGTGCGGATGGCGGATAAACTTATGCTCGATAAGGCCGCCTATCTTGCCAAAATTAACACATGTTTCTCGACCATCGAGCGCTTGTTTAACTATAGCATGATTGGGGAACTGCCGTCCGCGACACTGCACTATTGTAACGTGCGCGATTCCCCGCCCTTTTCCGTGTTCTATCTCTTGGCCAACCCGCCTGCATTTGCCGACTTGCATGCGTCGATTCTCGAGACGCGATACCCGCTGAAGAGCAAACGGCAAGCGTTCATACGCAAACTAGTGAAGAGTTTAGAGAGCGCATTTACAACTCATGTTCGGAGCAAAGAAGATACAATCAGCTTCTGGATGTCTCTTGTTTCACCTGATGTTCCCACTCCGACCTGGTACGATGCGGTGTGTGAGGAAGCGATGGGAAGAACAAACAACATGGTAAAGTTACGCCTTGAAATGGTGCGCCAAGAACACCCTGCCTCATATACAAAACTTATTGAATCATACGAATTGTTCTTACGAGCATTTTTGGCCCAGCAAATGCAGCACTCTCGAGTTTTGTCAAAAATAAAGCGGCGTGTGAACCGAAGAGAAGCAAAGCTCTCAGTCTCCAAAACCCCCATCATGATGAACGATTTCAAGCATATTGGAGACTACTTTGGCACAATGCTAGCATTCATTCAGGACATCTATATGATTGCCCAGTATATTGGAGTCAAGAACACTGCACACCATCATTTGTTCATATGCGGCGACCTGCACACATCTTTCTTAGGGCACTTCCTAAAGACCGACAAGTACTGGAGCTGTGAGAGTGGCGACCTTGTTATTCGCCCGACCGCGGAGAGTGCTAAACCAAACCCACCGTTTGCTATGGATTTCTCCCAATATTTGACTACTTATTTAGCAATGCCCTCTGTCTAGGCGTAATTTACGCGCGCTCTCCCCCTCATTTTTACTTCCTTCCATGACATGTAGAGGATTTCTCTTTTTGTGAATCAAGTAACGCGCCACAACCACCCAGCATGGGAGGAGGTGAGATGCAGTTGCTAGCGCCCACGTCGACGGCAGAGGCCGCACAAATGGAGTACATCGTTGGGTCGCCGCAGATGTCGTACTTCAAGAGCGTCTACAAGCGCCACACGAACTTTGCCATGGAGAGCATCCGCGAGTCGTTCGTAGCGAAGCCGATGATTGACCAGACCACACGCAACAAGTTTACATGTACATTCACTGGGCGCCGCGCCGATGCCCTCAAAGAAATATACTTTGTCTTTGAGCTTCCGGATATATACAGCAACGACGTAATGCGGTTCCAATGGATTGACAAGCTGGCGAACTACCTGGTCTACCGGTGCGCCATCACGTTGGACAACGGCCGCAGCATCGACGAACAGTACGGCGAATGGATGGACATATGGAACTCGCTGACACTCGGCGACAACAAGCGCGAATTTTACGACCGGATGGTGGGCAACGACGCGGAGAACACGTCGCCGCTCGACAAGCGCCCTCGCGTTAGGATGCGCAACAATCGCCTCGAGTACCGGTTCTACCCGCGCGGCGTCGCGGGGTCGCCGTCCATTCGCGGGCGCAAGTACATCATTCCGCTGCCATTTTGGTTCACGCGCAACCCGAACTTGGTGCTGCCGCTCTGCGCTCTGAAGCTGCAAACGGTCAACATCACGGTCGAGACGCGGGCGCTCAATGACTTGTATCAACTGTTTGACGCCGCAGCGAGCGAGTACGTCTCGCCTGGGGTGCTAAAAAGTCGGTACCCGCAGCTGGACGTTAACATCGGGGCATTTTTGGTGCCGCCAACGCCCCCCGGAGGCCAACCAGTCACGAGCACCCAGCCGGCGACCGCCATCGACCTAAATGCGTATCTCGAGTGTCAATACATCTTCTTGGACCGCGATGAGCGCATCGAGATGACGCTCGGTCATCACAAAATGCTGGTGGAGCAGGTCTTCCGGTTCGAGTTCACGGGGCTCACGTCGCGGGGCGTGGTGAACCTGCAGCTGAACAACCCGGTGAAGGAGCTCGTGTGGGTGGCGCGGCGCATGGACGCCAACAAGCGCAACGAGTGGTCGAAATTCACAGAGCGCGACGGGACGTCCATCCTCACGACGGGCAGCCTCGTATGGCAAAAGAACCACCTGCGTGTCGAGGAGAAGCCGGCCGAGTTCTTCCAGTTCATGCAGCCGTGGCAGCACCACACGGGCGCCCCGCGCGCCGGCATACACGTCTATTCTTTCGCCCTTTTCCCGGAGAAGCTGCAGCCGAGCGGCGCGTACAACACGGGCATCATCACGGCCAATCAGCTCGTGGTGACGTCGCGGCCGCCCACGGAGGAAGACCTGCAGTACGAGGTGATTTGCTACGCCGTTGCCTACAACGTTTTCGAGGCAATGTCGGGCGTCGGGCACATGAAGTTCACGCCGTAAAACGCCGTAAGCAAAAGAATCCCAAAATGTTATCCCCTTGTGTGTGTTGTGTTTTTTGTTTGTTTTTTACTTGTTTGTTTTTGTTGTTAGAGGGCGCACTTCTCTTCCTCCTCGTGCAGAAGGTCGTACAGCTGCTCTGCGACCACGTAGTACTTCACAAAGCGGTACTCGAGTCCGTCAATCTGCAGGAACTTGCCGAGGTGGCTCTTGTACTCTGCAATTTCCTCGAGCTGCTTGGGCGTAGCGAGTGCGCCGCCAATCAGCTTCCTCACGAGAGCGAGCGCCTTGTCCATCACCGGCGTCGTGACGGGAAACGGCGAATCCTGCGAGCGAATCCGCTCAGCCTCGTGCTCCTTCTTCATCAGGCGGGTGGTGACCGGCATTTTGGGCTTGGGGAGGAGGCTGACTGGGCGAGCGAGCTGGCGGTGGGCGTTGGCTTTTGGGCTTCTGGCTCTGGTGTTCTTGGGTGGCCTAAACCTGGTAGCCGTCGTCAATTTTCGGCCGGGGCCCAGGCGGCGGGTTGCTGGCTTCACGTTTTTAGGCTAGGCTGCTGGGCCGCTGCTGGGCGGCTCCTGGGCGGCCGCCACCTGCAGTTTTTCTATGCGCAATGTGTAAACCTGATAGGGTACCATGAAGCTTTCGTACTTGCTGCTGTTTGGTCTTTTGGCGTTCATCGTCTCGCGCATGAGCAATGCATACACCAGCATGGCGAAAGAGCTGCGGGAGCTCCGCGTTAAATGCATGGGCTCCAACGCCAAACCCGACGATTCGCCAGTTGCCCTTCCAATCGTGGACGACATGAAAAAAGTATCCGCCTTGCTACAAGGCATGGCAAACCGCTTCTAGCGGGGGCGGCGCATTGCTTTGTCAAAGGACGTCACGGCAAGGCACACACTTTGTTCTATGACGGCCGCTAGTTTTTCTTTTGAGTTTGCCTCGAGTGCCGCAATGTAGTCATCGCGGAGACCCCATGGAATGCTAATAACGAACGGAAAATACGAGAATAACAGGTAGGCGAGCCAAAGACGCCCGACGCGACCGTTGCCGTCGCTGAACGGGTGAATGTTCAAGAACTCCAACAACCACTCGGTTGCAATGCTCAATACGTCTGCGACGGTCTTACACGCTACAATTCTCAAATTCAGACGGTCGACAAGGCCTTGCAATGCCGGTCCCGCCTTGTATGCGACCTCATAGTAATGAACGCCCTTGTCAGTGAGTGTGCAGACTTCCGTTGTCCTCACTTCACCTGCATTTGGAATCAGTCCTTTCATAAATAGTCTATGTGATTCTAGTATGTTTGGCACGGTGAGCAAAGCCACCCGGCATTTGTTATGAGGACGTGTCAACTCGCTCACTTCATTTACTTCGCTCCACAAGGTCTCGATGAAATCGACCGCGTCTTTCGTTTGTCTTGTCTCGCGCTCTATCTGTATTGAGAATCGCGTTCGCTTGTGCGGTTGTTGGAGGACCTCGCGCGTACCGTCCTCATCTTGTGTACCAACCTTTTCAATTCGATTTGAGGATAGCACGAAAAAGAAATTCATATCATCATTCGCCATGGATTTATTCTATCCTATCCTATGCTATGCTCTTCAGCATGTGTATAAAATACTTTCTTTTAAATGCGCTCACTTAAAGCGTGTCTTCTTACAGTGTTTAACCTAGTAAGAGAATGGAGCAAGCGGTCCCGGTCCCGCCACGGCCGCCCTTTAAACTCCCAACATTCAGCCCAGAACAGAGCGCTCTTCTGAAAGCCGTGCGCAATGGTGCCAACATCGTGATGGACGCCGTGCCCGGCGCGGGAAAGACGACGAGCGCCCTCTACATTGCCATGGGACTGCCCGAAAAACAAATTATGATAGTGACCTACAACCGCGACCTCAAGCACGACACGTGTGCCAAAATCAAGGCCCTCGAAATCGACAACTGCGTCGCCACGAACTACCACTCGCTGTGCTGCAAATACTACGTTCCGGGCACGTGGAAGGACGAGCACATCGAGGACAACGTGTTGGGCAAGGACGCCCAGCTGCATGGCCTGGAGCGCCACCCTGACATTCTCATCGTCGACGAGGCGCAAGACATGACGCCAACGCTCTTCAAGCTCATCGCCAAGTTTACGCGCGACTGCATCCGACCGCCGCAGATAATCGTCTTTGGCGACAAGAACCAAAATATCTATACGTTCGCCAAGGCCGACTCGCGGTTCATCGAGCTGGCACCGGCCATTTACCGGCCCAACGGGCGTCCTTGGACCCGCGTGCCCCTGTCGGTCTCCCACCGTCTTACGCGGCCGATGGCGACGTTCATGAACAAGTGCGTTTTGGACACGGAGCGCATGGTCTCGCTACGCAACGGCCCGCCGGTGCAATACTGGACGGTCAACATGTACAAAGTCGCGCAGCGCATCTTCCAGTTTGTCAGCGAAGAGAACAAGTTTGCCCCGGAGGACGTCTTGATTCTGGCGCCGTCCATCGGCCTGTCGACCACCGGCACCCCTACGCCGCTCACGCTCCTCGTCAATCTGCTCGCCGCCAATAACTGGCCCGTGGAGGTGCAAGGCGACGACGTGAAGGGCGGCGAGAAGTGCACGCGTCACAAGACGCTCGTCACGACCTATCACCGTTCGAAGGGCCTCGGCCGGGCGTGTGTCATCGTGTACAACGCCGATGCCTCCTATTTCAAATACTATAATCAGGCGGGCGACCCGCTCATGTGCAGCAATCCGCAATATGTTGCCTTCACGCGCGGGTTCAACACGCTTGTGTTGTTGCGCGACATGAATTCGCGACCGCTGAGCTTTCTTATGGGCAAGGGCGCGCAGCTCGCGGAGTGCACGGTGACTTATGAAGATGAAGACGCGACCGCTCAAGCCCGGAAGAAGAGGAAGAAAGAGAGTGGCGGCGCAGGGGGAGGCGGCGGTGGCGCAGGCGCTAGCAAAGAGGTCGCAGTGACGCCCTATTCTATGACGCGCCTCTTGAAGCATGTGCCGGACGAGGTGCTAAAAAAGGCGGCGTCCTATCTCACTCGCGAGCCCATCGGCCCGGTGCGCCCCGGACCGCCCTTGCACCTGCCGAGCGAGACGCCACAGGGGCCGCTCACGGAGCGCGTCAGCGACCTCACCGGCGTCGCGTTGCCTATTATGTTGGCCTCGGCCGTGGGCGCCCAACGCGCAGAAATCGAGCAAATGCGCTGGCGAAACGCGCGGCTCTGCTCGCTCATGAAGCGCGAGTGCGGGACGCCGCCGGGGCCGCTCACCATTCGCGAGGCCCTCATGATTGCCCTTCTCAAAGACGCGACGTCCACAGGCATGCGCCACCGGCTCCGCCAGATTCGCCGGTTCGATTGGGTCACGGACGAGGTGGCCGCGGCGGCCATTGCGCGGTTGCGCTCGCTGCTGTCGCCCATCGTGGATTGGAAGGCCGTGGCGTTCGAAGAGAATGTGAAAGGCGTCTTTGCCAGCGGGCGCGGCATGTGCGGCATCGTGGACATCCTCGACATTGCAGCAAACATCCCAATTGAAGTAAAATGCTCGAGCGCGCTCTCGGTCGAGCATTTTATCCAGGTCGCCGGCTACATGCACATGCGGGGCTCGGAAGTGGGATACGTTGTGAACCCGGTCACGTACGAGCTCGTTCGGGTATCGGCGAGCCGCGAAAGTCTCAAGGCAATGATGGAGTATTTGGAGCACTACAAGCTCGAGGGTGCCTGCGAGATTGCACGCTTGACGGACGAGGAGTTCGTGGAGACGTGCAAGGTTGTCTGGTAGGCATGCGGGTAGGCACGCAAATACGGTTGGCGAGGCAATAGGGCTGCGTGCATAATGGGACCCACTTAAAGCCAAAACACAATGAAATGTCAAGAGAGAATGCCGCCGCGCACACGGAAAAAGCCAATCGAGGCCCCTCCGCCTCTAGAGGCCATTCCGGAACCTCTACTGTCTGCAGTGCCGCCTGCTGCGCCGCCTGCTGCGCCGCCTGCTGCGCCGCCTGTCCCTGTAGTGAAAAAGCCGGCAGCAACCCGCAAGAAAAAGGCGGCCGCTCCTGCACCAACGCCGCAAGCCCCGCCCGAGCAAATTGAGAACACTGAGAACATTGAGCATGTCGAACTTATAGATGTGCATGCATCACAGGACGCTGATGAGGACGCCATACGCGACGCAGATGCTCCCCATATCATTCTGCAATTGCCCATATCCGCCGACCGCATCCAAGACATCGTATCAAAGATGGAGGGCGCCAACGACGGCCGCGGCGACCCAAGCCCCTACGTCCCGAATCACTACTGGACGATGTCTTGTAGCTCCTTTGCAGGGGGCGTAGGAGGCAACGCTGCCCAAGACGAGAACGCCCCCGACAACCCGACCCTTTGCCACTGGTGCTGCCACGCGATAACTGCCAACAAATTCGGCATGCCTGTCGACTACGACTCGATTCATAACATATTTCACGTTTACGGGCAATTTTGCTCGTTGTCGTGTGCCGCGGCGCACAACGTCTCTACGCACATGGGCAGCGACCGCATGTGGGACGTCCATGGGTGGCTGCAGATGATGGCGCAGGTCTATCAACTTCCTCTGCCTGTGCGCCCCTCGCCCTCGCGCTACGTGCTCAAGATGTTCGGCGGCCCTCTTTCAATTGAAGAGTTCCGAGCGGCGCACAGCACTCTTGCGCGCACTGTGGTGTTGAACGTGCCGCCGCTCGTGAGCGTCCAACCGCAAGTGGAGTGGGTCAACACGTCCTTCTTGGCCGGCTCTGGCAACGGACTCAATGTGCAACGTCTCGATGGCGTCCAACGCGATGGGACGTTTGGCGGCCTCGGCGGCGGCGAAGGTACAGGCGCCGCCGAGTTGGTGCAAACAAAAATGCTCACTCGCCGCAAATCTGTGGTCGATTCCAAACGGACCCTCGAGTCAAAAATGAATCTTACCGTGAGCATGGCTTAGGAAGAGAAGGTGGTGTTTGTTTTTGTCTACTCATGATACTAAATGAAAGGAAGGGGACCCCCGCTTAGCCCTAACGCTCTATCTGAACGCTCGTACTTGTTAACGCATGGACGGTCCTCCTACTATTGCGTCGTAAGCAAGTATGAGGATGTATCTATTATCCTTGTCGGCGGAAAGCGGCACGGATGCGTTGAAATACATGTTTCAAGACAGGGTAAAAAACTGGAAGGGTTGCTCTCGAGTTTATCTTACGACCAACGGTGCAATGTTCAAGGTGACATGGTCAAGGGCGTTGGGACTATAAGCATGCTTCGAGCGGCCATCACATTTGCATTCAAGCTTGGCGTATCTTACATAATCTTGAAAGACCAAAGTACGTTTGATTGCGGCAGGGCGGGCGGCAGCGCTATTGATTTACCGTCCATCTACATAGCCAAGCATGGAATGACGTGGTACACAAAGACGGTGCAAGCAAAGCCGATTGACGACGTAGTCAGAATAGCAATCGAAAACTTTGCTAAAGCATGCCAGTCCCCGTTGCCTGATTTCAACAAGTTTTGGGACCAGCATATTGCGATGTGGTTTGCATCAAGAAGGCGCGGCGATGACGGCTCGGCCATTAAAGCACGCTTGAGAGAGCATTGGCAGAAAGACTCGTGCAAAACCATGCAAGACATGTTAAGAGCAATGCCCCACAACGAATGCGATTTGCTTCAGAAATGGTTTGCGGCATGGTTTGTGAGCGTTTGCCATCTTAACCTAGCGGAAGCCGAGTTCGAAATAAGCCCGGGCGATTTCGTTACTATTGCGTTGGACGTGAAAGATTCACAGTTTCCATACGGAGACACATACTCCGTAGTTCGTCAGCGAAAGCAAAATATGCAAGACAAGTTGAAATATTTGGATTATAAGGGCGGTTGCAGACCTCGGGCCTTGCGTTTTTCCGTGGGGACGATGGCGGATTTCTAGCAAACGCGCGCCTCCTCAAGTCGAGTGGGTGAACATGTCTTTCTTAGCCGGCTCTCGAAATTGACTAAATGTGCAACGCCTTGACGGTGTCCAACGCGACGGGGTGTTTGGAGCGGCTCCGAGTGGAGCGAGCGAGGGGGCAAACGCTGATGTGGTGCAAGCAAAACTATTAACCCGCCGCAAATCTGTTGTGGATTCAAAGCGAACGCTCGAGTCAAAAATGAATCTTACCGTGAGCATGGCTTGATTTCGCTTCATTTTTCAATTTCACAATTTTTACGTGTTACATAATCAGATTGTGCGAACTATATGCCGCCTCGCATAACGAGCGACGCGATTGAACGCTTGCGAAAGCAACCCGGCACTCTCTCGCAGAAGCGCGCCGCAAAGCTCATTGAACTGTTGAGCACCAAGAAGGGAACGGCAACACCGTCTCCTTCTGAGCTGCAAGATTGGTTGTTTGCTCTTTGCCGCGCACTTCTCCTTGGACGCCACCACGGTGGAGCAGAAGAGAGAACTGAAGAAGAAGGCGTCAGTTTCTTGGAACAACTTCCAAAAGAACTGATGTCCAGACTTATGTCAAAATTGCAAATAGATGATTTGGCAAGAACGCTCCGCGTTAACAAAACTATGAGCGTTCATGTGCGGGCAGCGGTAAGAGACATGTGCGCCAAAATAACAGAAAGACGGCTAGACTCGTTACCGAGCCGCAACGTGAACGATACCTACATGAAAGGCAAGGGCCGCTTTCAAGACCTCTACGAGTACATCTTGAAGACCAATAAAGGCGGTCTACGCTTCCAGTCAATAATCTTGCTCTACAAATTCTCAATACCCATCTACCATGCTTCAAAGATGCCAGACAACGAAGGCGTCGAAATGGCAGGTCGTGGGAATATCATCTATTCTGCACATCATGGCAACGATGCATCCCTTACGGCGACTATGTATCATAATATGCCCAAAGACTTGGACCGCTTTCTCAGTCCCCAAGCAAATACGCGACTTGTAAATGCTATTTACTACCTTTCAAATTACAAATATGCTGACAAAATCCTAAGGGCAACGCAACGAGCGATGAAGAAAAGGTTCGACGAAAGAAATTTTGAAGACATCGACGGGATGACAGTTGTCCAGCCGCATGAACACGAGCTCGAGAATCAAAACTATCGGGAGAATTGGGTCAAAACAACCGCAGACAGGGTGATACTCGAGAATTCTGTTTTTAAAGACTACGACAAGCTGATGGAGCTTGCGATGGATGCTGAAATAGCTTACATACTGTGCTCTCTTGCTCCGACTTAGCTAGCACACGCGAGCCGCCTCGAGGACGCTGGTGTAGACAAGGGCCGGCGACACTACGAATAAGATGAGCGTCTCGATGAGCGCGATGCTGTAGGACAACGGCCGCCACTTTGACGGCCACCACTCTGTTATTAAGGACACCGCCTGGCCCGCCATGAAGCCACCGAGATGCGTCATGTGAGATACATCGCTCGTTTTTAGAATGACGGGTTCGATGAGCGCCCCGAATAGTAGGAAGAGCTCGCCGGCAACGATGAGCCACCAAGTCAAGTTGGGAAGGACGCGAGGAAACGGCAGCGGGTCGCCCCATAATGCAGAGTGCACCGTTCGAGTTATGACGGCGCCCGCCAAGCCGAAGCAGATGCCGCTCATGCCTAGGAACGTGAGACAAGGCGATTCGAAGGCGGCCGAGAAGAAGCCGCTGCCAACGGTCGCCATTGTGAAAACGAGGAGGCCGCGCCACATTCCTGCCGTTCTTTCGTAAACGACGCCACAGACGGCCAGAAAGACCGCGTTGAGCATGAGATGGTCAAACGACGCATGGACGAGTGCGGGCGAGAACCAGCGTCCGGCAGTCTCGTAGTCGCGGGGCAGGTAACGCGCTCCCCACAGGTGAACTTCTTCGACGGAGAAGGTGACGTCCGATAGGTGCGCGATAAACTCCGGCCCCTTTCCGCATCCCCACGTGCTGCCGGCCGCCATGAACGCGAACGTCATGAATGCTAGAAAAAGGAAGAGGGGCGTAACGAAAGACGTGCGCGCCGGCTTTCGGTGCGGCGTAGGCATGAGAATCACGTGGTCGGCGGTGGTCGGGAGCCGGGAATCCATCTGTTGCGCGGCCTCAGCCATTTTCATGATAAGTAATTTGTGCATTGGCAACCCGCGCCGAGCGCATGTTGAGCATCCTTTTTCGGCTTGGGCCAGGCCATTGGACGGCATTTAAAGGGAAAAAACGACCCTTTAAATGCGTCCTTGTCACAACCAAAGAAAACCATGGAACGCCGCCTGCAACGCCCGACGCCCTACCGCATCTCGACAATCACGTGCAACGGTGACATCGGATGCCCTGTATCGCTGAAGGCGTTCTACAAGCACCTTCCTGTCGCCCAAGCGAATGGATGGATTTTCGTGGAGCTGGGTCTCGGCGAGTTTCGTGGGCTGGACCCGAACGTCAAGAGGCGCAACAATCCCGACCGCAAGAACTTTGTCAACCAAGTGACGGTCATCCGCGACTTTGGTGGGAATTATAGGCCAAACATTAAGCTCTTTAAGAACGGCAACGTCCATATGACGGGCATCCGTAGCTTGGAGGACGGCGCAAAGGTCGTTCGCATGTTGGCCGACGAAATCAAACACATTGCCGAGATGCAAGAACGGCGAGCGCAAGAACGGCGAGCGCAAGAGCAAGAGCAAGAGCAAGTTGAGCAAGAGCAAGAGCAAGCTGAGCAAGCTGAGCAAGAGCAAGCTGAGCAAGAGCCAGAGCAAGAGCCAGAGCCAGTCGAACCATATATAGTGGAGGACGTTGCGAAAGTGACCGCTGACAATTTCAAGTGCCGCATGATAAATTGCGACTTCACAACGCCCTTCCGCATCCGTCGCAAAGACCTGCACAACATGCTCATAGCGCCGCCGTTCAACAACATCAGCAGCTTTCAGCCGGGTACGTATCCCGGCGTTAAAATCCACTATTTCTGGAACGCTCTTGCACCTGGTGGCCCTGCAAGCCATGGACGCTGTGAGTGCATGCAGCACGGCGCCGAAAACATGTGCATCGGCAAGGGTGGTGGTCAAGGCCTAGGGGACTGCAAGAAGGTGACCATCGCCGTGTTTGAGAGCGGCAAGGTTCTCGTCACGGGTGCCACAAGCATCGAGCAGGTGGACGCTGCCTACACCTGGATTTGCAACGTTCTCATGCAACATGCGGACCGTCTTCAAAAAGTAGTGTACACGCTGCCTGTAGCCGAGCGAGCAACGCCCGCCGAGCGCGGCGCAAGTGTCGTTGCTTAGGGTGCATTTGCTTGGGCCGCTTCATTTTTGTGATTTTACACACGAGCGCCACAGTGTGTAAATCCCAAACCCGTCCGCTTCGCTCCTCTAGTTGCGCGCGACCGTCATGCGCTCAATCGCATTCTTGACCTCGGTAATCTGCTCCTTCGTGACTGCCAGGATGGCGTCCACCTCGGCGGCCACTTCGGCGCACGACTCCTCGTAATCGTCGTAGCCCCCCTCCGCCAGGGCCAGCAGGCGGTGGTACTTGGTGACGGTAATGGCGTTGTGCACCTGCTTCAGGTTGCAGAGAAAGCGCGCATAGCGCTCTTCCGGCGCCTCGCCCGGAATGCAGGGCATGCAGTCGGGAAGCTCCGGCAGCTCCAGCGGGTTGCGTGACTTTGGCACCATCTGCTGGTGCTGCTGCTGCGTGACGGACGACATGAGCGCCGCCTGGTAAGTCGGCGGCGGCTGCGTCGCCGGCCGCGAGGGCTGAGCCACCTGCAGCGGCGCCGGCCGGACAAAGAGCTGCGGCGGCGCCGGCTGGACAAAGAGCTGCTGCTGAGTCACCGGCGGCTGGACAAAGTGCTGCAGCGGCGGCGCCGGCTGGACAAAGAGCTGCGGCTGAGTCACCGGCCGCGGCGGGGGCGGCGGCTGCACAAAGTGCCGCGAGGGCTGAGTCACCGGCCGCGGCGGGGGCGGCGGCTGCACAAAGTGCCACGGCGGGGTAAGCTGCCGCGGCGGGGTGGGCGGCTTCGAAATGTTCATGCTCTGGTGCTGGGCCAACGTGAGCTCCATGACGGCCTGCTGCTTCGACATGACCATCAAAGTGTTCTGAGTCTGCACCAAAACGTCGTTGGCATGCGCAATGAATGACTCAGGAATGAAAGGCGCATGCGGCCACTCCATGGCAATGTCTGCAAAAAGTATGAGTTAGCTCCAATAGTTGGTAAACTGTGAGGTTACTGAACACGCCTTTGGATGGAAGACGAAGCGGCGGAAGACGAAGCGGCGGAAGACGAGGCGGCGGACCTGCGAGGCACCGCGAGCGTCGCGAGGCTGCGGGGCGCGAGGCTGCGGGGCGCGAGGCTGCGGGGCGAGGCTGCGGGGCGAGGCTGCGCGACGTTGCGGTGGTGAGCGGATAATGACTGCCGCCGGGCGGAGGGCGCTGCGAGAAATGCTGCCGGCCCGGTGCGAGGGTTCGGGAATATACCGCGCCGTTTCGTCTTCCGCCCACAGACCGGCACGCGCGTGACACTTTCGCAAAATAGCACGCGCGTGCGGCGCAATATAGAGATGCTACGCGTGTGCCATTTTCGCAATATAGAACGCGTGTACCGTTTTTGGTCACTTCCAAAGCCAAAGCTTTTATGGGCTTCCAATTAAGGGAACGTAACCACTAGTACTTATGCCAAGTGCAGAGTCAAAGTCGTTCATCATCAAACACAGAAGGTCATCGTTTTACGGGGTCATTGACACATACTCTCCCAAATATGCAACTCTTCACGTAGGCGGCAAAAAGAAGGGATGCGTCACAATCGAGATAGCCAAACGGGGCAAAATACTCGAAGGAACGCTCAATGTACATTACGACCGGCGTTGCAACACGGATGGCGACTTGGAGAGGGGCGTCGGGACAAGAGGAATGTTGCAAGCCGCCATAACGTTTGCTTTTACTAGCTTCCCAAAATTAAGCCTCATAGCATTGAAAGATAATAGTTATGTGTCATGTGCGAATCATGGCGACATGGAACTCGCACCTATGCAACTCGTCTTGCATGAAAAAACATGGTACATGCGCCACGTTCAAGCAGAGCCTGAAGATGACCATGATAAAGCGACGGTGAACCGAATTGTCGCGGCAGCAAAAGACCCGTTAGGGGCGTTCTCCCCTTTTTGGGAAACCGTCATAATGAAGCGAATTAAGCGATTGCGAGTTAGTGAAGAAGTGCTAATAGATTGGAAACGACGCATTCGTGCCTATTGGAAAAGCCCCCGTACTACATTACACGAACTCATTGGGGACATGAAGGCGGCCGGAGAGTGCGAGCTTTTCAAGTATTGGCTTTCGAAGTACTTGTTGAAGTTAACAAATGGTGCTCTCTTCAACGACATCGACTTTGTTATTCATAGGTCCAAGTTCACTTTGGCATCTATAGAAATAAGTGCAACTGACTTTCCGTATGGCGAATTGCTTGAGAAAAACAAGGCTGCATTGCAACGGAAACTCGACTTGCTCGCCACTTATGGAGGCGGAATATACGGGAAATATGAGTATACTGGTATCCGATTCCCATTAGGCAAGGACGCCACCATGCAAGACTTTGACGATGTTATGAATTTGCCCGTCGATGTTTGTTAGGGTTGGCGGGCACCGCCCGTGCCACACGACATGTTGGCATACTTCGTGGCGTCGAACACGCGATGCGCGGGCATCTCTTGGTGGTTGTTGCCAGGGCGCGTGTAGCCGGGCATGTGTGCGCGGGCGGCGTCCGGCATGGCGGCGTACGTCCCCATGTAGGTGTGGGCGTTCGGCTCAATCGCCGTGTTGCCCCATGCGGCCCCGGCCTTGAATGCCTCGCCCGTGTACAGGCCGCCGTTCACGAGGCGCTCGGGCACTGGCACTGGACCGGTCCAGTCGACGGGGCCAAAATTTAGGGCCATTTAGCGCGTTCTTTTTGCCTCACTCTAATCCTATAGCTAGAGTATAGTTGCATAGTTGCAGCACACTCTTGCAAGAATGCCCAAGCGCGGTGCCGAAACGAGCAACCTCGACTTCTCGAACGCCGAAATCATCAGTATCATTACTGAGATGCGGGCTGCCGGCAGCCTCACACAGAAGGACCGTGCCCGCATCTTTCGCCGCAAGTACCCCGAGTTTGCCGAGCGCTTCTCGTCACTCTTTGACATGGCCTGCGCACAATCCTTCGACATGACGTGCCTCGAGTCCATGCTGAATCTGCGCGACCGCATTCTCGGCAACCAAATGACCGTGGACGACGCGAGCAAAGTGGTGGGCCAGGGCTTGTACGACAAGTATGTGAAAGACAAGGTGGGCGAGGATGCTTAGGACCCGCCCTCACACAAGAATGGCTGCTATTCCAGCAGTCACTAGAAAGATGCCTATTATTTGTTTTTTGGTTAGTGTTTGCTTGTAGATGTAGAACGCAAGCACCGCAAGAAGGGCTATCTCTAGGCCGGCCATGACGGCGCGCACGAGCGAGATGTTCGAGCTCTTCTGCATCGCATATATCCAAAGCAGGTTTGCTACGAAAAAAATGGCACCCGCAGAAATAACGAGGGGCTCAAAATGAAAAGCTCCGGTATTCGCTGCTCCCGCTAAGAGCCCAATAAGCCCAAGCAGGCCTGCGCTAATCGCGATGCCGCATGCTATTTGAAAGGGAGTCCCGCTAGCTTTCTTAACTAGGAGCTGGCCCGTGACGGAGAGAAGTGTCGCCCCTATAGCGAATTGCATCCACATCTTTACCACTACTACTTAACCGTGCCAAAAATTGACACTGGCATCTAGAGAGCAAGGCATATACAGAAACAAGTGCGAATGGCGTCCATCACAGGGACCTTCCTTGCTACGGTGTCGGCGTTCGATGAGGTTGGCGCGGCGGTCGACTCCTTGCGGGCGATGCTTGCGCACATGACCATCGACGACATCCAGATTGTGGCTCGGGTCACCAATCGGGTGGAGCAGAGCGTGGAGCCGGAGCAGGAGCAGGCTTTAGTACCGGAGAAGGCACAACCGCAAGGTGTGGTAGTACGGCGCCGCGCGCCCATCGAGCCGAGGAAGAACGCTGTATCGCTAACCAAGTTTGGGTATTGCAATGTAACCCGTCTCGCGGACAACGTTCGTTACGATTGTTTGACGGACGCGGCAGATGTTGTAGGCACCGACAACGTCCTTTCGAAGCTGCTCTTCCTGAAGAGTGTCTTTGACTGTACCCGAGGCGCGGGTCTAGTCTTCAAAAATGATTACGATTGGCTTGCAAGTCGCTGACGATTGGCTTGCAAGTCGCTGACGATTGGAATTACTTGGCGCGAGCATCGGTCAGGCGCATGTAAGAGCCCTTGACCTTGATGTATTGGCGGCGCTTGCAGTCAATGTAGACGCAACGCAGGCGGCCCATGACCTTGGTCTTCTCTTCGGTCTTCTTGACCATCTTGGGGGAGCCGCCGGCTTGAGCGTCCATGTCCATTTGCTTGTTCTAAACAAATGATACATAAAATTAAGTATCGAGGGTGCTTATTTTTGCCATTATTCTTGAAGAGAATATGCGTGGCTACAATAGGAAGTTCCAAAAAGTATGCCTACCGCCGTTCGCTCTGGCCCCGTTCCTCATTCGCAAAAGAAGAAGGGGTCTTCTATTTTGCAAATGAGGAAGAAGGGCGGCGCCGGTCTAGAATCCGTGTCAGATGTCATGGTCCGCTTAGAAACAGCGGACCACGAACCTCGGTTCGGATTGGCGGCCGCTGACCTTCAAAATTTGCGACTGACGAGTTCTGCTTTCCGGGACGCATTCCCTGCGAATGCTCGATGGCAGTGGTACCTGTCTCGTTCGCCCGCACTCAATTTGGTGTGGCTTGCACATTCGAACGGCATCCGCTTTGCGATTGACCAACAGATATGGACAATTACAGATGAAGGTGTTAATGAACTGTATATCTGCAAGAGTCGCACAGACCAAATAGGCAGCCGCCAAATTTACTTCAAGGACGTTATGTCAACTCCGAATTACCATGTTGTATCACACGATGAGACGATTTCTTTTGATGAGACCCAAGACCTCCGTCGCCGATTTCGAGACATTGAAAGCTACATTGATATACCAAATGACATGTCTGTTCACACAGAGGACGAGATAGATTTTATAATTACTGAATCCAGTTTTGAGTTGCCGTTCTACTTGAATATCTACCTCCCAAACGTCCCAGTCGCACTGAAGCCGCGATTTCTTGAGCTTGTCGGTCAAGTTGCAGCATCGTCCGCTATGAACCCGCGACCTCTAATTCCAAATGCGGCAGCATCGTACGGAAAAATAATCAACCTGACAGAGACATTTGACGTTAATGTAGGGGGCGCGCGAAGTGGGAGCAAGAGCAGCTCAAGCAAGAGCAAGAGCAGCTCAAGCAAAAGCAGCTCAGGTACGGGTAGAAGCGGGAATAACAGCTATAGTAGCGGCATTCCGAGCAGTAGCAGGAGCAGGAGCACTAGCACAAGCATTGGCTCAAGCAATGGCTCAAGCAGCGAGCGCAGTGACCATTCCCATTTATTGAAAGTACCATTTTACTTCAACGTTTATTTCAAAGCGAAACCTAGTATGACGATGAAACCAGTGCGAGTTCTTCAAGGGTGCCCTTCTTTGTATTAACACACAGACCAACACAAACCAACCCAACCAACACAAATACTCCGGGCGGGAGTTGAACCCGCGCTAAAAGCTCATAAGACTCTTGTGCTAACCGTTACACTACCGGAGCGGAGCCAACCAGCGTTGGCTACAAATAATAGAGTTTAGTTGTCTTTAAGCCCGTTTGTTTTTATGCGCTTCGCTTCGCGACTACTTGCCGCCCTCGTGGCCACCGCAGTAAAAGTCGATGGCGAAGCTTGCATCCTCGCCATTCAGGTCATATAGGTCACCGTCCGAGTTGAGGATTTTCAGACGAAGACGCTGGACTCTCTGCTGCGTTTGCAAGAGGGGCGAGTACATGTATTGCGATTGTTCGACCACGGACTCTGGGGACCGCGAAGATAGGAGAATGGCCGTGGCACGGTTGCAAACGGAGTTCACAGACAGTATCGCCTCAATGTCGGTGATGCGAACAATCAGGTCCGTGTCGTTGACAATCTTGAAGGCCGCCGCCGCCCCCGCCGAGGTTTCGTACCGCGTAGTGCCCGCGGGCGTGGAAAACGTCGCACCCGTACGGTGCAAGCATATGCCGCCGGGAAACCCGAGGAGTTTCAGCAGTTTGCATGCGGGGATTGCAAAGTAGGAATTCACATACGACCCAGAGAACGTGAAATCAATCTTTTGGGTGTCCGGATTCACCATAAAATGGACGTCGTATGCGTTCAAGAGGTTGTTGATTTCCGCCAGCAGCTCGGTGATGCTCTGGCTGTAGTCGCCCTTTGAAAGGCGCAGCGTCCCCGTCGTCGAGCCGCCATCCACATCGAACGTAAACACGTTGTTGTTGGCATTGATGAGCGGCTCCGGTGTGTACTTGAAGTTCCGCACCGCCACACCGTGGACGTGGTTAATTGTCGCCGGCAGGTCGACAACAAAATCAGACGAAGATGGGTACACCTGTGTGTCACGGTGACTCACGGACAGAAATATAGTCCGAATGAGCCCCAAGTTCGCAGGGTTGCTGTTCATATTGTTCATATTTAGCTCACCTACTGGCGCCCTCTAAAGTCGGAGCGAGAATTAAAAATCAAAATATAGTTACCCTGTAGTGAGCAGCATGAACGGCATGAACATAGAGACATGGTACATCGTGCATCGGGCCACTGTGCCGAATAACTTCTTTGAGGCCGAGGACCTTTTGATGACGATGCCAATAACGACGCGCTCCAAACAACACGTTGCGCGTGTAACGGTGGGTGAAGCCGACAGCATGTCCGTCATTCCCATTGCATCGCTCAACTACGTCATCTTGTTTGCCACGAAGCTGTTTGCCGTGTCGTCGGGCACATACACCCTCACATTTAGCACGACGTCGGCCAGCGACATCACGCTCTATGTGATGACCGGCCAAGGCGTCAATCCAACGTCCGTGACTATATCTGCTGGTGAAGGCGATGGCGGCGTCCGTACACACTCGCTCGAATTAGACACCAGCGTCGAGTACACATTCGTTTGTGTGCAATCGAACACGTCCATGAACCACACCGTCTTTATTCAAACAGAGTTCACCGGCGTGCGCCTGCCCCGAAACAAGGCCTACACGGGCGGCAATGGCACGATTCTCAAGCTGTCGTCGTCTACTTTTGTAGCCGTCGGAGACATCAAGATGTCTGCGCGGACGGGCGATTTCGATGGATGGCTCAAGTGCGACGGCCGCGCCGTGTTTCGTGATGCATACCCCGCTCTGTTTGCCGTGATTGGGACCTCTTTCGGCGCTGGCAACGGGAGCACTACTTTCAATGTTCCGGATGCGCGCGGCCGCGTGGCGGGTGCAATCGGCCAAGGCTCCGGTTTGACGTCGCGAAACATGGGTAGCAAAGTTGGCACCGAGACTCACGTGCTAGCCGAGGGCGAGATGCCATCGCACACGCATTTGGGCACAACCAGTCAAGTTGGGGCGCACACACACACTTACAACGATGCGTACTATGCGGAAAATCAAGACGGTGGTGCCAACAACGCTTTTGGGTCTTCAACGGGTGTAGATGGCGACAACAGCTTGTTCTATCGGACGGCAAACGGAAGCACGGCTTTGGCTACAGGTGGGGCCGGTGAACACGACCACGCAGTCACCATTGCGGCGACGGGCGGCGGCGGCGCGCACAACAACATGCAGCCCACATTGTTCATTGGCAACACCTTCATTTGCGCTGAGATTTGAGCAAAGAAGTGCAAAAATGATGCTTTAGTTTTGTCTGTTTTTTGTTTTTTGTTTTTTTTTTTCTGTTTTGCTTTCCTGTGCTCAATCGCTCAGGCAGGCGTCCAGCACCGTGAAGCACTCGGCGGCGCGGGCGTTCATGAGCGGCTGCGGGCTGCGCGCGAAGAACTTGATGAGCATGCGCATGTTCTTCATCGTCGTGTGGTGGCACAGGTAGTGGTAGATGGTCTTGGAGTGCACCATGCAGTCAGTGTGCGTCGTAATCTGGATGCGGCGCAGCTGCGCCAGGTGGAAGCGCAGGATGGGCGCCAGGCTGGCGTCCGCGTGCGTGTCCATCTTGAAGCGCTTGTACTGCGGGAAGTACTGCGTCGTGCCCCGGTACAGCTCGAGCAGGATGTCGCGCATCGTGCAAATGACCGTGTGGACGACGTAGACCGGCGCCATCTCGCGGCCCGCGTGGTCGAGCGGCAGCTTGATGTCCGGGCAGAAGCGCGCGATGTAGTCGTTCACGTGGAAGTGCGGCTTGTTCTGCTTGTAAATCCAGACGAAGTTGTGCCACGGGTTGGCGTTGCCGTAGTCCATCTGCTCCAGCTCGATGATGTTGGAGCGCGACACCTTGGTGATGGCGCCCGTGGTCGGGTTGCGTCCGATGAAACCGTACGCCTCCGGGTGAGCCCGCAGCCACGCGATGGCGGCCGCCGGCGACTCGTAGCGCTCCGGGTACAGGACGCCCACTGACTTCAGGTGGTCGCAAGCGCCTCCATCATATGCAAGTGCCTCCATCGTCGTGCGGCTGCGCGTGCCGATGTGGAAGATGCCCATGAACTTGTCGTCGCCGAACTCGTCGGCCGTCTTCATGATGTGACCGTTCTCGTGGTGGACCAGCAGGAACGTGTAGGCATTCTCCGGGTCGAGGCAGTTCGTGAGCGTCTCGCGCGTCAGCTTGATGTGGCCGAGCGCCTCGTCGAACATCTCGCCATGCTTCTTGGTGGGGTGCGCAAAGCGCGAGTCGTTGACGCTCGGGCACGTCGAGGTCGAGAAGAACCACGTGCCACGGTGGAAGAAGACCGAGACGACGGTGCCCTCGTACGAGCGCTCGCACTTGTCAGCGGGCGGCGGCGGCGCATCGACGGGCGCGTCATTCACAGCCAGCTTCTGCATGTGCTCATAGACTGCGTCGTCCATGCGCGTGGGAATGCCGTTCGCCAGCGACACGACGATGTTCTGACCGTCCGGCGCGTTCAGGTCGAGGACAACGCTGCGGCACTCGTCGTACAGCGCCTGGAAGGCCGCGACGTCGTCGCGCTTGTACGTGTTGTGCAGCAGCACCATGCCGGGCTCTTTGTTGAACGTCTTGACCTGCAGCGCCGGCCAGTAGTGGAACTCCTTCAGCATGTTCAGCAGGACGAAGTGGGCGTCCTTCTCCGGGGCGGCCTCGCCAATGCGCTCTGCGATGCGCCCCTTCACCTCCGCCAGCAGCTCCTTGAGAGAGCCGTGGACCTTGGGAGGAGGAGGCGGAGGAGGCGGAGGAGGCGGAGGGAAGGACGGTACGACCGGCACGACCGGCGTCTTGGAGGTGGCCATGGAAGCCATGGAAGCCATGGAGGCAGCAACGAGGGCAGCGGGGGTAATCTCAATAGGAAGGGAGGACATGATTGCCCGTGAGGTAATGACTGAGAAGACGCACTTGAGTACTCATGCATAGGATTCTCTTAAGTCATTTTTTGGGGCCCGGGACCATGAACGGTTGCAGGAGCGGCGCCCGCCGCAGCCACAGCCCATTTCTTGCAAACCCGCCGATACTCGACGATAAGACGGTCGCTCTCTGTCAGAAGAGTGTAGCGGGAGGCTTTATTGACCTCTTGCGACTCGAGAATTCGGATGTCTTGTTGCATGATGGCGTCGACCACTTCCTTATTTACGACCTGGTACGACTCCTCGATGGACGGTGACCCCAAAAACATGCGGACAAACGGCGGGGCCAGGAACTGCTTGAACGCCACGTCACGAAAGAGCACGCGGCAGGTGCGGTCCGTCGCGGGCGTCACGTAAATGATGTTCTTGCGCACGACTTCGCCGCTCTTGTTGAAGATAGAGACGTCCACGATGGACGGCCAATGGAACTCAATCTTTATCATGGGGACGTCCGTGCGTAGAGTGTGCTCGAACGTGCCTGAGATAGTCATGCGCTCGTAGTCCACTTTGATGTCCGTCGCCCGGATGAAGCCGGCCTTGCTCTCGCTGCCCTGAAAGCCATTGTGCACAAAGTGGATGTGAGCCGGGTCCAGCAGATTCTCAATCTGAAGCTCGTACGAATAGTTGGCGTCGAGCACGTAGTCCGTGATGAAGGCGTCCTCGCACGAAAACTCGCGTATGCGCTCCGTGATGGCCGTGACGCCCGGCGTGAGAAGCACAGCGGGCGGAGCAAGCCAAACGATGCCGCCTCGTTCAATGACCTGCCATGGCCGAACGTTGCACGCCTTTGGAATGTATTGCTTGTCGGCCGCCTGCGGGACGCGAACGCACGTCCCCTTGGCGTCAAACTGCCAACCGTGGTAAGAGCACTGCAACTGCCCGCCGTCCGTGACGCGGCCCATCGAAAGTTGAGCGCCGCGGTGCGGGCACGCGTCAGGGAAGCAAGACACCAGGTTCTTCGGCCCGCGCCATAGAGCCAAATTTTGATTGTGCACTCGGACAGGTACCGGGGCGGACCCGCTCAACTTCTTGGAAAAGTGTACGGGGTGCATTAGTTTAGTTTTAGTCTTCTTTGGTGGGGACCGTCTTAAGCCCAAACCGTTCTTAGCTTAAAGAAGGGGCGCGATAGGATGGCAAGTGAGAGTGAACAATGCTGCTCTCCGGTATCCGCCGAATGTGTGCCAGTACTCGCGTTGCGTGTGTGCCGCCCTTGCGGGAGACGCTGCGCCAAAAAGTAGTGGCCGTCGAAGACGCACAGCGACGTGCGAAGGACGCGACCTCTCGCGAGAAGTTCGTGCAATCGTTCCCTGAGATTGTCCATCACATTGAAGACGAAGAGATTCGCACCGTCCTTCTCCAATTAGAGAAAGATACGTGGCCCCGTGGAAACAAGTTTAGGGACGAGGCCCGGGACATGTCGCTCGCCGAGAAGACGTGGGTTCGGATGTGCGTGCTCGACCTTCTCGAGCGGACCAAGCCGGCGCCCATTCCGGATGAAGTGGCGGCCTTTCTAGAAGTGTATTTGGCCGAAAAGAAAGTGATGTGAATTAGCTTGCTTTTGCTCGTACTTAAAGAGAAGCGGAAATCTTGTTCCAGATGCTTTTGTAGCTTAGTGGATAAAGCGCCAGACTTCTAATCTGGAGACCGGGGGTTCGAATCCCCCCAAAAGTAAAAACAAAAACACACCCCCACTTAAAGGACGTCAACACAACCGGACATAACCAAGAAAATGGATATGGACCCGGCCAAAATTTACGAGCGCAACCCCGATACGAATGTCATTCGTTGGCGTTACGTTGGCGAGTCAATGGCGAAGTATTCCTGGCCGCACTATGGCAACATTTTGCACGCACAACGTTAGGCTGCGTCCAACTCGAGTGGAATCCATATGGGAAGCTCACTGTCGCTAGACGAAGCTTCAATCGTTTTTTTTATGTAATACCCGAGGTCATTTCGATTTATATATTCACAGATTTCACCTAATCCTTGAGAGCCAACATCATCGAAGTTGATTTCCAAACCGAGTACGTCTTTCTTGGTAAGCCGAACGGCTGCTTTTTGCCCCCATTTGTCGCGCAAAAGTTTCTTGATGAGGGAAGGTGATACATCAACGTTCGAACGGTAAATTTTGTCTAGATGACGAACTTTGGCACGGTGAATTGCGGCTTCAAAACGTTTTTCCCATACATTTGGAGGCTGCCTGTCTTTGTTTGTGTCATCATTTGGACCGTACGTTGGGTCGCTGGGTCTTGCTTTGCATGCAATCATTGACCGAAATCGATGAGGAGTTGGATTGCACCGAACATTTGTTCGTTTTAAGATTGTTGTCTGCATTGTTACATTCATAAACGACGCAATTTATCTTTAAATTGGCGAATCACTTGTTTTTGCGGAAGACGGCCCAGCGATTGAGGCCACTGAACCGCCTTTGGACGCTCTCGCGCGCCAGCTTGTCGAGGATGTGCCTCAGTTCGCCGCGCTCCGCATGCTCCCGGTCGAACGTGGTGCTGAAAAGCTCGGTCGAATGCAGCTCGAGACCCACGCCCGCGGCGCGCTCCAAGAGAACGCTGAACGGTACGAGGTATTCTTTGATAGACTGGCGCGTGGTCTCCAGGTACACGTGAATGTCCTTGGCGAAGGCATCGCCCGTCTCTATGTTAAAAGACTCGTAGCCCTTGTGGATGGCCCACACCGTGTTGCCGGCCACGCGGCCTGTGACGATTGGGCCTTCTGTGCGCAGGAGCGAGTGCACCGTCTCGCCGTCCATGCACGACGTGATGAAGTAGCCGCCCTCGCGCAGGTGGTCCGAAACATTGCGCAAGAAGGTGTCGAGGATGTCGCTGCTCTCGAAGAAGTAATGGATGGCGAATTGACACGAAACGACGTCAAACTCTGGAACGTTCTTCCGGTTGAAGGCCGCCGCCACCGGAGCGATGTAACTCGGGTTCGTCGTCTTGGTCAGCGCCCGCCACATGTCCTCGCTCTCCGGCGACTCGTGAAAGGCCTCGCCCGTCGTAAGGGATTTGCCGCAGTCGCCAATCATGAAGCACATCGTGGGCGTCGCGCTGCCGGCCTGCCGGTGATTGTTTTGATGCGTGTTGCCGGGGTTGCCGGCGTCGTTGGACATCCGAATGCCCCGCGCATATGCACCGTTCATCGAGTCGCAAATATTGTTTTTATTCATGTCGATGCCCACGACCACAGAGTAGCCGGCGTCCGCCCAGCGAGACATGTCGCCCGCTTGGCCGCACGCCAACTCTAAGAGGCGGCGCCTGTAGCTCACCGTCGGCTCCTCGAACAGCTGCTTCTTGATGACCAGGTTGTGGAAATTCTGCATGTTGACAGAAAGCAAGTGGTAGCGCGCAATGTCCCGGGCGTAGTAGCGCTCTTCGGTGCCCGCCTGCTTCGCCTCGATGTCGGCCATGGTGATGCGCACGTCGCCTTTAATCATGGCCTCCGTGACCGGCTCATGGATGGTCATCCAGATGTTGCGCGCCGTGGACATGTCGTTCGCAGCGCGCGAGATATTGCGCGTGGCCCTGTAAAGGCGCGTCTTGTCCTCGCGCACCCGCATGGCCCGCCACTGGCCGGCGGCAGCGTTGGCGGACTCGCCCGTGCCCGCAGCAAAGTCGAACTGGCACTCCACAATCGTATCGTCCGTCACGGCCTCGCCCTCGAGCGTCTTGTTGTCCGGCAGCCAAAGGCGGCTGGCGTTCTCGTTCAGATAGGTGTGCGGCTCGAAGGGCGCCGGCTCGTAGCGGTCACGCATGGCAATGATGCGGGCGCGCTCCTCCGGGTCGTGCAAGTAGCGCATGCCGTCGTCCACCTCGATGGGCGTGTTCTTGACCATGTTATAGCCGCACATGAGCTCGAAGCCGTGCAGAACGGTGTCGCGGCCGCCTGGGCGCTTCTCTCCGGTGGCACGCACCAGAAAGTCGACCGAGTTCATGTGCGCCGGCTTCCACTTGAACACGCGGTCCCAGCGCCCCATTTCGGGAGTGACCGAGACCGGGCGGCGGTTGGCATAGACGCCCCACACGTAGAGATTGGCCGGCGTGAAAATGAGACCGTCGTTGGCGTACGGCAGCCGTTGAGCGTCCTGGAGCGTCGCCTTGGCCGCCTCGAAGATGGCCGGGCCGCTCGCACGCCGATGTTTCTTGACGCCCATTGCGACGTTGGCCGCCGACATGTTCCAGAAGCCAATGTCCTCGAACATGTCTTTCAGGATGTCGTAGCGGCCCTTGCCAAAGTCGGGGTCGCTCTCGGGGTCGGGCTGATGGGCGCCCTGGGCGGCCGGGTGGGGGCGCCGCGCGCGTGCCGGCTGCTCCCGCTCTTCGGCAAAGAGCGGCCGGTTGATGAGGCTCTGGCCGTTGCGGAAGTAGACGTCAAAGGCGGCGAACATGCTCTTTTGGCCCGGGAAGCGCATGGCCGCCGCGTCGATGTACTCGCCGTCCACGACGCTGCCATGTAGGCGGCTCGACTTGGCGACGATGCCCGTCCCGCGGACCTCGAGCGAGTTGTTAATCAAGTAGCACTTGCCGTCGGAGTGGACGTAGAATAGCATGCGCTCGCCGTCGGCCTTGTCCGTCACGCAATAGTCGCCCTGGATGGTGACCGCGCCGTAGCGCGTCTCTGGGTCAATCAGGTGGACTTGCTCGAGCGTGACCGGCTTGGGTGCCATGAAGAACGGCCGTTCGTCGCGCGGCTCGCCTTGACGCGGTCGGCGACGCGCGGCCGCAATGACCTTGCCAAACTCCACGAGGACGGCACCATGTTCGTCTAGGCGCATCGGGTTGGGCTCGTTGCGCGCGATGGCCGCGAGGCGCATGCCATGCTGGTAGAACGTGCGCGCCCGAGCGCCGGGCGCATGCGCGTTTTGGGTATTCTGGGCATTCTGGGCATTCTGGGCATTCTGCTTCTTCTTGCCGCCCTCCGGCTTCTTGTGGCGCCACTGGGCGCGGACGGAGTGGGTGGTGTGGGCGCCGGAGGCACCGGGGGCCGCGAGTGCGGTCTTGAGAGAAGCGTTCGCATCAGTGTCTGTGCGCGATGCGTCCTGCATGATGCGCTCGAGCGTGACTTGGTAGATGATACCGGTATCCAGATGTTTATGCTCGTGTATCTTCTTAAGCCTGTGAAACTTGGGGACCTCGCTCCACCATGAACGGGGAACGGCCGCCGCGTCCTCCTCCAGCTCTTTCACGATACTACACTTCATAGAGGCGCAGTAGGTGTCGGGCAGACGCCGTGCGTCCTTGAGGAGCGACAGCATCCACCGTGCCGGCACCAGCCACGGGTTGCCCGTGTCGCAATACACGCGGATGTGGTCGATGCCGTCGATTTGCACGCACCATCCGTGGTACTCGCCGCCGCCAATGAGAATCTCGAGGCGCTCTTGCATCACCGCAGACGAGACGTCGGGCAGGCTCGTGAGAATGCTCTCGATGGTCTCGAACGGCGCGAGTTGGCCCGTGCCCTCGCGTGTGCCCTCGCCCTCGCCGCCTATGCCCTCGTTTGCGCCAATTTCGAATTCCCAGAGCGACCCCTCTTCAGCGTCCCACAACTCTTCCAGTGGGCGCATGATTGGTCCAGACATGATAAGAGAGATAAGAGAAGCTTAGTGTGTAAAGGTGTACAAACCTATAATACAAAAACAATCCTTTTTTACGGCATTTTACTTCACCTCGAGCCACTTGTGCCGGCCACCATAGATTACTAAGTCGGCTGTCGGTTTGGCATCTGCGGACTCGGCGGACTCCTCGGGCCGCGCCAAGACCGAGCCGCCGAGCAAGGCCGTCATAATCTCGCTCAAGGACGCCCACTGCTGTGGGGTCGCATTCTCGAGGAAAGGGCGCGGCCGTTCAAAGAACCAGCCGGCCTCGTAGCACTTGCGACGGCCGAGGGCGGCGACGTGCGTGGGATTGTTCACGAACGCGAGCATCTTGTGGCGCACGTACTCGGCGATGTCGTCGCGGCGCTCGTGGGCGTAGGTCGCGCTGAGGGGGTCTGCACGGGCCATGATAAAGTGCGAGAGCGACCGAAACGGCCGTCCTTGCGGCGCACGTTGGGCAATGGGAGCCGCAATGGTCAGTGTGCCGCTGCTTGTCTGCCCCCCTGCAATCGCCGTGAATTCTCGCTTGAAGTAGTCGGCGTAGTCGGGGATTTGGACGGGGATTTGGGCATTAGCGCCCGCAAGCTCAAGAGTACGCCCCGCGTCCGTCATGGGCAGCGCCCTTAGGATTTCTTGGAACCCCATTGTTTATGGGTATGATAAGATGGGAGTAGGTTGCACATATGAAGTGGTCGTGTTGTTTAAGTGGACTCGATTTTTGGGGCCGAGGGGCTAAAAATTAGATTTTGCGCGCGACGGGGATTGAACCCGCGACCCCTACCTTACAAAGATAGTGCTCTACCACTAAGCTACACGCGCACAAATCAGAAATGGGGTTTGTCTTTAAGTAGATTTTGATAAACAGCATATGTGACAGAAGCGGGTGTGCCAGGGCCTAGCACAAGTTAATGACGACCGTGGTCAAAAAATGATAGTCCATCACACCAGCAGTATTTTTACACAGAGCCGAAAAAGCCGCCCCCCCCTGATACTCAAAAACAACCAAAACAACGAGCAACCATGTCTACGATGTCTTCGATGTCTTCGATGTCTTCGATGTCTACGATTTCCTCGACCAGCTGGAGCGACCTCTCCATCGAGACGCGGTGCGAGATTATCAAGCGGATGCCGGCCGAGACGCGCCTCATGTTGTGGATGATGTACGACACCCTCTGGGACGGCCTCTTCAGCGATGCGACGAAGCACAACCCCGAGTACATCGCCCGCATCTGGACGGCGCGCGACCCGCTCCTCGAGCGTCGCATGGAGGCGCTGTGCGGTCAGACGGCCATGAACGAGGCCGCCGCCCTTCGTGGGTACCGGTCTTGGCTGGAGCGTCCGGGCGGCGGCGGTGCATGGCTGCAGGCGGCGGGGCCGGTGGAGGCCGCGGACATCGCCTATTGGATGGCCATCGGCGGCCATGTTGAGCTGCTCCGCGACTACATCGCTACTGGGACGCCCGGCTGCAACATCGAGCTCACCAAGAAACTGTGGACGGCGGCGGCCCTGAACGACGATGCGGTCATCTTCGCCAAGCTGCTCGAGTGGCACATGATGCCAGTGGATGTGGCAGAAGCGGCCGACACGTTCTTCATTCTGGGCAAGTACGCGGCGCGCAACGTCATCGAGCACTGCATCCTTGTCCTGTTTATGGCGGGCGCGGGCGCAGAGGAGGCGCAAGAAGACTATAATTTGGTCGTGAGCGGGCCATGGGTCAAGGCCGTCCTCATGGGGTGCATGTCGGCGCCCGAGCCGCGTTATGCGGAGGCGCGGGTTGTCTTCACGCGGCTGGTGAGCACCATTCATCTGCCCGTGGAGACCATCTACGACCTGTTGGAGACGGCCATCACACTCGAGTCAGTCGAGAGCATCATGTACGTGCGCTTCTGGCTCGAGGAGGTGGCTTACGCGCACAGCGCCGTTCTGAGCTACGTCGCACACCGAGCAATCGAGACCAACGACCGCGTGCTTCTCACTTACATCGTGAACGGCGCCGCATGGGGCGAGTGGGAGCTGGCGGAGCCGATGCTGTGGCATGCATGCCAGGTGGGGACGGCAGAGCTTGTCGCGTATCTGCTTGATAACGGAGTGCCGCGGTCGTCACAAGCATACCAGCACTGCATGCTCGGGCCGCTCGCTCGCGACAGCAACGAGACGCGTCTCATTCTCATCACGCTCGTGGACCACGATGTGCCAGTGGAGGACATGTACGGCAGTGCGCTCGCGTACGCCGTCGAGGCCAACATGCCGTGCCGCGTGATTGAGCAGTTTATCGAGGCGGGCTGCGCAGTGACGTTCAAGGTGATAGCCGCCGCGTGGGCGCTCGAAGTGTTCAACATGCTTCTCGGGCACATCCCGGAGGACCGGCACGCGGAGTACAAGGACTATCTGTTCTACGACGCCCTGTCGGCCGACAACACGGAGCGCGTGATGCACCTGTTCGACAACTTACATTGGCAGGTGCCGCCGAATTTCTACTACCGGTGCTGCATGCTGGGCGCCACGCGGACGTTCATGACGGCCTGGCTCCACGAGCGGTTCGTGGGCCGCGCCGCGGGCGAGGGGGGGCAGGGTGATGGGGCGTCCGGGCTCGAGCTTCTCGAGGAGGGCATCGCCCACCACGATTGCTTGATTGACTACGTTTGGCGGCATCCACATGTGATGGTCAATTGGCGGCACGTGCTCCTGACGGCCATGGACCAGCAGAAAGATGCGTCGGTCGGGATGCTCATGCGCCTCATGGGAGGCGGATCGGGCAGCGAATGGCGCTGCATGTACGACAGCGTGCTGGAGGAGCTGCCATGCTACGCACATGTGCCGTTCCAGGGCTTTGAGTGAGACGGGAAAAAACCGGGAAAAGTGGGAAGGGATTATTTTTGGGATTGTTTTTGCGCGTGGTATATGGTCTAAAGCAAAAGAAGTAGATGTTGTAAATGATGATGTCGCCGCCGTCCGCTACTGCTACTGCCATAGTAGGGGCCATCACCAAGTATGACGTGCCGCACATTCTCTTGTATGTAACGTCCCTGCTTCAGAGCGGCTTCTCGGGCGACAAATACATGGTGTGCTACGATGTTGGATATGCAGTCGTGCAATTCCTGAAACAAGCCGGATGGACGGTGTTTGTGTTTGACGAGGTTCCCGAAGAGCGCCGCTTCGCCTTTCACGCCAAGGGTCCCAAGTTTCACGTCAATGTCGAGCGCTTCTACCACATGTGGTACTTTATGAGCCGGATCGAACCCGAGAGACGCCCCAAGTATCTCATAAGCACAGATGTCGGCGATGTGGTGTTTCAATCCAATCCGGCCGCGTGGCTCGAGGCCAACATCGGGGGCGCCAAGTTGGTCGCAGCATGCGAGAGCATCCAGTACAAAAATGAGGTGCTCTGGGGGGCACGCAACATGAAGGAGAGCTTTGGCGAGGACGTCTTTCACCACATGAGCGAGCGGCTGATTTACAACGCAGGCACTATCAGCGGGGAGTTTGAGAGTGTGCTAGGCCTGTTTTTGAACATTCATACTATGAGTTCGGGCTATGGGACGCCCAATCCGGACCAAGCCGCGTACAATGTGCTGCTCTCGCTCGAGCCGTACAAGAGCGCCGTGCGTTTCACTATGAGCGAAGAGGGGTGGGCGGCTCAAATGGGGACCACATGCGACCCTGATAAGCTGCGCTTCTTTGGGGAGGGAGTGGTTGAGCCGAGGCCCATCGTCGGCGAAGACGGGGTCGTGCGCACGAGCACGGGCAAGCCGTTCGTCATCGTGCACCAGTACAATAGGCTGCAATGGCTCGTGTCGGTGTTGTTCAAAAAGTATGTGCGGGATGTGAAGCTTGTGTAGAGTATTTAGAGGATTGACGGACCTTTGTTTTTAACTTACTATGGAAGAGGTTGCCGAAGTTGCCGAAGTTGCCGAAGCTGCCGAAGCTGCTGAGGCTTGCGAAGTTGCCGAGGCTTGCGAAGTTGCCGAGGCTGCAGAGGCTTGCGAAGCAGTGGGGTCCACACATAGCACATTCCTCAACGACACATGGACGCTCTACTTTCACGACCCCGATGATGATGCATGGGAGATTGAGAGCTATGTGCCGCTCGCTACCGTGAGCACCGTCCAAGACGCCGTGGACTTGCAAGTGGCACTCGAGAAGTACTGGTGCAATGGCATGTTCTTCTTCATGCGAGAGCACATTTTGCCCATTTGGGAGGACGAGCACAATGCCAAAGGCGGCTGCTTCTCTTACAAGGTGATGAAGAGCGAGGTGCCGCACTTCTGGAAGATGCTTAGTTACGGAGTCCTTGGTGAGAGCATGGCGGGGACGGATGCGGGCGGCAAGCTTGTAAAGTGGGACCGCATTTGCGGCGCAAGCATCTCGCCCAAGCGGAGCTTTTGCATATTGCGCCTTTGGGTAGACCACAGCGATGTTGGAGACCCGGCTCTCTTTAAGATGGAGCACCCACCTTATACAAAAATCATGTACCGGCCATTCGCCGAGAACGTCACGGGCGGGACGGGCGGTGCTGCGGCTGCGGCTGCGGCTGCGGCGGCTGCGGCTGCGGCTACGGCTTCCGCGGTTTAGCACGGGGCTTCGGCTTCGGCTTCTGCTTTTGCGCTTGCACTTGCTCGAAATCGCGGCGCACCCACCGGTCGTAGTTCCATATGAAAGCACGCAGCGACCCCATGTCAAGTAGCCTGCGAATCGCGAGCTCGCCGCACGCCTTGGTCGTCATGTTAGGGTTGCTCATGCGGAGCTCAGTGTACCATATTGTCCATACGGCGCAGTAACCATCCGTTTCCCACATGGCCTGCTCATCGGACTCGAGCGATTGGAAGATGCTCATCTTGTTGGGGCAATATTCAGACGGCGTCAGGAGCTTCGCGATTCCAAATCTCTCTTTCATTGTGGCGCCTAGCTCGTCGTACAGTTCTTTTGATTTGAATGCATCACCTATATGAACACCCGATGGCTCGAACACTTCGAGTTCGGATGTTGCTTTCGTGAAGATGAGCGAATTCGCGTGGCCAACGTTATACACATCAGTATCGAGGTCCATGAGCGAGACTATTTGCTTGACCTGAGGGTCGGCCAATGATTTTTTCCAGAACGCATTGAACCCCGGCGTGAACATCAAAGTGCCCGCTCCCTGTGCGACGCGCCATTTCACGCGCTCGTTTGCAATCGCCACGTGGGGATACTTGGGCGCCAAATAGTCAATCAGGGCACTTTGGTTGTATAGGGTGTCCAAAAACGTATTCACATCGCTCTTGGCCGACATGAGAGACCGTTCCTTAAATTTGAGGCTCGGTGGTGGTTTCGAAGAGAGCATAGGTGTGGGGGTAATGCGCTGAATAAATTTGCCAACCTTGCCGCTCGGCATTACGCAGCGCGCCGTCTCTGGGTGGTAGAGCGTCTTGGGGGCGCTCTTCTCGCACTTTGCGCGCGTCCGCGCCTTCTTCAAGTAGAATTTCTCAAACCGTGCCTGGAGCGTCAGAATGTACGGGCCGAATGTCTCGGCGCTCGCCGATTTCATGAGTTGCGCGCGCTCTCCGTCTGTCATATTCGGGTTCTTAAACATCGTGTCGAGGTCCCACAAGATGAGCAGCACAAACCAGAGCATCGGGGTCGGTGAGCGTGTGCCCAAATATTCTCCCGCCCACTTCTTTATTTTTTGAACCACTTGCGCACTGTACTTTGAGTTGCGAGTAGTGATAGTATAGCCTTGCTCTGCCATCCACTTGGGAAGTTCTTTCTTGAAGTGCGACGCTAACGCATTAGGCGTGTAGTCCGAGGGATTATTAAAGTGGTAGATGAGGGGATGCTGGTCGACAGTGACCGTGTCGTTGTGGCGGTTCCATATCACCCACATCCAGTGCTTCGCCGTGTCAGGCCGCGCGGTCGCATTGCCGGATTCAATGTCGCGGTTGGTCGCCGCGCAGCCGCGCTTCGAGACAATCGTGGCGCCGAAGAGGACGAAGTTGGTCTTTGGGGTCGCGAGCGCGCCCTTGAACACGAGGGCACGCTTGTACTTGCCGTTGGCTTGCTTCCCGCATGCAAACGTGAGTTGAACCGGGTCATATGACACATCTGGATATGTGGACGTGATGTACTTTACAAACCAAGGGCGCGGGTCCCCCGAACGCAAAATGAGGGTGCTCATGGGCAGGCAGGGCTTAGATGCTTTAACCATGAAGACAGAGAAATAAGTGTGAGCCCGCCCGACTCCTAGAGCACATTGGGCTCCTTTATTAGGTCGCCCTGCTCAAATCGGCTGCTCGCGTTATATGGTTTGGCAAACTTCTTTTTGAGAAGATTGAACTTGAGGGTGGTCATGCCGCCAACTATCGAGGGGACTTGGGCAATAACTGCACGCTCTTGACCCACTGCGCCTACAGCCTCCGGGACATCAGCGGCCTCCTCGTCATCGGGCTCGCCGGCAATGGCGAAAGGTGTGGCGGTTGCTTGAGCGGTAGCACTATTAGAAGCAGCCACGGCCGTTGCGGCGGCAGCAAAGTTCTCCGTGAGAATCTTCCTGAGACGCTCGTACTTCTCTAGCTCAATGCGGTTCTTGTTGCAAAACGCCATGAATTGCTCTATTTTGTGAAGGACGCTCTCGCCCACCCAACGCAAATTGATGAAAATGCCGTTGTCGTTCTGCGAATACTCGCACTTGGTGCTCGCAAGAATCTTGAAGAGCTCGTCCGTTTCCGTCGGGCTCAAGTTGGACACCGCGGACAAAATGTGTTGGCATCGCTCCATACGGGTAGGTTGGGTAGTCATGTTCCTCCCTTTGTTACTCTTTGTTGTGTGTTACGCCTTAAGCCTATTCATCAGCTACATCGCTTTCCTCTTCTTCTTCACCATCGCCACCCTCCAAATCGTCGTCATCGCCATCTTCATCTTCATCTTCCTCGCCATCTTCCTCGCCCCCACCTAATATTCCAACACCCCCTTTGGTCTTGCTCACGCCTTCGCGTAAGATTTTGGCGAACCGTTGGGCTTCTTGGGCGAGCTTCTGCGCATTCGCCGGTTGCTCTTCGCCGTCTCCGTCCTCGCCGTCACCATCGCCACCGCCGCCAACGTCCGTGTCGAGGTCTTCCTCGTCAAAGTCGGTGCCGTCCGCGTCGGCGTCTTCGGCCTCACTCTCGCCATCGTCCACGACCTCATTGGCCGCGTGCTCGCGCTCTTTTACGATGCGGCCGATGATGGAGATTTTGGTGTCGTTCAGCTGGTATCGCTTGCCGAGCACCTCCACATAGACGCTCTCGCCGACCGCGACATCGTCTAGGTTGACTTCGCTGGCGATGCCGGCGCTGCGGCGCGGGACGATGATGTCGAGGAGCGGGATGTCGGGGAGGCCGCCGCCGCGGGCAACCGAGCTCTCCGCCAGAATGCCCAGGTTGTTCTTTGCTTGGACGGTGGCGGTCACCACCATTCCCTGTGTGGGGTTGCAGACATCGCCAATGAGCAAGACTTCGAAACGCGTGTGGCCATTAAAATGTGGCTTCATGAAGCTTCCCAGCGACCTGTGCAAAATCTGAAGCGTGTCTGGCTTGATGTAGCCGAACCGAGAGCATACGCCCTCGTAACGCTTCTTGAGCTTCACCATGAGCGTCTTCTCGATGTTCTCGTCCAGTTCATGGGGTACCAGCTGGACATGCGTTTTGAAGCGGATAGGGAAGAACATTTTCGACTTGGATAGACTCTTGGATGGACTTAGATGTGTATGTCCTTAATATCACACATCCTTTTTTAGGGCCTAGCTCCATCTTCCTCATGTTCATCTGGTTGTGTGGTTCACATCAAAACCATACACTTCGCCATAGTCCATGAAAATTTCTGTATCGTGGCGGATTGGCCGGAGCGCCTTCAGCCAAAAGCTATTGTTGTGTAGAACATACTCGGCATTTGGCAGTACGCCGTGATTGGCAAACGAGCCCCACCCCCGTGCGCACGCCGCGTCCGTGCATACGGGTCCATTGCACAACGCATACGGCGCTTCCCCGTCGACCCCATACCGTTCATCCAGTTGCGCCCCTGTTATTGCTTCGCCGCCGTATGGACATATCCAGTCTCCCTTGTTGAAGACGTTTCTATTGCCGACTGAAGGATTGAAGGCGAACAAACCCCTGCCGACGTTTGGAACGGTGGATGGCTTAGCACGAATGTTGTAAAGTGTTCGCGCATGCATCCAGCACACAGGCATACCATGACAAGCGCGCTTGCGGCATGCTTGTCCGTTGCGTGTCTGCTGGGCACATGTGGCACAGGACAAGGGGCAATTGAAGACTTTACTGTCAGTTTGCGTGATTTGAAAACGCTTGGGCATTTGGCGAAATCTACTAAATCATCTTCATAAAAATAATGGGCGAGATGCTAGGAACTGCTCTTTGGCTTATAGAACGGCGGCAACATGAGTTGGCCATGCTTTTGAAGCTCGCTGCCAATGATGACACAGAGCGTCTTACGGATTTCAAAGTCCTTGGACGGTTTCACCCGGTCGAAATAGTCGGGCGTCAGAGCCGTGATGAGCGTCTTGAGCTCGCCCTTGCTCTTCGTCTCGCAAAAGGCGCCGCGCTGGTTGCCTGGAAGCGAGTTGGGCATGAGCAGCTGGAAGGCTAGTTGCACGTCGTCGCCGGCGGCCGCGCGGTCGCGCTTCAGCGCGAAGTAGCCGATGGTGTCTTTGGTGTCCTTGGCGCTCATAGGGACGTCTTGAAAGATGCGAGCGGCCCGGAGCGTCTCCGTTTGGGCGTTGGACGCCTTCTCTTGGCCCAAGTAGACTTCGAAGGTCGCTCGCGGCGTGAAGATGTTGATGAAGCCCGTGAGACGGTTGTTTCTTTCTTTTATCCACACGCCCTCGGTGTCGAGAAGCCGGACTGCACGGTTGGCGTGTTCGTTCGGTGCAACAACTCCCGCCACAACGTCTTTGGCAAGTTGGAAGAAGGACGCCCGAGTGAGCATGCTGTAGAGCGTGAACTTGGCTTGGGCGTCATCGGCCGGAAGCATGGATAGAAGCTGTGTATAGGACGCTCGCAAAGCATGTGCGGATGTGGAAGGGGCGGCGGCGGGCGCGGCGGTCGCGGCGGTCGCGGCGGCGGCTATGGGCGTGGCGGTTGGGGCTGCGGAAGTTGAGGCGACAGGACGGGGCGGCGCATCGGCTGCCTCGGGTATCTCTATGAGCCGGCCTTTCTCGCGCTTCGTTATCTTTTGAAGAATTACAAAGTCATCGTGGAGTCGTACGATTGTTGCCGTGGTGGCGTTGGCGCGCTCTTGGCTTCCAACCAGGCGCATGATGGCAGTCATGGCGAACGCAGATGGCAGTTTGGAAGCTTCAACTAGGTCCGCAACCGGCACACGGGTGCCATGCGGGAGCGAGTGCAAGTGTGCGCGGATGCGTGCGAGCGCGGTGGGCATCACGGCTTCAAGATGACGCACGCTGGATGCCGCGCTTTGGCCGGAGTCTACTGCATGTAGGTTGATTGCGCTCTTGCATTTAGGCTTCATGTCGGCTGCGTCGCCAAACGTCCACTCCACTTGCGCACCTTGTGATGTGTTGAGCATGACTTTGAACCCAAACGTGGTGGGCGGCACGTAGTTGACGTTGATGTTGAGAGCGCAGTCGACGGCGTTGTCCCGGAGCGCTTTTTCGACAAGCTCGATTTGACCGAGCTTACGGGCGGCGATTTCGTAGGCGTGTTCGTCTGGAGTAGGAACTACTCCAGGCTTCGCGTCAGGCGTCGGGGCGACGCCAGGCTTCGCGTCTGTTGTCGGGGCGCCAGGCTTCGCGTCTGTTGTCGGGGCGCCAGGCTTCGCGTCAGGCGTCGGGGCGCCAGGCTTCGCGTCTGGCGTCGGGGCGCCAGTAGCCTCCGCTTCTGCCACGGCGCAATGCAAGTAGACGGTCACGTTGCGCTCTTGCACGGGCAGGGCCTCGTGGCTGCACGTGCGGACGGCGCGTCCTATGACCTGCTCCAGCTGGTTAAAGTGGTACCATGGCTCGACTATGTGCACCTCGCGGACGTTCTTTAGTGTGAGACCCTCACTGGCCACTTGCGTGAGTAGGACGACCTTCACTTTGCTGCCCGATTTGTTATTTGGGTTGTTGATGGTCTCCAGCAGTTCCGTGAAGGACTTGCGGCCCATGACGTCGCTTGTCCCTGATAGAATGGCGTACGACCCGGCCGCGCGGGCCCGAGGGCCGCCTTGCCCTGCGAGCATGTTGTTCTCGCCGTATCGTGAGAAGCCCGCGTGCTCGAGCGCGATGGCGAGCGGCACGACGCCGGCCCACACGAACTCGCTGTACACCATGACGATGCCGCGGGCGTTCAAGATAAAGTTGACAATTCTGTCGAGCTTGGCGCCGCACGACTGCAAGCGCGGACCGGGTTGCAGCCACGGCGCTGCAGGCTGCAGATACTCGACCTGAAGGCTAGTGTTGCCTGCGGCTTCTTGAGATTTGAAGACCTGGAAGAAGCCCGCTCGGCCGGGGAGCGTCTCGGTGCTGGAGATTGGGTACACGATGTTGGTGCCCTGCATGAGCTGCGATTGGGCGGACATGATGGCATTTTCTGCTTGTTGGGCCGCCGTCTTTGCGTACTTTGGCCGCCGCGGCAGCCACCATGCCTTTTGCAGGGCGCCGAGGGGCGTGGGCACGAGGCCGTCTTTGATGGGCGCGGCCCACTCGCGGTTCTGCAGAAGGGGAACGCCGGACCGACTTGGCGATAGGCGCGGGGCGAATGTGAAAGGATTGGCACCGCGCACATAGGATACGTACTCTTGGGAGAGCCGCTCGACAACGGCAAACGCCGGTAAGTTGCGTTGCTTCGCGGTCCTGAAGAGTTTGTCGGGCGCGTTGGGCACGTTGGTCGCGCTTATCGGGTCGGCTCGGTGGTCGTTGGCCAAGAGGAGGCGAAAGGCTCCGAAGATTTCGTTGGGCTCGTTGAACATGGGCGTGGCCGACAGGAGGACGAGGCGGTTGCCCGTGCCCCTCGGCAAGAGCGTCATCAGTTGCTCGTGGAGCCGTTGGCCGTCGCCGCGCAGGTTGTGGGCTTCGTCTATGATGACCACTTTATCGTGGAAGGGCTCCGGGTTGGCCGCGAGGGCGTTAGCGAGGCCTTCGTAGGTCCAAAACTTGTAGCGGGATGCAATGAACGCCCGCATCTTGCGCTTCAGGACGGCCGGCTCGAGGCGGGCCGCATTGGGAAAGTAGTTGAGGTAGGCGTTGCCCGTGCACGTGTTTGTGCTTGTCGTGCTAGCGCGATGCACTTCGTTGATGAAGGACGCTTGCAGGGCCGGTGACGCGACGACCCAGATGGGGGCGGCGGCGCCCGTTCTATGATGCTTTAGGAACGCCTCAGCCACGGTGATGGCGGAGCACGTTTTGCCGGTGCCGAGGCCGTGGAAGAGAAGCATAGAACGGTAGGGCGTCCGAGCCGCGAGGTATTGAACGGCGACGTACTGGTACAGGTACTTCTCGAAGGCATTGCACTTGGCGCTCACGGCCTTTGTGAAAGACTCGACGTTGGGGAAGGAGTTTGTGGGCAGTGACGGCACCCGCAGCGCACGAAACTCGGGGCGGTCTACAACGGCCGTCGCAAAGTTGGCTTGCTCGTTTTGACTTGTTAGGTCAGGAAATGGTGTATTCGGCATATGACTACCGCCTCTACAAGAAGGTGACTTTTTTAGCAAGTTGCAAGTAGCAAGTGTATGAGTGCTACGAATTCCGATTCACAATCCTTTCTAGTGACCTATGGCAATAACCAATATTATGCCGTTCTCAAACGCTTACATTCTGAGTTTTGGACGCTTCTCATAGGTGGTAAAAAGAATGGGTGCATCCAAATCGACATCACGAAAGTGGGGCGGATGTCTTTTGAAGGATATATGACCATTTCATATGATAAGCGTTGTAATGTAGCAGGTGACTTGTCTCGTGGTACTGGCACGATTGCGATGTTGAATTTGACAATCGCATTTTGTTTCCATAAGTTCCCCAAAACGACAGCCATCTACTTCAAAGACCTGAGCGAGGTTTCGCGTGGTCTTGATAAACTGCCGCTTCCCACCGCCCAACTCGCCGAGTACGGAAAAACTTGGTACATGCGCAAGATTCATAGCGCATACGACGTTGTCACAGATAGCCCTCAAGAGCAAACACCGCTTGACAAGTTCATTCAAGCATGTAGGGAGCCTAAAGGCCCTTTCGAGCCGTTCTGGACCAAGTACATCTTACCACGCACTCCACGTGACTTTGGGCTTCGCTCAGACCACAAACTTCGTATTCAAAAATACTGGACTCAGCACAGCACTTTGCAATCAATGATTGCAAGTATGAAAAAGAATGGAGACTGTGTGCTTTTCTTACATTGGCTACGTCCGTTCTACACTACATTAAGTGGTAACAACATCGAAGAGGTTGACTTTAAGATTATTCCTATAAAATACAGGGTAAGCCCGCATTTCACATACGAAGAAATTGCGTTTCCTTACGAGGAAGAACTTCGTAAACGACAAGCTTCTATGAATCGCAAAATGCAGCTTGCGGACGAATACATGCGGCAACATGGCGGGCGGCGGCGGGAGACGCGGTGGACCTTTGGTAAAGATGGCACCCTTGCGGATGCCGAACGACGCTAAAAATGTTATAAAAATGCAATTATAGAATAGCAGATAGCAAAGTAAATGGCTGGTCAACAAAAAAGAGGGCGAAACTCGTCGAACTCCTCGTCTCCAAATGCACACATGGCCGACGTGAGCGAGCTGACTGGAAAGATGTTCAAAATGAACACGACCGGTCGTGCTCCGGCACCCGAAATATTGGCGGCGCACCGGATGGATGTACAGATGCATAAACCGCGCGACGACATAGACGATGCCAAGGATGACCTGATAAAACAGGCAAAGGCAATTAAACGCATGCACAATCTGTTGGATAGATACGCTGCAAGCTTGGACACTTTTATAAAGAAAGTTGAGCAAAATGAAATCTTTGAAATATATGCCCACGCTGTGCTGCCGTCAAAGTTGAAAATTTTCAAACAACATTACGTTACATCTGTGAAGAGCAATCTCGACACACTTGAGAACTACCCTGCTAAACTCATCGAGGAGTTGTACAGCATGCCCAAGAAAACACTAGAACAGGTAGCCAAGGCTCAAGAGTTCAGTGCGAGCTATGTCAAACGGACCCATCGCGAGACTTTAAATACCGACTTTTCTAGGTTGCCGCTTCTTCCCGCCCAACTCTTGATAACCGCATTGGCTTCCACCGTTACCAATAGTCTTTATAAACCACAAGTCATTGATGAACGAAAATGGATGAAGATTGTAAATGCCTTCAAACGCGCGTTTCCCAACTATAAGTTTTCACCGATTGAGATGAAGTACTTGAATGAATGGTTACACACAGGCATGATCAGCTTTCATGGAAAAAGAATTACTGCCATTAAACCCGCAGATAGTGCGCAACTCAAGGCCGCTCTCATACAATCGTTCGGCCAAGACGGCGCGTCTTACTTCGGCACGAGTCCACTGGTGGCCTCGCCTACACCGCCGCCGTCGCCCGACGATGACGAGGATTACTAAATAGATTAGTGGCGCTTCTTCTTTGTCTCTTCCATCGCACCGATGCAGAGCGCCGCCTCCGTGGGGCTCACGTTCCCGCAGCAGCCGCAGCAGCAGCCGCACGCCATGGGAACGCACTTGGCGGCGAGGCCCGCGAGGCCACACCATTGGACGGTGTTAATCATGCGTTTTTCGTGGGTGGCTAGTCTATCGTAGGGGACGCTGGCGGGTTGGCCGTCGGGTTGGCCATCATAATCGTAAAGGACGGCAGGGGCCTTAAGATGGCCGCCGCATGCGCAGCAGCAACAGCAGGTTACGAATGAGAGAGAGCCGCAGAGCAGGCCTTTGAACCACTTGCTTATGTTAGTGAGTTTGGCGGGCGCTGCGGGCGCTGTGGGCGCTGTGGGCAGTTGGGTGCTCATTGTTATTTTTTTGTATTGATGGCTTGCCTTAAGCTTGTTTGTGAGTGCGTGTCGTTTTTGGGAAGCGCCAGATGATAAAAATGAGGAGAAAGCCGCTCAGGCGTATCCTTCGTAAAACAGATGGATGATGTCAATTTCTTTGTGAACTTCGCTGTTGAATACTAAGTCAATCGTATTCTTTAGGACGGTGAGCCGCTCTTTCCATTCTTCTGTTTTGGACTTCTTGACAATGCACAATCCCTTTCCCTCGGTGGTGCCCCAACATGAAGAAATCTTTTTGCCACCATTGTCGGTGTAGTTATCGGGATTGAATCGAATACATACGATTGGTAACGACCCGCCGTCGACAAACAGTTGCATAATTCGTTTGTTTTCGCACACGCAATCATACGATTCGTGTTGATGTTCGTCAACTTCAATCACCATGTTGAATTTTTCAAAGGCACAGAAGATGTCAGGGCGACGCTGCGAACTTCCGCCTGCAATTTTCTTATCAAGCACCCAATCGATATCGGTGTTTTCACGCAAGAAATCAACCACATTGCGTTCCTTCGTTTTATGGAACCTTAATTTTGGAGAATCAGGGTTGGTATAGAGAAAGCACCGGAAACAGTGATTGTCAAAGTTGGGTCGACTCCGGACATCATCACATACCTTACATAATTTATGTCGTGTATCGACCATTGACGGCTCTTTGTGTTGTAAACAAAATCGTGGTTTTCCTCCTTTGAAGTTAAAAAGGGGCGTTGTATCGCATTTTTCGCAACGTGCTATATGAATGTTTATCATATTTGCTTCCTTGTGCTCGAAGCAAAACCTTGCTTGTTTGCTCCCCTTTACATTGTAAAAGGGAAGTTTAGAGCACTTTTCACATTTCACTTTTTTCCCGTTTTCTACATCAATCATTTTTGCGCTTTTATGAGTTTTACAGAACCTTCCTTTTGTTTCCCCTGGAAGGTTGTAACTTGGGCGTTTCTCACATTTTTCGCAAGTCGCATGCATAACATCGACCATTCCCGTTTCCTTATGCGTCAAGCAAAACCTTGCATCTTTAGCGCCTTTGATGTTGAATGATGCCAACTTGTCGCAGAGCTCGCAAACGGCACCCAAAATACAAACCATGCCTTCTTCTTTGTGTAAACCACAAAACCTAGCCTTAGTCATTCCACGAAAGTTGCATGAAGGCCTAACAGTGCACTTTTCAGCCTCGCATACAGGATGAACAACATCCACCATTCCTTTTAGCTTGTGAAGTGCGCAAAATTTAGGTTTTTTCTCCCCGGAAACGTTAAAGCATGGTGTTGTATCACATGCCACATGTGCACATCTCTTTGACTTCACATCAACCATATCATCTGACTTGTGATTTACGCAAAACCTACCATTCTTGAAACCAGGTATATTGAAGGACGCTTGCTTATTACAATTTTCACACCGTTTGTTCTTTACATCTACCATCTCAGGTTCCTTATGCATCTTACAAAACATCGCTCTCTCTCCAATCTTTCCATAGATGCACGTGGTTGTGCAATCGGCATTTTTACACTGTTGCGATGGCTTTTGGCCGGTCTTAATTCGTGGCATTGCTCCGCTCTGTGTTACTCAACTAACTATACATAGGCATGTCCCTTTAAATGATTTTATTCCAATCCATTTATCAATCGCAGCTAAGGACGGCCTCGCCGGAAAAAATGACACAATGGGGGCCCGGCTCCCATATAAAGCGTGACTGTCATTACTGAGGAAGTCAGTAAGCCCCGTTGTCATTTGCAATGGCGCCGAAAACGATTGCGGAGAAGTACCAGAAGCATGAGCTCCGGACTCACATTTACACCCTTCCTGACCTCTATATTGGAACGACTGAGCCCGTCACGATTGAGACGTATCTTTTCGACGATGCCTCAAAGTCTATGGCGAAGCGCGAGATTACGTACGTTCCGGGCCTATTCAAGTGTTTCGATGAGATTATCGTGAATGCGCTCGACCAGGTCAGTCGCATGAAGGACGAAGCCGCATCTGGAAAGGAGAACGTCAAGCTCGTGAAAAACATCAAAGTAAACGTTGACCGTGCGACGGGTGTTGTGAGCATCTTCAACGACGGCAATGGCGTCGATGTTGAAAAACACCCGGAACACAACGTTTATGTGCCGGAACTTGTATTTGGCAACCTGCTCACGAGCACAAATTACGACCAAAACGAAGAACGAACGGTTGGGGGTCGTTTCGGGGTAGGCATCAAAATATCGAACATTTTTTCGAACAATTTTAGCGTGGAAACGGTGGACCATTTTCGGAAAAAACTTTACACTCAGAAATGGTCAAACAACATGCAAAAGTGCGACCCTCCCGTCATCAAAGCAAGCACCAAGGCGCCGTACACCCGTGTCACGTGGGCGCCAGATTACCAGCGCTTCGGCATGGCCGGTATGACAGACGACCTATTCGACCTCTTTCGGCGCCGCACGATGGACGCTGGTGCATGCACGGACGCCACGGTTTCAGTCTACTTCAACGACGTCAAGCTCGAGTACAAGGACTTCGAGCACTATGTGGACCTCTTCATCGGCAACAAGACGGAGCGTCCGCGTGCTTACGAAGTGTGCAACGCCAATGGCCGGAAGTGGGAGGTGGTGGCGACCTACTCGGACGGCGGTCAGTTTGACCAAGTCTCGTTCGTGAACGGCATCAACACGCTTCGCGGAGGCAAGCATGTCGATTACATCGTCTCGCAAGTCGCCAAAAAGTTCAATGAAACCATGGCAAAGAAGAAACATGACATCAAGCCGCAGCACATCAAGGACAATCTGTGGGTGTTCGTCAAGTCGACCATTATGAACCCGACCTTCGACAGCCAAACCAAGGAGACACTCACTACACAATCTTCCAAATTCGGCTCGAAGTGCGAGCTCAGCGACAAGTTCATGCTCAAGCTCTTCCAGACGGGGCTCGTCGACCGTGTGACGGCCATCACCGAGTTTCACGACAAGAAGAAGCTCACGAAGACGGACGGCAAGAAGACGAGCCGCGTCATCGTGCCCAAGCTGGACGACGCAAACAAGGCCGGCACGAAGGACAGCGCTTTGTGCACACTCATATTATGCGAGGGAGACTCAGCGAAAACCATGGCTATCGCAGGCCTGAGCGTGGTCGGCCGCGACCATTACGGCGTCTTTCCGCTGAAAGGCAAAATCCTCAACGTGAAGGACGCCCAAGCCAAGAAAATAGCCGACAATGACGAAATTTCAAACATCAAGAAAATCCTCGGTCTCGAGCAAGGAAAGACATACACTGACGTGAGCTCTCTGCGTTATGGGAAAATCATGTGCATGACTGATGCCGACGAGGATGGGCATCACATCAAGGGCCTACTGTTCAATGTCTTTCAATCGATGTGGCCGTCCCTCTTCAAGATGGACAACTTCCTAACGAGCATGCGCACCCCTATTGTGAAAGCAATCCACCCCACAAACGGCACCATCTCGTTCTACAACCTGCCCGACTTCGACGCATGGCGCGAGGCGCGCGCCGCAGAGCCCACCGGCATGCGCGGGTGGACGATGAAGTATTACAAGGGACTGGGCACTTCGACGGCCGCCGAGGCCAAGGAATACTTCAAGTCTCTCAACATCACGTTCTACAAGCACGATGGGAAGGCCAGCGAGGACAGCATGGACCTCGCGTTCAACAAGAAGCGCGCCGACGACCGCAAGGCGTGGCTGATGAAGTTCGACCCCACGCGCACGCTGGACTACACGAAGAAAGACGTGTCCTTCAGCACGTTTGTGCACGACGAGCTCATCCACTTCAGCAACCGCGACCTCGAGCGCAGCATCCCCTCGATGGTGGACGGCTTCAAGGAGAGCACCCGCAAAATCATGTTTGGCTGCCTGAAGAAGAAGCTCTACACCAAAGAGATTCGCGTAGCGCAGTTGAGCGGCTACATCTCGGAGGTGGCCGTCTATCACCACGGCGAGAAGTCGCTGCAGGACGCCATTGTGCGCATGGCACAGGACTATGTGGGCGCGAATAATATTAATCTGCTGATGCCCAACGGCCAGTTCGGAACCCGCATCCAGGGCGGCGACGATGCGGCCAGCCCGCGTTACATCCATACGCTGCTGTCGCCCCTCGCGCGGCTCATCTTCCGCGAGGAGGACAACGCCGTGCTGAAGTACATGAACGACGATGGGACGCCCATCGAGCCGGAGTACTATGTGCCCGTCATTCCCATGGTGCTGGTCAACGGCGGCATCGGCATCGGCACCGGCTTCTCGACCAACATTCCCGCACACAATCCGACGGACGTGATTGCGATGTGCGCCGCAATGATTGGCGCTCTCGATGCGGCGGGCGTCGACATTGCGCGGCGCGCCGACCTGGCAGCCGCCTTCGAGCGAATGGAGGCCGCCAAGATGAACGAAAGCTCGCCATGGACGCTCGGCTTTGCGGGCACTATTGTGAAGCAAGGCCCGAAGGACGGCTATGTCAGCAAGGGCGCGCACACGTGGCTCAACGACACGACGCTGGAAATCTCGGAGCTGCCAGTTGGCACATGGACGGAGGACTATAAAGATATGCTGACCGAGATGGTCGCCAATAACCATGCACTGCTGAAAGACTTTGAGAACCACTACACGGACAAGAAGGCGCGCTTCTTGCTCAAGTTCTACCCAGGCAAGAAGGACGCCGCGAATGCTGTGCTCGACACGGAGTTCAAGCTCGCGAGCACGAAGAACATGAGCCTCAACAACATGCACATGTACAATGCCAAGGGCGCGATTCAGTGCTTCAAGAAGACGGCCGACGTCGTGAAGGCGTGGGCGCGGGTGCGGCTCACGACCTACTTTGACCGCAAGGAGAACATGATGAAGGTGATGGAGGCGGACTACAAAGTTGTCTCCGCCAAGGTGCGCTTCATCCAGGATTTCATTGACAAGAAGATTGAGGTGATGAACAAGAAAGAGCGCGAGGTGGACGAGCAGCTTGTGAAGCTCAAGTACCCCAAGATGACCGAGATGATGGCTGGTGCGGGTGCCGGGGCGGAGGCGGCGCAAGATGAGACGGAAAGCGATGGCGAGGCCGCCGACGCCGGCCCTAAAAAGGCGGCGCTGGTGGCCAACTTCCGCTACCTGACCAACATGCCCATCCGCCAGCTAACGTTCGAGGAAAAGGCCAAGCTTGAGAAAGAGGCGCGCGTGTTGAAAGAGCGCATTGACAGCTTGCGCGAGATGCCCATTCACCATATCTGGCGGCGCGAACTCGAGGAGCTGCGCACGGCGTGGGAGGCGCACAAGACGGCGGTCGAGAATGGTCTCGCTGGCACCGCGGCGGCTGTCGCAGGGACGGCGGGTGCTAAGAAGCGGGCGCCGGCTAAAAAGAAGTGAGGGATGATGAGTGCTTATTTTTGTAAGTTTTTGAAGTTTTTGGAAGTATGGGACTTAGAGCCAAGAAAGTCTTGCTATCGAAGAGCTAATCTAAGCTAAGCGAATGCCGCTCTATGTGCGACGGCTGCCGGGGACGCGTTCGCGCCTCATCGACAAGGCCGCATCGAAGAACCTCGTCTGCTTCAATCCGTCCAAGGCAGGGCCATACGTCTACATCCGTGCGACGGAACATGACGCGCTCTACGAGACCAATCACATCCTCATCTACGACGAGACGAGTAAGACGCTCAAGCGGGTGCCGTATGCCGCGGCCGGCCTGCTCGTGCCGACGGTCAACTTGTTTAAGGGCCTCGAGGACCTCCGTCTTTGCATGTGGGACGGCCGTCTTTGGTTCACGGCCACTACGACGCATGCGTCCAATCACATGACGAACGAAATGTTGCTAGGACGGTTCACGGCGGGCGTCGATGCAGTAGAGTTCTTGCAAATCATCGACGTGGGCGGGCGGCCGGCCAAGAACGTCTGCCCGTTTGTCACGGAGAACTCGCTCCACTTGCTTGACATGTTCAAGTCGTGCATCTATAAGTGTGTAAGGGCGGAGGGCCGCGAGCATGAGCAAGCGCAACCTGAGCAATGGACGCTCGAATGCGTGCGGACGTTGGAATGGCATGCGGGAGAGCCGGACTTCTATAGGGGCAGCACGTCGCCGGTGCATCTGCATGGCTCGACGTGGGGTTGCGTGGCGCACGACATAATCTTCAATGATAACACGCAGCTCGTGACGCGGCTGAGCTACTTGCACCACTGGATTGAGTTTGACATCGCCCGTGGCGCCGTGACGTTCGTGTCGTCGCCGTTTTGGGTCGCACATTGGGGTGTCGAGTATGTGAGCGGCATTGAGCTGGACAAGAACAAACACAAGATTACACTCTATCTCGGCATCATGGACAAAGAGGCCATGGCGTGCGATACAACGCTGGCGGATTTGCGGTGCGGCAAATAGTTCAGAAGTAGAGTGCAAACTCCTCCGCATCCATCTCGCACAGCGGGTCCTGGATTATTTTTGTTTCAAACAACGCCTCAGGTAGACCGAGGACGCTGCACCAATAATCTTTAGCCAGCTTGTAATCAGCGTTCAACGCTCGGATGTGACGTATGTAGTTGTTCACTAGAAGTTGCATGTGAGAGGCTATTGCATCCGCGTCAGGCTCCCGAAAGACGCGCTTCCTCTTCTTGCATTTGGCCGCAGCCACATCCGCTCGGTACTTGTCGACGGCATTGCGAAGTTCGGTGAATTGTTGCTTGAGCGCCGACCGTCGGACACAGAACTCGGGCCGTTCAATGGTCTTTGCCACACTGTAATAGCCGTCCATGAGGGCAAAATAATCCGCAAAGATGGCGTCGTATTCTTCTTTGAAGCCAGGCGGGTAGTTTGCAACTTGTTGACAGACACGCTTACAGTGTTCACGGTCGCAGAATCCGTAGCCGGCTTTGATGTCGGCCCTCTCCTCGTCCGAGAGCGGCGACCGTCCACTGGCCCGGCTTGCACTGATGCCACTGACCTTCTTATGAGTGCACGAGATGCACTGCATCAAAACGGAACCTGATTGTGGATGCATCTTTGAGTAAAAATAATCACACGGCCGGGGGAAGCTCGCCGAAGACGCAAGCGAGCGTCATTGGGCCCGGCCTCTTGCCAAAATAGTGTGCTGCAGCGCCGTCTTGTTTTTCTTCAAGAACGCAGCATAGTCGGCATCCCAATCTTCCGCCCACTGCTGCCGCGAAGCCGAAAGCCGCGCCATGCGTCTTATGTAGGAGCTCGACGATATGTACGGCTTGCGCATTGCGAGGCCGCCGTCGCTCCACGTTCCCATGGAGTAGACGTTGAACACCATGACCCATGGCCAGGCGTCGAGCGCAAACGCGAACATCCACTTGTAGACCTCGTCCGGATGCGTCCCGTGCAGCGTCATGTAGTTGGAGACGACCATAAGGCGTCGTATGTGATGCAGGTACCCCATATTCCATGCGTCATTTACGGCCTCTTGTACGACGGGTGGAAATGAGGACGGTTTTACGGCCTCTTGCACTACGGGGGGAAATGAGGACGGTTGCGATTGGGCTTTGTACCAGTTTTGCGAAAGCGCCGCGGCCTTATGTTTGAACACGTTCTTGCGCGCGATGTTGTGGGGCACCGTCAAATAGTACATGCGGGCATACTCGCGCCACCCGAAGACTTGTCGGGCAAATGCCTCCAAGCTGGGACTGTTCGCCGGCAAGTTCTTGCGCACATCCGCAGGCGTCAGTAGGCCGTTGTTGAGAAATATAGAGATGCCGGAGTGGTACAACCACGGCTGGCCGCTTGCAATGGCGTCTTCGTACATAGCAAACTTCGACATGCGCTCTTTGATGAACTTCTTGAACCATGCTATCGCTTCGGACGGCGTGAGAGGCAGAGGCAGAGGCGGTGGGGTGTGAAGAGGCGGCCCGCCAGGTGCATTCGGGAACTCTTTATCGACAAAGTTGTAAGCGTCGGCCCACAGTTTTGCGATGGGAGGCGCGGTGCGTAATTGGACATACGGCGGTGGAGCGGCGGCGGCCTCGGACGCCGGGATTGACGCGCGATTGGCTTCGTCGGTGCTTGCGACGCCTTCGAGAAAGCCGCCCATGCGCATTTTCACATAGTCGAAGAACGGCCTGTGCATGAGCCGCTTCTTGCCTTTGGCGTACGCGACGCACTCATCCGCAGTCAATATGAACTGCGGCGATGTTTCTATAGCGGCCGTTGCGAACTTGCGAGATATCAAGAGGTCGCACGGGTCGTAGAACACGACGGGGCCTGCCGGCGGCTTCTTGGCTTCATGCATTGGCACGACGGTCACTTTGATTTTTGCCCCGAACGCCGCACGAACGCGGTCAGCAAAGAGGCGGTCGGCGACATATTGATAGGCGAGACGCAAGCGGTTGAGAGGGATGCGAGAGGGATACCCTGTTTCACCATCGCGTATGCCGAAGAAGGCGGGGTCCTCCCACACGAGAATGGTATGGATATTGGCATGTTTCTTCACAAGAGCGCGGACGTGAGGTAAATCAAACAATTGATTCGGAAAGAAGATTGCTGTGGTCATCATTACTATTATTTAGTTTTTTACGCGTGGGGATAGAAGAGATAGACAGATGCGCTCCCCGTCCATGTTATCGAGCGTTCCCGCGCAAGGCAGCGTGCCCGTACTCTATGTGGCGTTCTTGGAGCGGACGAGCAAAACTTCGGCTGCAGGGTGGCGCATGCGCCTCGCAAGCCCAGGCACCCCTGGCGCGGCGCCTGTCCAAGAGACTTTTCAGATGTCGACGGCCGAGCTGGCCAACACTCTGATAAAGGGGTCGTTGTGCAAGGGCGAGGTGGACCCCGACTATGTGCGCAACCAAGTGCGCAACAACGACATCTTCTTTGTATTGTTCTACGATGTGGAGGAGCAGTCGACTCGCCGCACGGCCCGCTCCATGGTCGTGCGAGTGCCGGCGGCTTTCGTCATGGCGCGCATCGTCGAGAACAAAGACCTATACATTGATGTGGTGTGCGCCGGCGACCGTCAGCCGCCGCACTATGCGCGCCACAACGGCGGCATGCTGATAGGAATGGCTGTTAAGCTGGCACAGGACCGCGGTCTCGAGCAGGTGAGCCTCTCGGCGCTGCCGCCGGTGTTGACTTACTACCCGCGGTTTGACTTTGCGCATAGGCCGTCTTGCAGCCAGCCGGCGGATGTGGCGTTGCCGCAGGTGTTGAAGGACCGCGCGAAGGCAGGTACCCTGCCAAAGACGCTGGCGGCCGCCTACGATGACGACGACCTGCTGGACTTTATGAGCGAGCTGCAGTTGAACAAATATGGCACGAAGTATGAGAGCGATTGTGCGACACGTGGAAAAACAAAGCTGGGCGTGAAGGCGTCGATGAAGAACGCTCGGTGCGGTGATAATGGGTTCAAGATGCGGTTGTGCTTGGCGGGCGCGACGGCGTCCAAGACGCCGCCCCATGTAGCGTCCAAGTCGGTGCCTGTCCCAGCGCATGTTCCAGCGCATGGCATAGAGCAACAAGCAAGCAAGCGCACAAAGGCCCGGCGTTCTGTGCGCCTATCTGCACGCACAAAGAAACCCACTAACTCTATTCTTGGTTGATTCCGCCTTCACAGGTGCTTGTTTTTGTAGTTTTCCTGGCTAACAACTTTCAAATCTTTGAAAAAGCCAAGTTTCCCAAGCTCCCCAGGCCTCTTGCTATTTTGACGTCCTCCCAGTAAGCATTTTGCGACGGACGTTCTTCAAATGTGAGACCGTTGCAGTAAGGGTCGCCAATCGCCCATCGGCGCTTACCATGGGAACGCTGGATTTTTGGACGCCACTCTGCGCCCAGTAAGGATTTTGGGTCGGACGTCCTCTAAAAGTGAAACCATAGCAGTAAGAGGCAATTTTCCGTTCCCTGGTTCTAAAATCAAAGATTCTAGCGGCGTCAAAAAAGTTTTTTAGCAGCTGTTTTTTGAAGGGTTTTGAGAGACTCTCCGTCCACAAAGTTCCCACTCTCTTAAAAATCTTTGAAAAGCCCATTTTGCCAAGCTCCCCTTGGCTCTTGACGTCCAACAATCCAACATCCCAGTAAGCATTTTGCGACGGACGTTCTTCAAATGTGAGACCGTTGCAGTAAGGGTCGCCAATCGCCCATCGGCGCTTACCATGGGAACGCTGGATTTTTGGACGCCACTCTGCGCCCAGTAAGGATTTTGGGTCGGACGTCCTCTAAAAGTGAAACCATAGCAGTAAGAGGCAAAAATCCGTTCCCTGGTTCTAAAATCAGACGTTCTAGCGGCGTCAAAAAAGTTTTTTAGCAACTGTTGTTTGAAGGGTTTTGAGAGACTCTCCGTCCGCAAAGTTCACACTAAGTTAAAAATGTTTGAAATGCCCAATTTCCCAAGCTCCCCTTGGCTCTTGACGTCCAACAATCCAACATCCCAGTAAGCATTTTGCGACGGACGTTCTTCAAATGTGAGACCGTTGCAGTAAGGGTCACCAATCTCTCCGCCGCTCTTACAATGTGGATGTCTTGAAAGGTCAGAAAATCGCTGGATTTTTGGACGTCACTCTGCGCCCAGTGCGGATTTTGGGTCGGACGTCCTCCAAAAGTGAAACCACAGTAGTAAGAGGCAAAAATCCGTTGCCTGGTCCGAAAACCAGGGATTCTAGCGGCGTCAAAAAAGTTTTTAGCAAATGATTTAAAGGCAATTGACCTATACCTTTTTATCCATACTGCTATGTTGTTCAAATGTCCCAAGTGCAAATACGAAACGGATTCCAAACCATCCTTCAAGAGACACATATTTCGAGAGCTACCGTGTGCAAACAATGACATTTCTCTCGAAAGTATTCGCAAAGAAATAGTGCCCGATAAAACAGCGTTTATTTGTAAATTTTGTCAAAAGGGCTTTAATTCAATCTCTGGTCACTTCTCCCATATAGCAAGAGCGCATGCGCTTGGTGGTGAGGAAGAGAAAGAGAGAGAGAATCACGAACAACGTGATTTTGGACATGAAAACACTGAATATATTGACGACGACTTTTTGCGCGAAATGTCATACCAACCATCGAGTGGAATTGTTGAAATCCTTCGCCGCATTCACTTTGACCCAGAGCATCCCGAGAACCATAACGTCCGCGTTGTGTCAAAGCGCGACCGTATTGTTGCGCGCATCATAGACGGAAAATGGGTGAAACTACCACATCACCAACTTGTTAATATGTTGTTCTGGTCAGCCGTGCGCATATTACAAAGCGTCATGATGGATGCTAATTTTATTGAAACGCAGAAACGTGACGGGCTTGATGAAGCGATTGCCGAAGAATACATCAAAATGCTTGGCTCAAGCAAAGCGAACACAATGATAAAGAAAGCCATTTTTGTGATGATGACGGACGAAACAAAAAATAAGCCCTTGCCTCCAGCTAAGTAATCTGTGGCGTCTTTGTCTTTTTTTTTGACTTTATGAATTGTAAGTATAGGACTTAAGAGTTTCCATATCAAGTTTGGCACATACGGCGCACACGACAAATGACAAGCACGACGGTCTCATACATCTATGTGCTCGACCTCGGCAAGAACATGTACAAAGTGGGGTACACGAAACATCTCATGTACAAGCTCGTCACATCTACTATCTACATCGAGAAAGCAACTGTGCTCATGAGTGCCTTCATTCATGACGTTATTTGCCACCGGTTAGCGGCGAAATTCGTGGGCGACAAAATACAATCAATCTTTGTCGCACAAACTCTGGAGGACCGTGCACAAATCATCAAGACTATTCGCGACGTTATACAACAAGTGGACTACGACCACGACCTGGAGGACATCCACAAAGACGGTTACTATACTTGCCCGACTTGTCTTAAAAAGCAGACCACGCTCGAGTCATTAACTACGCATAAAGAACAGTGCGTCATCAACACATCAGAGTGCGAACATTGCAAAGACATCTTCGCCTGCGCATCGTTGCGCGACGCCCATTCCGAGATTTGCCCGAAGAACGCCGACTATTGCATGAAAATCCTCATGGAAGAGTCCGCCCCCTGCAACTTTAGGCGGAATGTGAACCCTTACGGTCAAGAGGAGAAGTCTCTCGTATCGATAGACATCATGACCGAGTGCCTCGCGAGCTTGAAGCGCGGCGAAGGTGTCGTCAACTACATAAAGGCCCTGCATTGGGGCAATGCAAAAAACAAAAATATAATCGTGCATCCATGCAAGCCCGTCTTCAGCGTGTGCGTCTCGAACAATCCTGCGAAATGGGTCGAGCACAACCGCAAGCTGTTCATGCGAACCATTATCTTAGACGCCATTCGCGACTTGTCCCTGTATGCACAGGCCCACCTGCAAGTGCTCGACGACGACAACGATTGTCTCGAGTTCTACGCCAAGTCATGCTCCATACTCAAGTCGCAGATATCCGCAGGACCCATTTACGCCGACACAATGAAAGGGCTGACCGCCTACTTCGACGTCCTGGACATCATGCGGTGCGTGCAACAAAGCGACCCCCAGATATGATGATATGGTGCCCGGCGACCGCCGCCACATGCATGATACTATGCCATATCTTGTCATAGGGAGGCCGCGCAAAACAGTAACAACGCTTATAGAAACCATAACCGTAAAAGACTACACATGCGGCAAAGAGCGCGAGCGCCCCGGCCTTATAAGCAAATGGAATCAACAACCAATACACTCCGCCTATCGTCACCAACACAATCACCGCCCCTTGGTCGATTCGCCGCAACAAGACTTTGTTTTTCGCATTACTATCATCGGCCGCACCATGATACAAAAGCGATGTTGCCAATACAAGAACCCATGCATGATGCAACCATGTGACTCGTGCGTAGAAAGCATGTCCGACGTTCGTTATGAACAACAATGAGGTGTAAACTCCGAGTCGCGGTAGCTGTAGCTCTATCTTGCTTCTTGCTATCACTTTCTCCATGAATACTTTGCACATATACTCTTCTTCTAAGTGCGGCGGCGCCTGCACCCGAGTGTGGCACTTAAAAAAGAAAATGTCACTCATCGGTATCACACCTTGGCACCTACGGGCTTTCCGGTCACACTGGATTGCACCAAGGCGGTAAGCGCAGGGTCGCTTGGGCTTTATGGCTCTCTACAAGAAGAAGCGCACTTCCTTCTCAAAGACGGCGGCCGCCGTAATACAGAGGAATCGTTCTACATCATTGACTTGCAAGCCGTCGACGACACGCTGCAACTATGGCACGACGTCCTTCCGCGCGTACAACCCTTCTATGCAGTCAAATGCAACCCCGACGCCGGCATCCTCGAGACCCTGGCGGCCGCCGGCGCCAACTTCGATTGTGCGTCCCCCAACGAAATCGAACGGGTCCTCGGCATGGGCGTCAGCCCGTCCCGCATTCTCTATGCCAATCCTTGCAAGCGCATGAAAGAGATAAAATACGCGCTCGAGAACGGTGTCACCATCACCACACTCGACTCAATATTCGAAGTGGACAAAATCGCCCAAGCGTCACAAGCGGCCGGACGCCCGATGAGCGCCATCCTACGAGTCTATGCGTTTGACCCCCATGCCCAATGCCTCCTGGGCAACAAGTTCGGCGCCCATCCGCGCGAATGGCCGGCCATCATGGCCCGCATGGTCGAAATGGGCGTCCCGATGGCAGGCGTCTCCTTTCACGTCGGCTCGGGCGCCTGCACACCCGCCGCCTTCGAGAGTGCGGTGGCCGCTGCCCGCGATTGCATCGAAATGGCGCGCTCTTACGGTCTCGACCCCACCATCATCGACGTTGGCGGCGGCTTTGTGCCAGCGTCCTTTGCCAAAATCGGCGCCATCGTCGGCACTGCTCTCGACACGCACTTCCCTCCCGAGTCCGGGTTCACTCTCATAGCAGAGCCGGGGCGCCTTTTCGCGGAGCGGTGCGCCCACTTGATGAGCCCCATCATTGGCAAAAAAATACAAGGCGGCGGCTTCCAATATTGGATATCAGACGGCCTCTACGGCTCGTTCAACTGCGTGCTCTACGACCATGCTCATGCACCGCTACCCATAATCATAAGCGAGCGAGAGCTTGATAGCGCAGCCCCCACAACTCCATCAAAAATAACAGGTCCTACATGCGACTCCATCGACTCCATCTTCGAAAACCTCGAGTTGCCAGACCTCAGCATAGGCGACTGGATGTTGTTCCCCAACATGGGCGCATACACATTGGCGGGCGCCTCGTGCTTCAACGGCCTACCGTTCTACAAGACTCCATCGGTCTACGTGCGGCTATCATAGAAAGCCGCGCGTTGCTGCGACTATCATAGAAAGCGGCTCGGCTCTGCACACTAACTCTTACTCTCTTTTCTCTCTGCTCGATGGATAGAGTAGCGCCATGAACCAAGCGCCCATACCCGCGCCCATCTACATGTCGGACAACATGCAGGCCGGCGTCCCCATGGCCGCCCCCGTGCCACCGCCTCCCATCCCTCCTGCTGTAATAGAGCGCGCCGCGGATAGGCGCTTCGGTGCAAAAATAAAGGCGGCGGCCTTCGTAACCATCGCGTTCTGGGTCCTCAGCTCGCAACCGTTCTTCAGTATCATGAACGGCGTCGTATGCTCCTTTTCCCTCACCGCCGCCCCGTGCGTGAGCGAGCCCGGCGGCCCACCGACCATGAAAGGCCTCGCCATCGCCGGCGTCATCCTCTTTCTGTTCACCATGTATCTCCTCGGCAGTTTCTAGCCTATCTAAACCAATCTAAACCACCAACAAGCACTCCACGGCGATTGTGTCACTTAGCTCGCGCGTCGCCCCGTCCATGTCATAGTTGTACGTAATCACGGCGCTCTTCACGTTGCGCACGAGAAAGCGACAGATGTCTTCTTTTTCATGAACGTTGTAAACATCCAACAACCCCGCCCCGTCGCGTAAGACGCCGAATGCCTCGCTGCGGTCGCGCGCATCCTGCTCATTCGTGTAGTGGCCCGAGAAAGTGCCAAACGTCGGGTCATACACCGGCCCCATGTTCAGGTCGCCGGCAACCACAACTGCACTGGCGTCATTGCTGTGCTCATTGACAAAGTCTGCAAGCTGGTGCGCCTGGTCCTTGCGCGCCATCTGGTGACTTGCTTTATCGCCGGCCTGCATGTGCGTGCCGTATATGTCGACGAGCTGCCCGTCCACGTTAACCTGGCAAAACTGCACGCCCTTCGCCGCGAAAAAGTCAACGCCGCGCCGCGTCCTATAGTGCTCCCCTGCGTGCGCCGTGATGGGGTACTTTGACAGGATAATCACGCCCGAGTCAAAGACCGTGAACCACTGCCGTCCTAGCAACTTCATGTACTTGTGCGTCGTCTTTGCGAGCAGCTCAGTCTTGTTCACAAACGCCTCGTTCAAAATCACCACGTCGTAGTTGTTCAGGTGCGGCGAAATGCGAACAGCCCGGGCACGCGAGTTGCCGTCCGTGCAACAGCTCGGCAGGTTCCACACATTGAAGAGTAGAATCGAGAGAGCTGGCATGCGGTTTTATGCGTATCTTACCATCTTCTGTGCTTCGTTCTTTAAGTAAGTGATTGTGCCGCCATAGTTAGTTTTTATCGTCGGTTGGAAATTATAGAGCGAGTGCCTGCAACCAACCCTGCGAATGAGTCTACTTGAGTTATCGAGGCTCGAAGCCCGCTTGCGGGTCGTAATAACCGAAGTCTGCGGAAGTCTCATTGCGCGCATTGAGGCATGCGAGCACACCGAACGGGACATGATTGAAAAAATTACAGCACTAGAGGACCGCGTGCGGGCCCTGATGGCGAAAGAGGAGCTGCAAAAGACAAGCGTCTCGCAGAACCCCGTTTTTGACGACGAGGAGAGCGACGGCAGCGTCTAATCAGCAAAATGCAAAATGATGCGTGGGTTATTTTGTTTGTTTTCTCTGTTTTGTCTGCTTGGGTCTTGCTTGGAACTGCGTGTGGTCTGTTTGAGTCTGATGAATGATGCGTTCGCCGTCCTTCTACTTCTTGGCCGTCACGACCTTCTTGGTCGGCTTCTTGGGCGGCGGGGGAGGCGGCGTCGGCTCGTGCTCCTCTTCCTCCTCGACCTCGCTGTCCTCGTCCTGCTCCTCCTCAACAGCCTCTTGCTCCTCCTCGTCACTGTCCTCTAGCAGCGGAGGGGCGGGAGCGGCCGGTGCGGGCGCCGTCTTCTTTGCCGCGGGTGCAGGCGCTGCGGCGGCCTTCTTCGGCGCGGCGGCCATGGTGGCGGCGACCACGTCCTCCACCAGGTCCTCGTCCTCGCTGCCACCCACGCGCTCGTCGTCGCTGTCCTCCTCAAAGTCGACATCCGCCTTGATGGCCTGCTCAATCTTGACCTTGATGGCCTTGGTCGAGCAACCGAACTTGCCGGCCGAGCTCCACACACCCGTGACCTGGAACAGCACCTGCGCCGTCGCGCCCTTGAGGTTGTCCTTGATGTCGTTGAAGTTGACCGGCTGCTTGTTCGAGTCGATGCACTCGAACTTGAAGCTGTCGGACGCCGCGTCGTAAGGCAGCTTAATCTTCAGAGTGGGCGGGTAGCGCGTCGACGGCATGTTGGTCTCCTTGTCCGTCGACACGCGAACGATGGGGGAGAACATGTTCTCGACGAACTCGCGCATGCCCTTGTAGTCGTTGCGGAACCACGCCTGGCGCTTCTCGAAGCCGGTGTCGACCACGCGCTCGCCAATCTCGTAGAGCTTGTCGTGCAGGCTCTTGACCGCCGGGTTGCGCTCAAGGTCGCGGAACGACAGGTTCATGTCGAAGCGCTTGGGACCGGTGGCCACGCGGCCGGCCTTGGTGTCCATCTCAGTGCTGTCGTTGACGCCGTAGGGCAGCGGCATGAACGGCGTCTGGATGTAGAACTTGCCGCCCATGTAGTTCAGGTAGGCCATCTTACCACCCGAGTCCAGCGTCTTCATGTCGCCGAAGCGGATGGCGGAGACGTCGATGTTCTTGGGCTTGCAGGAGATAGTGGCGGCCATTTTTGTATGTTGTTGAGTATTCCTCAACTGGAGTTCTTAAATCCTTTTGCGAACATAAGGCCGTCATTTTTTGGCGTAGGGCCCGGCACCAGCCCGCTGCCGAAACCTAAGCCGGTCGGTCGGCCCCAACCGCCCCAACCCCATCTAAAGCTCCCGCCTATCTATTAAACTAACAGATACCAGGGCGGCCATGCTAGCGCCAGCGCAAGCGCCTAATCCGCCAGCGCAAGCGCCTAATCCGCCAGCGCAAGCGCCTAATCCGCCAGCGCAAGCGCCGGCTCATGCGCCATGTGGGTTCCGGCTATACAAGAAAGGCGGCGCGGCGTGCAACAAAATCAGCGGCTGCTGCTCGCACGCTCCGCGGGGTCGCGTCCACCAGCACATATTAAACGACATGATGGGCGCTGACGCCTTGCGATGGGACTGGACGGCCGCCCCAACATACTTCGAGCGTGTCGCCCAAAAGTACGATACCCATGACGTGGCGGCGGCCCTCGAGCATGCCATCTGCAAGGGCGAACTGTGCCGCGAAGCCGCCGCCCGCGGATGCGCCCTCGACGCCCCCTCGGCCGCCGTATTTCTATGCGAATTCTTTGGGAAAATGGCCACGCTCGCCCGGCGCCCCGCATTCATGGGTGCCCTCATCGACCTGCAAAAGCGCGTGCGCGAACGCCGTATGGCCCGCGAACATGCACTCCACGGTCCGTGGGGCGCCCCTGGAGCCGCTCTTCCGGTCAACAGTTCGGACGCCTTCACGCTCGCGCCCATCGACGAGATTCCGGCGGATATGCGCTTTAGCTATGAGACGAAGGACGGCCGTCTTTACGCCTTTTCGGCGCCCGAGCTCAGCCGATATGTCAGCTCTTCTGCGGCCGCCCTCAACCCGTTCACGCGAGAGCCCCTTCCGGAGGAGGCGCAAGAACGGCTGGCAAAAATGACGAGCAAGATGTCGTTGAGCGTCCGCCAACCCATCACCGTCTGGCGCACGCCATGCGACGCCTTTGTGGACGTCCTTCACGGCTTTGAATGCATGGGCTTTTACTCACGGCTGGAATGGTTCAGCGAGCTGCGCGGCGATGTCATATACGCCATCTTTAGAGTTCTGAGCACCGACCGCCACATTCCTTCACATCTGTTCAACCTCGAGAAGCTCGACAGTGCCATGGAAGCTAGTCATATGCAAGATGGAGGCCATGATGAAGATGACATAGAAAACGAGATAGAAGACAACCTCCGTTACGTCCTCGCGCAAACGATGCGAACGATGCTACGCTACCCGTTTGCCACACAGTTCTACACAACCTGCAAGCTTTTCTTGGCGGTCGTGGTGTCCCATCCGGACCCCACCGTAGGTAACGCTCGTGACGTTTTGCCGCAGTGGCTCATCATGGGTGCACAGGCACCGTACTAGAGCGGCCGCACCAGCGCCTACGCGAGCGCCCACCGCGTCCCGCGCCTCCATCCGCCGTGTTGACGAATGTATTCATCAAAAAGCTCCTTCTTTCGCCGCATTGACTCTTTCCGCTTTGTCAACATATCCTCGTACGGGTCACTAATTTTTGTAATTTCTAGAGCCGGTAATGCTTTCCCCGCCGCCTTTTCGACCACAAAGTTCATACTCTCTATCGCGGTGCCCGTGTAAAAGCCGCTTAACCAATGCAAATAGAGGTCGCAATCGCCGTTCTTTTTCATATTAGCAACAAGCTCCTGTATAGTAAAAGCATCCGTCCAATACGTGGCAATCCGGGTTTTATGGTCTTTCACAAGCATGACACCGTTCTCCGCAACACGTGGCAGCCGAGGTAGGATATGGTTGTTCCAGAAATCCTCAAACCCGCCTTTAGGGGCCCTACATTTTGTAACAAACTCGTCCAAGAACGCTTGGTCCGCCTTGATTTCGGTACGAACTTGAAGGGGTCCCTTTATTTTACTTATGTTACCCATGTACCACGTTTTGCCATGCTCTGCTAAGTAAGCAGTTGGCAGCGAGAGCATGTCCAACCCGCATTTTACTTTACTATGGTCTTTGAAGTATATCACCCTGAGCCGTTTGAACTTTTGGAAACAGAAGCATAACGCGGCGTGCATCATACTAACGGTCCCTACACCATGTGCCAAGTCTCCAGATGCGTTACAACGCCTATCATACTCAATAGTGAAGTAGCCTTCAATAGTTCCGTCTATATCTGATATGTCCACTTGCATGCACCCCCGTTTTTTCCCACCCACAAGCACAGTTGTCATTTCAGGATGCAAATATTGAACGACCACGTAGAAAGTATTGCGACCATTGGTTATTGAAAGCGTCTCACTACGCATATCGGGCCCGGCTTCTAAATATGCAAAAGTTACATAAACGGCCGCAACAGATGCAAATGCAAATGCAAAATGCAGTTCTTTTTTGTGTTTTCTTTGACTTCCCCTCCCTTGCCTGCCTCACATCCCATGCTCGACCTCCACCTCGATTCGGCTCAGCAGCGACGAGTTGGATTCGCGAAGCATGTCTCCAACGACCAGCTGCATCGACAGGAGCATCTCGCCATACTTGCCAGGCTTGTCCTGCAACTCGTAAGAAATCTGCATGTTTGCCATCTTCTTGATAGACCCGACGAATGCCGGCTTCTCCGTGATGTGTAACACGAACCGCAGCGACACCACGTCGTCCGCATTCACACGTGCAGACACCTGGTTCATGGCATTCACCACCGAGAACCCGGACTCCGGCAAATGAAACGTGTAGAGAGTGACGTTGCGCATTGTTGCTCGGCGGGCGGTTTGGCTTACTCGCGGCTTGATTGGCAGGCTGACTTGGGTCTCTGAGTTATCTACAAAAACAAACACCATATGCGTCGTCATTTTTCGTGCGCCGCCCATACACGGCGTTGCTGGCACCCGGTGCCGAGCCCTAGCGCTGCGGAGCCCGTCTCTAAACCGCAAGCGTAAACGATTACACGAGCGCCTAAGATATCTCCTTTACCATGTTCCATACTTTGATTTGACCTGTTGGAATGTGAACGGTGCGCGCAACCTTGTATCCTTGTCTCATGTACCATCGCTTAAGTCGTTCATCACCAATTGCATCTAAAAACATACGTTTGTAATTGTTTGCAATAGCATATTCCTCAATAAGAGCCATCAAAACTCCACCGTCGCGTGCAGTCGGTCGCGAACATATAAGCTCTATGAAAAGGGAGTCTTCAGGATAATAGCGGCGGCCCAAGATAAAGCTGTGAACAAAGACCGTATTTGGTCCCCGTTTCTTTTGACCGATTTGTGCAATGGGTGCAAATCTAATATATCCGAATTGTGCATTTTGTAAACTTTGTAGCACAACATCGCGGTTTAGCACTCCTCTACACACTGACTCGCCTTGGTCTTTTATTGATTGCATAATGTGAGTTGCATCTGCTCCTTTTTGGAAAAAGGCGTAATCTGCCATTATTATAGCTACTATCCTTGTTCTTTTTATTCTATCAATTTTTGTGGCGCAAGTGAAACTTACAAAAAATGGTTCCCGTCACCGGTTCTTTACGACAAAAGCCATTGCGTGTCCGGCTGCAGTGCGCACACTTATAACGAAAGCATCCATTGGCAAGCGCGACTTTGTTTGCACGCCAAGCAATAGATGCGGCATCGAAATCTATTTTTGCATCCATTGGTGTCCGGTGTGTCCGGTGTGTCCGGTGTGTCTGGTGTGTCCTTATTCTTAATCCCGTTTAAACGCTGCGTGGCTACGGCCATTGCCTCACGAACGACCCGAACTGCGCGTCTTGAAACACCATGCCCGTGTTGCGCGTGGCCCACCCGGCGTCCTCTTTTGCGACGGGGTCGGGGAAGAGCGTCCCGTTCCATACATACCACTTGAACGGGCACGGCTCTTGCTTGAAGACGGCCGCCTTCATCATGTCTATCAGCATGCAGTCAATCGTCCGCACGCCCTCGGCCGCCCCTAGGAGCGCCGCCATGCAGGCCTGCGCCCCCTCTTGCGTGATGACATAGGCGTGCGTGCAAAATACCGGCGTCCTGAGGATGTGCGACTTGACCATGACGTCGATTTGACTGCCCATGTAAAGCAAGTCATAGTCCTTCGGCGTCGCCTCGAAGTACTTGGCCGCGAGCGGCTCCCACATATAGTGAAACGACACGTCGTCCTCAAACACCGTTGCAAAGTCAATATTGTTGTCTATGATGTGCTTCCACAAGTCCATATGCGAGAGGAAGCAGCCTTGCTTGCCCTTGTACTCGACGAACTCGGCGTCCGTGGGGTCAAACTTCGGACTCCCGTAACGCGCCCACCCGGCCGCCAGCGCCGCCGCATCCCGAGCGTCCACGGCATTCCACCGAGTGACAAAAGAGAACCCGGCGTCGTGTATGCGTTTCTTTGAGATTTTTAGGCGGTCCTTACACTCGCTCATGTTGATGATGAACGCCGGACCGTCCTTCACGTCTTGCCATGTTGCGGGTTGCACCATCGCGCTTGAGTGCTTTTCCCTATCATTTTATGGCTTCTTTTAAATGCCCGCCGCGTCCCATCGCGCCTCAATCCAATCCACGTCGAGGACGGGCAGCTTCGGATGACACTCCCAGAGCCGCGTCTTTAAGAAAGTGTGCACCTTGAACTTGGACGGATAGAAATGGCGGCAGCCGTGGGCGTCTGCAATCATGAAGGCACGAGCGTCCGGCGGGAGCAGGTTCACAGAAGACGGCGGCAGAATGGACAGCAGTTGGACCACCGGTTTAACGAACTCGCTTGCGCCATGGGCAACCGCAACACTTGAGCGCGCCCCTGCGTCCTCGAGCGCGACTCTCTCGGCCTGGAGCGTGTTGACCAGGTCGCGCACAGACGGCGCGTACCCGTATGGGTAAAACCACTTGGCGTCCTTCGGCCGGCGGGTGTAGTAGTTGAATACCCACGACATGCCTTTTAGATACGCCATCGTGCTCTCCCGCATCACTTGCGGCACATTAGCCCGGCGAATGTCGAACAGTCCCATGTAGTAGGTCATGCGCCAGTTGTTTGCCCCGACCGGCGGGTGCGCTATCGCGTGCGCCACGGGGTCCCGATTACGCGGCAAGCTCGGATAGAACTCAATCATCTCGACCGGCTCGCGGGCATGGCTGCGCTTCTCGACATTGGCCACGCACGCCTCGTGCACCCGCGAGTCCTCCACCACGGCCAAGTCTTCCATGAGCGCGGCGAGCATGTCACAGTCTATCGAGCCTGTCCCGCCCACAAGCTCCCGCCCCGGGAAGCCCTTGCGAATGCGCCCGTATGCCTGCAACACAATCTCGAGCCCCTCGTTTTTGAGCGTCAGAGCCGGCAGCGGCGGCAAGAAGTCGTTGCCAAGCAAGAAGCACAGCACGATGTATGTCTCAATCCACTGCCGGGCCTCGTCGTTGTACGTAGCTTCCGTGTCTCTCATCGCATCGTCGCTGACCGGCCACTTATAGTGTTGACGGACACTTGCCAGAATGCCGGCACGCAGGCCGTCGATGTTGACATAGATGAACGGTCCGCTTGCAACATTGACCCCGCCTGGAATGCCGGCTTGGGCGGCCTCCCGCATCAAATAGATGTTACGACGGTGCGACACGAGCGACAACATGATGAGGTCGGCGTCGAGGCCGTAAATAAGAACGGGGCCGCCGACGCCACTGCCTCCCTCTCCGTCTTCGAGCCGCTGGAATATCTTGCCAGCTTTGTCTTCGAGCCGCTGGAATATCTTGTGCTCGCCTTCGCCGGGCTCATCGGCAGGTGACACCCACATGTTCCCTTGGCCACGGGCGCGCTCCCGCAAGTGCCGCGCCATCACGTCCATGAACGCCGTTCCGGGAGAGATGGCGCATGTATCCCAAGCAGGCCCGGCTGGCCCGGCATCTGCAACAGGCCCAACACCGGACTCCCTCTCCAGCAGCGTGCGAAACATGCCCATGAAGCGCCGCTTGCGTTGTTGCATCATCTTGGCCCGCGGGGCAACGCCATCGAGACAGACGCCAATTTCGCCAATAGACGCGCCCGACTCCGCGCCCCCACCAATCTCTTTGAGTAGCCAATCGAGGTAGGCAATCGTCTCGCTCGCGATTATCTCATCGTTCAGAGCCTGCCCGTTAGCGCCCAGCTTTTGGACGGCCTGATAGATGGCGCCGTTGAAATCCAGGTACAGGCCGGACGGCTTGGCGGGCGCCTTATGCAAGAGAATGCCAGGATACGTCCGAGTAATCACATAAAAGTAGAACGGGATGCCCATTTTTTCTTTGTTAGCAATAACACTTGCCCTCGGGCTTAAGTGGTGTGAGAAGTAACGATGGTGCCTAGCACACCGGCACTCCTTTTTTTCTGCGTCATCAAATAGAACCTCTTAGACTCAATATAAACGATGTCCCTCGGTGCCGTCTTTGCCAGTGTGCCGCAATCCAAGTTGGCTGGTCTGACCATCCTCCTGACCCTTGGCCTAATCTCGGTCTTCATCCTGTTCGGCAAGGACAAGATTTCCTTCGGCCAAAAGCTGGCCATCGTCCTGCTGCTGGTGCTGCTGGCGCTGCCCACCATCCTGCTGACGCTGTTCCAAATTAACTGCGTCGTGACGGGTGCCGGCCTGTCTAACCAACGCTGGTGGTGCTCGCTGTACGCCTGGATTGTCGCCGCGCTGATTGTGTTCTACTGCATCATGCTAGTGTTCGTCAGCATCACGTCCTTCGCCAAGGGCGAGAGCGTCCTATCCAAGGACGCCGCCCACCAAGCGGCCGATGTGATGACCCGCGAGTTCTTCAGCACCATGGAGGAGGAGGAGGCCCCGCCGGCCGACGACGACTCTGCCCCTGAGACCATGGACATGCCGTCCGTCGACGTCCTAGGCGGCGCCGCTGGCCTCCTGAAGAAGCGCGAGGGCTTCACTTCGCACACCCCCAAGAAGCACGAGGGCTTCACTTCGGGCGCCCCCAAGAAGCCGACCGTTCCCGACGCCTTCATGGACTACGACGGTGCCGTCAAGGAGGAGGAGCAAGTCGAGGGCTTCGCCTCGGGTGGCTACGCCGCGTTCTAATTCCGATTAGACCGTTCCGTTTATTTTTACAATTTTTGAATATGCAAAACCAACCAAAAATAAGCCAACACCCCACTATCGTTTCTTTCGCAAGCCGCACGTTACGCCGTACGTCACACCGCCGCCGATTGCGACGCCAACGACCAATATTATAAAGAGCAATCCCCAGGAGGTGCCCTCGCTTGCGTGCGCGCCCGCGCCATCGACATGAGCATGAGGCGCCTCCCCGCCACACTGTGCGCAAACGGACGGGAACGCCGGCTTCTTGCCGAGCGCGACTGTCTCCCAGTGCTTGCGTGCGGCGCTCATGGCCATGGGCGCGGCGCCGCCACCAATATCTTTGGCGACCTCGTTGTGCAAGCCAACGCACCACTCAATCAAGTGGTCGCGCGTGAGCACCTCGTTGCCGAGAGGATGCCGCGCCAGCACCTGCTGCAAATGGTCCGCGCACTTTCCGCACGGCAGCACGTGCGCCAAATGCGCAAAGAACGCCCGATAATGGCCGCGCGCCTCGGCGCTGATGCTCATCGGCGCGCCCTCGCACATCAGATGCAGCGCCGCCCACGTATACGGCCCCCAAATCTTCGGGTCGACTCCCATTGGTTATTGCTTATATAAACCGGCACTCTAATATATGCTATATGATTTAAAGAGTTGCGGCGATTAGCATAAGAGAAACTACTTGCGCATCGCATCCATGGAGTCACTAAAGGGACCACCACCAGGCTTCCCGCACATCGGGAAGATGCACACCTGTCGCAATTGCGGCCTCATCGGCCACCTATACAAAGACTGTCCCCACCCCATCATGAGCTTCGGAATCATCTGCTATAGGCGTACGCCGACCGGTCTCGAGTATCTCATGATACAGCGCAAGGACAGTCTGTCGTTCATGGAGTTCATCAGGGGCAAGTACGACAACCACGACGTTGCCTACATCTCGCAGCTCCTATCGCACATGACGGTGGGCGAGCGGAACCTGCTCCTGACATCGTCGTTCAACGACCTGTGGAACCACGTGTGGTACCAAGCGTTCTTGCCCCGCCACACGCAAGAGTTCTACGAGGCGCGCAATAAGTTCGAGAGCCTGGTCAAGGGCTTCACGGCCGGTGCGCCCGCGGCCTACACCAATCTCGAGCGCCTCATTAAAAGCTCGCGCACGGAATTCAGCGAGCCCGAGTGGGGCTTCCCCAAGGGCCGGCGTCGCCTGCGCGAGGAGGACCTAGATTGCGCCGTGCGCGAGTTTTGCGAGGAGACCGGCTTCAAGAAGGACGACCTGCGCATATGCAAAGACATCAAAGAATTCAGCGAGGTGTTCTACGGCACCAATGCGATATTATACAGCCACGTCTACTTCTGCGCCGAGATGGTCGGCGACTCGTCCAAGGCCATCCTCGTCGACCCCACGAATATCAATCAGGCGCGCGAGGTCCGGCAAATCCTGTGGTTCTCTGCGGACCAGGTCATGAGGCGCATCCGCAACCACAACCGCGAGCGCAAGGCGCTGTTCGGCTCGGCACACAGCATCCTCGCGGAAAATACACATACGCAGACGCAGCCGCAACCTCCGCGCAACCTAAATCCGCATGCACCGGCGTACACCTATTTTCCCACCAACACGGACGCCGCCGATGCATACGCAAAAAAGGAGGGCACAAGCTGCGGCTACTTAAGGCCAGACGCAGCACCTTGGATACCAGGAGAGCGGTTCGTTTTCGGATTCAGTAATTACATTGTACCTAATCATGGCATCGTCCCACGATTCCAAGGTACTTCCCTTTGAGCCAAGCCCTGCCATGGCCATCGTGTTCGACACGGAGACAACGGGCCTGCCGCCGTGGCACCGCGACCCACAGCGCCTATCGGATTGGGACGGCTGTCGTCTCGTCCAAATGGCATGGACGGTCATTGGCGGCCCTTCGGGCAGCACCACCAGCACCAGCACCAGCAGCGCCAACCTTTCTAGTTATAATGCACTCATCAAGCCCCAAGGATTCACGATTCCTGCAAAGGCAACCGAAATCCATGGCATCACTCTAGAGCGCGCAACCGCCGAGGGCCGCGACATCGAGGAGGTGCTGCATGCATTTCAAGTCGTCCTAGAGCGGTCCCCTAATGCCACCCTTGTGGCGCACAACATCGAGTTCGACATGGCGCTCGTAGTCACAGAGGCGAAGCGGCTCGAAATGACACGCCTCCTCTCGCTGCTCGAGACCCTTCCCCAACATTGCACCATGCTCACGGCAGTGGGCAACACAAAGCGCCGTTGGCCAAAGCTGTGCGTCCTATACAAGGAGCTCTTCGGCGCCGAGCCCGAGGGCACCGCCCACGATGCCATGTGGGACGTCGTGACATGCGCTGAAATTTACAAACATCAGGCGGGCCTTCTATGAGCCAAGCAAAGCAAAGCCAACAAAAACCCAAAAAACCAGCCCCGCCCCATTTATTTGTTTTTGTTTTTCACATCTCAGAACACATCACGCTGACATCCACGTGTATGGGCTCTTCCATAAGTTTATCGACGTCAACATTCAGCCGCTCGAACAGCAATTCGTCCAAGATTTGATGAAGAACGTCCTGTAGAACGCGCTCGTGCTTCCACCGTAGCATGTGCTCGATATCGCACTCGACGTCCTGCGGCCCGCGCGAAAACACTTGTACGCCGTTTCGGCCCACGGTGTCGTTCTCGGCAAAGCTCCAAGTAAAGAGGACCGAGTGGTCACTCTCTTTGAAGACGGTGATTGCATGCGAGACAATCTTGATGGTCGGGTCGCACTCGTGCGCTGCTTTGGTTCCGAAGGGCGCGAATGAAAAGGGCGACCCTACGATGGCCCGTACATAGATGAGCTTATGCGTGTTTCCGCCGAAAGGAAACCCGGTGAGCGTCACCGTCTGGTGAGTGCCCACGTTGACAACATGCGCGTTCGCAAAGACTTGGCCTTCCCGCATTTTTGAGCCTTGGTTGGTCTTGGCCCGGTCATGTAAGGTCACTTTTTCATATGGGCCTGGACAACTCGTTGCTAGGCACAAAATTACAAAAATAAATGGGCTTAGCCTACCAAGTTAGCCTACCGAGTATGTGGCTACCAAGTCACAGTCACGGAGTCTGTGGCTACCAAGTCACAGTCACGGAGTCTATCACGGAGTCTGTGACTACCACGTCACAGTCATGCCGTTCGGGAACCACGACTTCAGTATGACGTCGAGCTCTTGCGCAATGTCATCGGGCGTGCGGCCCTCGATGTCAATCACGAACACTCGCATGCCCGTGCGGATGCCCTCGACATACGCCGCCTCGTGGTACGAGTGCAGCGACTTGAGGTACTCGGGCGTGATGGCCGCCTCGCAAGGACGCCCGCGCGTAAGGATGCGGCGGGCGCACGCGTCCGGGTTCGACCGCAAGTAAATGTAAAGAATCGGCTGCCACATGTCCATGGCTTTTGCATACATGTCCGTGAGGATGGTCTGCTCCGTTGTCGTGAGCGAGCCGTTTGCAGTGTTGGCGTTCACGAACACCATGTTTTGAAAGTAGGGCGAGCGCTCCATCAGCATGACCTTCGTGCTGGCGCTCTTTGGCTGAATCCAGCACCGGTCTAGCCACACCCGGACTTGAAACTCGAAGGCGCTCTTGCGACTCTCATATAGATTATGCAGATACGGCACCCATTTGTGCACGGGCTCGAGGTCCACTGGCCACCCATGTTTGGTGTGCAGCAGCTTCAGGAGCGTCGTCTTGCCGCATCCGATGTTGCCGTCGATGGTTAGGAGCGGCATGTTATCTTCGCACTTCGTTGGCGCGGTTGTGAATAAATGTTTTTTACGAAGCTCCAGTTGCTCGGCGTAGAAGTTAATTTTTATTTGAGAAAGGGGGAGCAACGGGCAAGCTTATCTTAAGCCAATATAATCCGCAAACCTCTAAATGCCGTCTTCGTGGCCTTCTTCACGTCCGAAACCCGAAGGACGGTGGTGCCGGTGACTAGTGGATGCAAGAACGCCGTAATCCGCCCTTCAATTTTTTCGGTGATGAGCGCGACCACGCCGGACTTCTTGCGCATGCTCTGGTCCTTCAATATGAGGTCGACCTCTTTCTTCACGGCCGCGTGGATGGAAGAAGTGCAGGCCGCCGCACTTAACGCGCCGCCTGTAATTGCGTGCTCCGCCCGCGCGACGCCGCTCCCAAAGTCCACCTGCGCCGCATTGGTACCGGCACCATTCCCCGAGCTGTAGGCACTCGCCATAATCCCGGTGGTGTCCATACCCTTGCCGCCCTTCTGGCTGCCCTTCCGACTTCTGCATAATATTTCTTCAACAGAGGCCACATGCTTCTCTGTCACCATCTTGCAACCGTTCACGATGGCCGTCACAGTGACCATAGATACGTACGAGAAAACGGCCTCAGCGATGGCGCGCTGTGCGGCGTCCGACACTTGGGCGCTCGGCTTCCTAGATGCTAAACACGCGCGGAACATTGCTCTTTCTCGCACTCCTCTTACTATTGAAATAGCTTAGAATATTCTCGAGCTCGAAGATAGAGGCGATAGTAAAGCGCAATGTCATACACACAGAACTTTGCTCCCGTATACGAGCCGAGCTATATGCCGGTCAACAACGGTCGCGTCGATGCGCTCACGCCCTCCTACCCCGTCTTCATCGAGCAAGGCTCTAGCGGCGCACCAGGCTCCCGCACGGCCGCCCCGGCCTGCTTCTCGCGGTCCGCCCGCGCCGGTGTGCACGAGACCACGCCGCTGAACGAGCTCTACTTCTCGAACGAGAACTTGCTGGCGCTGCAAGAGGGCATCCGTTACCGCGTGTGGGTCGAGAGCAACGGGCGCTTCAAGATTGGCCATCAGAACGAGCGCGAGCTCACTATAGTCATGCGCTCCATCTACTACCAGAACGCCCGCCATTCGCCCAACGACATCGTCGGCCAAGTGCGCGAACTCAACGCGATCGTGCTCAAGTGGGCGGTCCCCGAGATTATGAGCAACCTGCAGCAGCACGAGCAATACAAAAAAGACATCAGCCAGCTGCCCATCCCCATGCCGCGCGCGCCCATGGCCACCATGAAGGGCACACGGAGCTTGGAGCTCACCAAGCTGAGCTAAGCTAGGCCAAACTCACCAAGCTGTCTTGAGACAAGTGCTAAGCCAAACCAAACTCACCAAGCTGGCTTGAGACAAGTGCTAGGCCAATCCAAACTAACCAAGCAGCGCTAAGCTAGGCCAATCCAACCCTCTTTTTTCTCACGAACAAGTAGTGTTTATAATCAGATTTACCATGGCCAGCGCAGAGTACGACATGGAACTTACAGAGGCGGAGAAGACGTCCTTCGAGGGCAAGAAGTCGCGGCTCTTCAAGGCCACCATCGCCGTCTCGGTGGTGTACGGCGTCATCTCGCTCGGCATCCTGATTGCCATCTTCTCGAGCGATGCCGCGCGTGCGCTCCTCACGGGCACCATGGCCCCCTTCACCATCACGTTCGTCATCGGCATGTTCTTGATTATCATGTGGCTCGTCATCGAGATTTACGACTTCAAGCCGGTCAAGAACGCCGCGGTCGAGCGCGACCCGTTCATGTGCCCGGACTACTACACCCTCGAGCGGACGCCCGAGGCGACGCTGGAGCGTGCCCCGGCCGAGCTCAAGGGTCAAATGGCTTTCCGTTGCGTCCCCAAGCCCGAGCTCTTCCCGCCCGCGCAATTCTCCAACATGCCGGCGTTCACCGGCTACACCGTCGCCGACGTTCTCAACCACGCCACGGACGGCATCAACACCAAATTGACTAACGCCGCGGACAAGCTGACTTGCAAAAACATCTACCCGGCGTTCTTGCACTCCAAGGACGTCCTCAAGAACAAAGACGAGACGAACAAGTACCGCTGCGAATTCATCGGCAAGAACGGCTGCAACACGGTCAACTGGACGTCGGTGTGCCCGCACCCCAAGCAGTAGGCATTCCAAGCAATAGCTTGGCCCTCGCACACGCGCACCTGCACCACCCCCCGGGCCCCAATTTTATTTTTCGTCCAAAAAATGAGCGTCCCGCCGCCCACTTAAACAATAACAACTCCCTGATAACAGCAGCCAACATGCGGGTCCTTAAGCGCACCGGTATTTACGAGGACGTCTCTTTCGACAAGGTTCTGCGGCGCATCAAGCACTTCTGTGACAAGCTAGAGCACGTCGATGCCAGCGAGATTGCACAGAAAGTATGCAGCCGCATCTACGACGGCGTCAAGACGAGCGAGCTCGATGAGCTGGCCGCCCAGATGTGCTTCTCCATGAGCACAGAGCACCCCGACTTCGGCACCCTCGCCGCCCGCATCATCATCAGCAACCACCACAAAAACACGGCACCGTCCTTCAGCGAGACCGTGGCGACGCTCTTCGCCAACAAAGACATCCATGGCAACCCCGCTCCGCTCGTGAGCGACGAGCTCTTCTTAACAATGCAAGAGCACACGGAAGCCCTCGATGCGGCGATTGACTACGAGCGCGACTATCTGTTTGACTACTTCGGCTTCAAGACGCTCGAGCGTTCTTACCTGCAGAAGGTCGGCGGCCGTTCTATCGAGCGCCCCCAACACATGTGGATGCGCGTGGCCCTCGGCATCTGGGGGCGCAACATCAAGGGCGCCCTCGAGTGCTACAACTATATGAGCGAGCGCTTCTACACGCACGCGACGCCGACGCTCTTCAACGCGGGCACGCGTATGCCGGCCATGTCGTCGTGCTTCCTCCTCGGCATGGAGGATAGCCTCTCGGGCATCTACAAGACCATCAGCGACTCAGCCATGATTTCGAAGGGCGCCGGCGGCATCGGCACCCACGTGCACAACATCCGCGCGCGCGGCAGCTACATCCGTGGCACGAACGGCCAGTCGTCGGGTCTCATCCCCATGCTGCGAGTCTACAACGCCACCATGCGCCACGCCAACCAGGCCGGCCGCCGTCTGGGCAGCGCCGCCATCTACGTCGAGCCGTGGCACGCAGACATCTTTGACTTTGTGGCGCTGCGTCGCAACACTGGCAGCGAGGAAGAGCGTTGCCGCGACCTCTTTCTGGCGCTCTGGGTCCCCGACTTGTTCATGGAGCGGGTCCAGAACAACGGCACGTGGTCACTCATGTGCCCTGACGAGTGCCCCGGCCTCGCGGACGTCTTTGGTCCCGAATTCAAAGAACTCTACGAGCGCTACGAGCGCGAAGGCCGCGCACGCAAGACAGTCAAGGCGCAAGAGCTGTGGACCGAGGTGCTCAAGAGCCAAATCGAGACGGGGACGCCCTATATTCTATACAAGGACGCCTGTCAGAAGAGCAACCAAAAGAACCTGGGCGTCATCAAGTCGAGCAACCTCTGCGTGGCCCCGGAGACCAAGATTCTGACCGACAAGGGCGAGGTCGTTATCAAGGACGTCGTCGACCAAGACGTCAACGTATGGAACGGCAAGCAGTTTTCAAAGACCCGCGTCACAAAGACGGGCGAGAACCAAGAGCTCATGCACATCGTGTTCAGCACTGGAACGACACTTGACTGCACACGGTACCACAAGTTTTACGTGGATGGGGACAATGCGCCCGTGGACGCGGAGAAACTCCATCCCGGTGCTCGTTTGAGCTCGTTCGCAATGCCCAATGGGTCGCGCCAAGATGTGACTGTCGCTCTCATTGATAACCTGGGCCGCCGCGACGACACCTATTGCTTCAACGAGCCGCTCGAGCACAAGGGCGTCTTCAATGGCATCCTCACTGGCAACTGCTCCGAAATTCTAATTTACTCAGACGAGAACGAGTACGGCGTTTGCAACCTAGCGTCCGTCGTTCTGCCGTCCTTCGTCAAGCAACACCCAGAGCCCACCTTCGACTACGACAAGCTGCACGAGGTCGTCAAATTCGTCACGCGCTCCATGGACCGCGTCATCGACCGCAACCACTACCCGGTGCCCGAGACGCGCCGCTCCAACATGCGCCACCGCCCCATCGGCATCGGGATTCAGGGCCTCGCGGACGTCTTCATCCAGCTGCGTCTGCCGTACGACAGCCCGGAGGCCCTGGAAGTCAACCGTCTCATCGCCGAGACCATGTACCACGCGTCGCTCGAGGCCAGCAACGACCTTGCACGTGAGCGCGGCGAGGACATCGCGCGCATTGCTTATCTACAAGAAACCCAAAAGACGCAAGGCGGCATCCTGCGCGAGGACATTGCCGCCGAGCTGCGGTTGCTCGCAGAACGCACGGTCGTCACGGACGAGGAGCGCACTCTCGCAGAGGCTTATCCCATGTGGCGCGGCTCCTACAGCACGTTCGGCACCTCTCCTACGGCCGCTGGCACCCTGCAGTTCGATATGCATGGCGCAAATGCCGCCCCAATCACAACACCTGGGCGCTATGACTGGGCGGCCCTCAAGGCGGCCATCGGCGCGCACGGCCTGCGCCACTCTCTGCTCATCGCCCTCATGCCCACGGCGTCCACGAGCCAAGTCATGGGCAGCACCGAGAGCTTTGAGGCCATCACAAGCAACATCTTCCAGCGTAGGACGCTCGCCGGCGAGTTCGTGGTCGTGAACAAGTACCTGGTGCGCGACCTCGTCCAACTGGGCCTATGGAACCGCGCGCTCAAGGACCGCATCATCGCCGGCGACGGCAGCGTCCAGAACATCCCCGAGATTCCCGACGACATCAAGGCACTGTACAAGACCGTGTGGGAAATCAGGCAGCGCGTGATTATCGACCACGCGGCCGCCCGTCAGCCGTTCGTCTGCCAGACGCAGAGCATGAATCTGTACGTGGAGGACCCAGACATGGCCAAGATGACCAACATGCACTTCTACGGTTGGCGCAGCGGCCTGAAGACGGGCTGCTATTACCTGCGGTCCAAGGCCAAGGCCAAGACCATGAGCTTCTCGCTCGACCCGTCCGTGAGCCGCGGGAACAATGCGGTTGCCAAAAAAGACCCGGCGGCGCCTGACGCAAACAACGCAGATGATGCCGCAGCATGCCGCCGCGACAACCCCGAAGGCTGCGTGATGTGCAGCGCATAGGCTAGCCGTTAATGGCAACATATGTGAGCGGCACACTGTTCACAATGTCAATAACACCGTCCTTGACGTTAATTGTGTAAGGTTTAGGGGTCGCATCTCCTCGCACAACGCCAATATCCGAAAGCATATGCAATACATTTTGCACATGGCTCTCACTCGCAAGAAAAATGCGCACGTCTTTTGACGGCTCACTCAACATTTTGCAAACAACATACACATCCATGAGCTTTTGAAACATTTCGGCAAAGAAAAGATGTAAATTTTCAGATTGACTAGAGAATGGGGTCAATGCATACTCCTGTACGGCCCTTACATGACTCGGGTCCATTTTACGCATGACCATGTGAATCGGGTTTTGCGTTTTAGGAAGACCCAAGTCTTCGAACTCACTTATTGATTTTTGAAACCACACAGGCATCGGCTTCGTGTCATCAATGAAAGCATGCAAAAGACGAAAGCACCGGTCTCTCGAGGACATGTTCTTGAACACCTGACGTTCGAAACGCTTAAGGACGCTGAAAATGGCGGACGCCTTTCCCGAATCCGGCATATCTTCTCGATACTTGAATAGAATTCCGTAAATTTGAATAAATGTAAAGTAATTGATGATACAGTCGAACAGAAGAAATGGCATACGGCGTCTAACGTCAATTAGAGTGAGCCCATTGTGTTGATTTGACAAAGCACGCCGTGCAAGGTCTTTCGACGGGCATTTTGTACTAGAGCTTGCCATGAAGCCAAGCTCGGCGAAGTCGTTTGCTTCGAGCCACACATGCAAATTCATACTTTTGATGGCATCGTTCACATAGACGCTTGAGTTTGGTGGCTTTTCTCCTCCATTATACTCATGGTTTTCGCCAATCAAGTACCATGGACCGCTCACAGTTGTGATGCGATGTAAAACAGTTGGGCCGTGAATGACATTATGCTCTTCCATGCTTAGTGCTATTAACACACTTACAAAAACAACGAAGAGAGTTGAACGTTGAGGTCTGGTCCTGTATCACGCTCTCACATAATCACGCGACCATTCGATTTCTTTTGCTCGTCCATGCTCGCCCACATGTTCATTGCATGCGCCATTTCGTGCATGGCGGGGAAGGCCGTGAACTTCTCGTGAATGAAGCGCAGCGCCTCCTCTACGTCAATAGTGTTGGCGTGCACGGCACCCGCGCCGTCTTGGTACTTGAACTTCAGCTTCATGGACGTTATGCCCGTGGCGTACGTGTTGAGCGCAAAGGCCAGCGTCTTCACCAGGTCCAGGCGCGCATCGTCCGGCGTGAAGCCGGCCTCCTCGATGAGGTCGTGCTTGTCCGCAATGAAGCCGTCGAACCATTGATGGACGTTGTTCTCGAGCTCCTTGCCAGGGTGCAGCAACTCATTCAGCAAGTAGTACGCCACTTGGTTTTGCTCCTTGGTGTTGCCCGCCGCGCCCGGCTTCATGTAACGCATGAAATCCGTGTTCGACTTGAAGAGCGGCAGCACCTCGCGGCACATGCGGCGCATCTTGATGAGCATCTTCAGGCCAAAGACGTCGGCGGCGCCCCACGGACTCATGAGGTCCACCTTGATACGGTCGGGCGCCTTCAAGTCGCGGAGCAGGGCCTCTTGTTGCGCTGGCGCGGAAGCTTGCACCATGACTTTCAGGTAGAGACGCAGCGGCGATGTGTAGTACTTGGTCGCGAGGAGCATGTTCATGCTCGTCTGGTTCGTGCGACGGTCGATGAGGCGCAGCACACGCTCTTGGAGGGCGACTTCCTTGTCCTTGCGCTTGCCGGAGTTGCTCGAATTGCTAGCACTTGCACTCGCAGAGCTCGCACTTGCACTCGCAGTGTGCGAAAGGCGCACCTTGCGCTCGAGGCTCGCGAGCTCCGACAGGTGACCCTTGGACGGCAGCGACTCCAAGCTCGACGCCGCAGAGCCTGAGGCAGACTCCTCGCTCATGGCGTCATCAAGAGCGCCTTTGTATTTGCGAAGTGTGGCAATGGTGGCCATCTGACTCAGCTACTACTTCTAACACTATTCTATCTATTACATGAAAAAGAGAATAGTAAGTGCGTCTTGTGTAAGAAACTCTGCGATATGGTTAATAGGGTGGGTAGGCGCCCCTCCAATCACAACATAGGCGCGCATGGCGCTCGCAACTCTGCCTCGACCGCCAAATCCGCCGACGGTCTTCGTGCTCGATTGGGACGGCACGATTGCCGGGCGCGTGGACTACCAGTCCCAGCGGTACTCGTTGCAGCAGGTCTTGCGCAAGCACGGGTACTCTTACGGCAATCAAAAAGCCAGTGCGGTGCCGGCAGCCTTTCAACCTGGCCACGGGCTCATTCGTCCCTACCTCGTCGACTTTATCAACACAGTGCGGCGCATGACGGACGACAACTGCTATTTCTTCATCTATACGGCCAGCGAGCGGCGGTGGGCGACGCAAGAAATCGCGTGGGTGGAGCAGACACACGGCATCCGATTTGCGCGGCCCATCTTTGCGCGGGACAACTGCATCGTGGACAGCGGCGGCAACTACCGCAAATCCCTGAAGAAGATATGGCCGCGCATCCTACGCGTCGTCACCAAGAACTATCCCATGACGATGCGCGAGAAGGAGCACATGCTGCATCGCCGGACGGTGCTCATCGACAACAATGCAGTGTATGTCGATTACACGGACAAGCTGCTTCTCTGCCCGGACTACAATTATCTGGTTTTCGAGAATCTGCTCGATGCGCTCCCGCCACCGGCCATGAGCCATCCCGTCATTCGCCAACACTTGCTGAGCCTCGCTAACGACGGCCTCTTGTGCCCGAGCACAATGCAGGCGATGCAGCACACTGGCGGCGGCGGAAGCCATCATGTCCCACCCATCATGAAGCGCATGTACAGCGAATACCGCTGGCTCAGCGCCAAGTGCCAGTCTGTGATAGAGGCAAATGCGGCATACGAGCGCGACGAGTTCTGGCATCTGTTGCGAAAGCTCCTCATAAAAAACAGCATTCGGGACTATCCGCCCGACGTCGTGGCGCAGCTTCAGCACCTCATTTGGAAACGCTACCGTACCGACAAGCACTGTTCAATGAATGCGGGTTATTCGGGCAAACAAAAACCATTTAAAGACAAGAGCTCTTATGTTGAAATACGGTAATGAAATGCAGGCCGTCGCATCAAAAGTTGCTTGCAACCACTACAATGTCGACGACAGCACCTTGCGACGATGGGCCCGTGAAGGGGTCGTTCCGTTTGAAAAAACAGTTGGTGGGCATTATCGATACCTCCTCCCGATTGCAAACAGTAGGAACACTGACACCAGCGACCGCAACCTTAAGCCCTACATCATCTACGCCAGAGTCAGCTCCAAAAAGCAAGAAGCTGACCTCGCGCGTCAAGTCAAGTATTTGTCCTCCATCCACAGCGACTACTCCATCGTCAAAGACGTTGGCTCCGGACTCAACTACTCGCGGAAGGGATTTCAAACCATATTGGAACAACTATTTAGCGGAAACGTCAAGCGCGTTGTGGTTGCCCACCAAGACCGCTTTACACGCTTCGGATTTGACTTCTTCCAATGGTTGTTCCAACACTTTGGAGCCGTATTGGACAGTGTGGACAGAAACACCCGGTCAAGAGAAGAGGAGCTGCTTGGAGACGTCATGGAAGTGTTCACCGTCTTTACCGCCCGCTACTACGGCCGACGCAAGTATGCTGCGGACAAAGAAGATGAGGATTTACCCGAACAAGGAGCAACGTGAAATTTTCAAGGCGTGCTTTGGCGCATCAAGGTTCTTTTACAACAAGGCTGTGAGCGACATCAACGAGTCGTATGCTGCAAAAAAGAGGGTGTTTGAGGAACATCCAACATGTATTCACTGCGACAAGGGAAAGGAGGAAAACATGTGGACGTGTGCAGCGCATGCAAAGAAACCGCCTGCGTGGAACTTGGGCATAAGCTTTTACAACCTTCGTTCCAAAGTGATGAGCAGCGATAAGGATGTTGATGAATGCATGCAGTGGCAAACGAGCGTGCCTTATGACACCCGGCAAATGAGTGTGAACGACGCATTCAAGGCCTATAAAACATCGCTTGCCCTGCTAAAAGCTAAGCACATAACCCATTTTACGCTAAAGCCCAAGACCAAGAAAAACGTTCACCAGATGTGTTGGGTGAATAATAAGGCACTTAATGCCAACTGGGAAATTTTCCCACGTCGCATTGCCAAGAAAAACAAGCGGAAGCTTCGCATGCGAAAGCGGCAGCGCGAGGCTTTGAAAAAATTGCTACCGGATGGTACATCAAGCTACGTTAAGATTCAAAAGGTGGCGGATGCATACTACCTTATTGTCACATACAACGAACAGCCCGCACCTCCATTGGTTAAGCTTAACTGCGTCGCTCTTGACCCAGGTGGTAGGACCTTTCAATCCGCCTACACGATGAATCACCAATGCCTCCAATTTGGCGGCAGCCAACTAAAACAAATTGATAAGCTCCATGAGCGGCTAGATAAGCTCCAGTCGCTCCGGGTGGCAAGCGTTTCGAAAACCAAGAAACATATTGCCAAGCGCATGCATAACGTCCAACGAAAGGTCATGGACGTTGTTGACAATCTCCACAACCAAACCGCTTCACATTTGGCAAAGTCGTATGAGACAGTTGTGATTGGGAAATTTGACAGTGGCAGCATCCTTAAAAAAAGTGATTTGCATTCGAGTGTCAAACGCACCATCCAAGCACTGTCTCACTTCCGCTTTCGCACCAAGCTAGCAGGCGTGTGCGCCCGCTACAAAAGCCAACTGGTGGTCCAAAACGAGTCGTTTACAACCAAGACGTGCGGGCGTTGCGGTTGTCTAAACGAGGTTGGAAAGAAGGACACATTTGAGTGCCACAGTTGCGGTCTGACATGTGACAGAGACTTTCACGCTGCGCGAAACATTCTATTGAAGTATCTTGATGCTTCCCGACAGTGATGCATGTCGGTAAAAGGTCGAAATGTATCGTCAAACGATTAATAATGGCTAAACTCTTCAATCAAATGATAATCGAAACGGGCCAACGTTTTTCGATTGACGAAAACAAAAATGACCGAAAACGGCGAAAGGGCGCTGCCCGATTCAACCGTTTTCAGCTATCTGATAGGCTTTAGTGTGTCTTTTTTTCTTATTGAGGGCTTACCGTGGCGGAAACGGACATGCCCTCAGAATCTCTCTCATAAAGAATCGGCCCTTCCAACTTCTCAACCTTGTAATCGTGGACTATTTGATTCATGAGGACTCTACCTTCCCCACACTTGGCATTCTTTTTCACAAACCTTTTAAAGTTTTTTCTTAGTGTGTCCGATGGGGGCTTTTGGATGACCTTGACTTTGATGAGAGTGTAAATGTTGCGGAAGCGATTGCGGAGGCGGAGCCAAAACGTTGCTTGTTTTGAGTCACCGACACCAACCGGTCCGGCGACCCGTGTTCGGCGTATGCCATCGTTCATGCGGAACGCGTTCCGTGCTGCGGCCGCCAGCGTGCCATAGTAGACGCCGCCCATGTCTTTGCCCGTAACTACATTAAATAGTGTGTAGCTATCGGCGTTCTTAGTTGTTGACATTGCTTGTTCCACGTCGAAACGTGGAATAGGCGATGCCACCGCCTGAGTGTATGCTTGCAAAGATATTGGCAACCGTGGATCCGAAGATGCCGACCCGTTCGGCGCCCCATTGGGCGGCCCATTCGATGATGGCGGTGACGGCCCATTCGACGGCCCATTCGACGGCCCATTGGACGGCCCATTCGACGGCCCATTGGACGGCCCATTCGACGGCCCATTCGACGGCCCATTCGACCCGGTCGGCGCCCCATTCGATGATGACGACGGGGATGAATCATTTGGCGGCATATTTTGTGATATATTCCCATACATACGAAGCAATTTATCTGAGATATTTGTTGTTGGTGGAGATGTGCTTCTCCTCGACCGCGACGGCTCAGGCCTTGCCACTGGAAAGTCATTATATCGCGCGGGTCGCCGGTTTTGGCGTTTGGGCCGCCGGCTGCTTGGAGATTGTTCTCGGGCGGGCCGGAGCGGCCGGTTTGATGGGCCCGCTTGTGAAAAATGCCCACTTGTACTTGGTCGCGCTTCCGGTCGCGCTGCTGGTGGACCTCCTACGCTTCTTCTTAACGGCGACCGCGACGGCCGGGGCGCCGCTGCTCGCGCTGCCGCTGCATTTGCTTCCGCAGCGACTCGACCACGGTTTGATGGCCCCGCTCGGCCCGAAGAGTTAGCCGCAGGGGCATTGTTTGGCGGAGGCCAGTTATAGACTTGGAGCGGTTCGACGGTAAAGTTGGGCGGCATTGTTGTAAGTGGAAACGGTGGCACATTTGTTGCCGCCATCGGACCGGGCCGAGCGGAAGCTCTTGAACCTCGCGAACCTCGCGAATTTCGTGCTTGTGCAGCCGCCGCTTGTGTAGCCGCCGCTTGTGTAGCCGCCGCTTGTGTAGCCGCCGCTTGTGCAGCCGCCGCTTGTGCAGCCGCCGCTTGTGATGTACTTCTTGAAGAAGAACGCGCAGAGCGTGCTTGGGCTGGTGCAGGTGCCGCCGCAGCAGGCGCAGCATTTTGCGCATTTTGCCTTGTACGGCGAACAGGCCTTTCGACTTGAAAGCCGTCGAGCCGTCTTGGCGGCTGTCTATCTCGGGCTGGTCGACCGTGCTGAGACATAAGTTTTCAGCGTGTTGGACTCTGTTGTACCTAACACGCGCATAATAATCAGCGGCAAATGATACTCACGTAACTTTATTGATAACATATAATGTCTCTTAAATGTATAGAAGATTCGTCTGCATGTTACATTTAGCGGCATTGCTTGTTTTATGTGTAATTGCTCTTGGAGTGTTTTTGTACACCGGTCATAGACGCTATGTGGAAAGCTTTCAGCAAAGCCCCGTTATTTGCACCAACGGCAAATGTGCTAACCTTGAGAAGGCTATATCCGCAGATATGTCATTTACATCATTGCGAGTAAATCGCGATGATAAAGATACATATCCTAGAGGCTGGGGCAAAGGTTTACATTCACGGAATGTTTATGCAAACGGCACAATTGGTGCGGGGAAGAACGGTAGTATTACTTCCTACATCAACAGTGATGGAAATGCTTATATGAGTGGTAAAGTTCACACCAATAAGCTCCAACTCGGAAACAAATTCATTTTGTCAGGGAATGGCGATGCACATAGTAATGATGGATGGCTTCGTATGTTAGATAGGAACGGCAAAGACTTCTATGGCGGTTTTGCAACGGGTAGTCTATGGACACCCGGGTTTCACTCCAATGGCTCCAGCAATAACTTCAAGGGTGGCGTGTCGACACACAACCCTTACAGGTTGGGCACACATCTTCCGTGGGGCGACGGAAAAAACTACATTCGCGGCGACACAGAGATTCGCGGTAACACAAACAATCTAGGTAATCTTAATGTTGATGGAAACATGCGCACCAGGGGTGAGTTGAGAACGCACGGTCCCAAATATGGCGATAAGACATGGTTTCGGCATAATGAACCCAATAATCCTTCGGGTCACAAAATTGCTATCGGTGCAGGCGAAGCTACGATAATTGGAGGCGGTGAATCAGCCGGAGAGATTTTCTCCAAAGAAAAACACAATGATAAGGAGGACCTTGTCCTATCAACTGACAACCGCATCAGATTCGTCACAAACCTGCAAAACGGATACGGCGCTCGCATAGAAGCTGCAGATTTTCAAGCAAATGGAATGATGAACTTCAGAAAACCCGTGACATTTCATGGCAACGATGTGAGATTCAAGGGAGGGAAGTCGGTTCATAATCCATACAACTGGCAAACACACTTTCCTTCGCCAAACGACAACAAAAACTACATTCGCGGCGACACAGAAATTCGCGGAAACACAAACAACATTGGTGATTTAAGAGTAGGTACTAAGTTTTGCATTAAAAGCACATGCATAACTGATACACAACTTGCCAAACTTAAGTAAAACGGACTTAAAGACAATGGCACCGTGTCCTAGTAACCCGCGGCTCCGATGCTTGGCCCATCCGTCACTCTCAGCGATGACGATTCAGACTCGGTGATTGAAATCAGCCCTTCGCGGCCTTCTGCCTTCCAAATTCCCTCGCGAATGCCCGCGGGCATGGGTCCCGACATGCTCATCAACCGGCGCAAGATGTCGGGCGACGGCGCGGCCTCGCTCCTGTCGTCCATGAGCGGCGGCAGCAGCATCGCAAGCGAGAGCGCCTCTGAGGCCAGTGGCGACAGCGCATCGGGCGACACAGATGAGTCTTACGAAAACATGCACCACCAGGGCGGCCACGGCGGCAACGGCGGCTTTGCGAGCCCCGCCGACCGCATGATGAACGAGCGCGCCCGCCTCGAGGCCGAGCAAAACGAGAAGCGCGAGATTCTCTTCAAAATGGACCGCCTCGAGTCGCGCGGGTACACGCTTCCCCGCCGCTTCACGCTCGAGAGCAACCTGGAGGAGATGCGCACAGAGTACGACCGCATTATTCGCGAGAAGGAGCTCGACGCCAGCATCCACTTTCAGCAGAAGATGATGATGGCATTCGTGACGGGCGTAGAGTTCCTGAACACAAAGTGGGACCCGTTCGCCGTCAAGCTCTCGGGTTGGAGCGAGAACGTCCACAATGACATGGAGGACTACACCGACATCTTCATCGACCTGCACGACAAGTACAAGGGGTCGGGCAAGAAGATGGCGCCCGAGCTGCGCCTGCTCTTGTCTCTCTCCGGCTCTGCGTTCATGTTCCACCTAACCAACAGCATGTTCAAACAAACGACCACGCCGGGTGTCGAGGACCTCCTGCGGTCAAACCCAGAGCTCCTGCGCCAATTCCAAAGCGCTGCCATGCAAAGCGCTGCCGGCCAAATGGGCGGCGGCGGTGGCCAACAACCCCAATCACCACCCCAGCAACAGCAACAACAACAACAACAATCCCCTATGGGCAGCATCTTCAACATGATGGGAAGCATGTTCGGAAACCCGCAACAACAACGGTTCCCGGGTCAAGCGCAACCCATGAACATGTCGCCTCCGTCCAACATGCAGCAGATGCCAGCGCCGCAGCGCCCGCCACCCATGCCGTCGCCCATGCAACAACAGCAAATGCAGCAGCAAATGCAGCAGCAAATGCAGCAACAGCAGCAACAGCAGCAACAACAGGCCTTCCACCAGAACATCTCAACGCGCCCTCCATCGCAATCGCAACGCATGGAGACGCTGAGCATGAGCGGCGACGATGAGATAACCAGCATCATCGAGGACACCGCCGACCTTGTGGGCATCATTCGCGGCGGCACCAAGTCCGTCGGCAGCGCCTCAATAGCGAGCAACAAGCGTGGCCGCCGCCCCGCCCAAGGGCCCAACACGCGGACTCTGCAGCTCTAGGAGTAGTAAGCTCTAGTAGTAGTAAGCTCACATACTTAGAAAATTTGTAGACATGTTTTGAATTGTTTTAGTGTTTATTTTTGTTTTGAGTTTCCTCGCACTCTTTTTCCCCGCCTTCAGTTTGCCCTGAATGTCAGACAGCACAGCACCAAGACCTTCGCGGAAATTAATCACATAGTCCGCCTCATTTAACGACGTGGTCTTTGCCCACTCATTTTTCAAATCCACTACACACTTCTCGTCGAGCTTTTGCACTTTTGAAAGGACGGCGTCATTGCCATTTGCATTCAACACTAGATAGTAGAGCATGTAGGATTGCAGATGTTGAATCACCGTATGCATGCGGGATATCACGAGATTTAGATACAAAATATAGTCATACGTCATCCCAAGCTGCATGGCAGTGTTAACGAGTGCAACAACTGTCCCACTCGCGTCCATCTTTTTTATGCGCACGTCGAAGGCCTTCTCAAACATGCTTTCTACGTCACGGAGCTGCTTCACTATTTGTGCGGCATTGCACATCGCCGTACTGTGGCGTTGGCACACCCCCACTAGGAAACGTCCCGTCCTATGCAGGTCGACGAACTCGTGGATGAGTGTGACCAGCATAGGACGATACATTTGCAGTTCGAGGACGGGCTTTCCCAGCTTGAGCGCAACATCCATGTGAAACTTCGCGCTACTTCTAAACATCACACGCAAATCAAAACAGCTTTCCGAGAAGTGCACGGCCGCGCTCGTACCACGAGGGCTCCCGCACCCCTATCGAGATGTGAAAGGCTCGCGGCGCCCCTGGGAGCCAGTTGGCAATAGCAATAGATACGTGTGCCAACATGTCGTCGGCGTGGTCACTCAAGAAACCGGCGGCGGCGCCGCCCCCGCCCCTGCCCCCGCCCGCTAACGCAATTAACGCTTCGAGCTCCTTGGTATAGTCACCAATCCGTTTGCTTCCGTTCGATACAATGGTGTAAGCGTTTGCCATGTTGGTCTCAAATCGCGAATACACCCTTTCTATGCTGGTCTTTGGGATGACGTGCCGCAACGCCTCATAGCTTGCGGCCGGCATGAGATTGCGCAGGTGATTAAACATGGAAGAGCGGTACTCGGTCTGCATTTGGTTGCGGATACTTATCTCTTTTGTCTCCGTGGTCATGGTCCGCAGGTTGCAGGACGAGCCGTTCTTCACCGTGAAACTGAGCGCCCTTTTATTCATCATAGTCAGGCCAAGCGTGTTGCTTGGCACAGTTGCATAGACGAGGAAGTCATCTAGAAAGGCAACGGTCTCTTCTTTTGCGCCGATGCTCGTCGCAAACTGACGCACGGCCGCTACGTCGGGCGGGACAACGATGACGCACGACTGCAAGCGCTCCGCATGGCCGTCACACACCCGCAGTTCGGTGGTTATGGTGCGTGGCACATACTCGAAGCCATGCGGCAGAGTCAGATTTAGCATATAGGCTTCTTTACACAAAAATGAGATTGGGTTTTTTAGGCGATAGACCCACTAGCCTCTTTACTTGGAGCCTAGGCGCTTGAAGCGCTTGGGGATGTCGCGGACGCTCTTCAGCGGCTCGCGGACACCCTGGGCGATGACGTCGCGCGCCTCGGCCACGTGCTTCAGGCTCGGGACCTTGGCCATGAAGATGGCGCCGAAGATGGCCGCCAGAATCACCAGCAGCAGGCCGATGGAGATGATGACCAGGTGGATGACCGACCAGTAGTACAGAACCTCGCGGCGCACGTCGACCGAGCACTCGCAGTGCGACTTGGTAAGCGCGTCAATGAACTTGAGCGCCATAATCAGGAACACGAACGTGAACAGGGTGTACACCAGGTGCACCAGGGCCAGCACGGGTGCCAGCGCCGGGCTCTTCATGATGAACAGCGGGTTGAACAGCGTCAGCAGCAGGTACAGGATGGCAAAAACCGGGTAGTACATGATGAACTTGCGGTAGGGGTGCTCCGCGCACGGGCACATCTCCTTCATGTCGTCCAGCTTCTTCATGTAGGTGTAGCAAACGCCGAATAGCGCGAGCATCACCAGTTGAATGATGACATGGATGGATAGCGAGGCGTTGAACACCAGCTTCTCTGTGTTTAGGGAAGCGTTGACGGCCATTGTCGCTGCTTGATTTGCGAGTTCTAAAGAAGGCCTAGGAAATTTTTCGGTAAACGCTGGGGAAGAGTGTCTTCGGGTACACGCTGCGCTCTGTGGGAGGCGTCCACGGGACCTCTAGAAACGCGAAGATTTCTTCTTCTGTGTTCAGCTTCGGAAGTTTATTCGGAGCCTGCGCTTGCGCTTGCTCCTCGCCATCTTTGCCATCTTTGCCAACGTATGACAATGTGTGCTCGTTGAGCGACCAGCCCCGCGTCAGCGCGTGCTTCCGCATGTCCACGTTGAACTTGTCGCTGCCGGTGAAATACAGGAGCGCGAAGCCGTACTCCTTTTCGGGGGTGAAGAGAATGTCGAGGCGCCGGGCGGGGAGCCCCTCCCGCAGCCGCGCAATCCCCATGAACTTCTTCGCCCCCTCCGCCAGCGTCTCTATGATATAGCCCGAGTCCCGGAGGGCCTGGATAATCTTCGGCTCCGGCTTCTCGGTCTTGACCAGCAAGTCCACATCGCCGCCGTCTGCCGCCCCGCGCCGGTAGCTGCCGACCACGGAGCACTCAAACCCGCCGAAGGCCTTCTTCAGGAGCCGCTCATGGTCGGCGACCTCGGCACGCGGGATGCGGAGGAGCAGGTCCTCGTAGTACTTCATGCCGATGGTCTGCTTGTCGTTGAGGGCGACCGTTTTCTTTGCCACGGCCGCACGCAACATCGCGACGGACTTGATACCGGCCGCCACGAGCTCATTCGCCTTGGCCGGGCCGATGCCGTACACATGCAGCAGCTCGTCGGTCGCGCTCACGGCGCCGTCGTTCTTGATGTCCTCGGCCGCCGCCAGGAGCCCCGTGTCGAGCACCTCGCGTATTTTTTCTTTAATGCCCTCGCCGATGCCCGGGATGCTGGCCACGTCGTCCATCGTCTTAATCTCGGCCTCGCGCTCCATGATAGCAGTTATCACCTTGGCGTAGGCCCGCGCCTTGAATACGCCGCCGTTCTTGGCGTCCTGCGCCGCCTTGCGCCGCATCACTTCGAGGGCGCCGATAATCGTCTGGTTCATTTTGAACTTGGAGCACTTGGAGCACTTGCAGTACTTGCACTGCAATAGGTCTCTCTCAAACTCTCGACCTTAAATCTGCACTTGGGCGGGAGGTTGCCTGTGTGCTGAGCCCATAGGGTCAATTTTTGGAGGGTTGCCTTGGGCAGCGCCTGCTGCACTTCGCTCTGTGCCTCCCAGCTCATGCTGAGAATATCCAACCAGTAGTCTAGAATGTGCGGGGCCCCCATAGGCGCCTTCCCCTCGAGCGCCATCTCGACGGCCATCATGACCGGCTCGAAGATGCTGTGCGACGGTTGCGTAAACACGCCGTGAATGCACAAATAGACGCACCCTCGCGCCAAGTTGATGCGACACTTCTTCCAGATGCTCCACTCGTGAAAGACGCCCTCGTCGGCGACATCTGAGAACGACCCCGGCACGTGCACGAAAGCGTCGGTGCCTTCGGTCACGTCGCGCCAACATGCCTCCCACGCGCCTTTGAATATCTGCTTGTTCGGCGCCGGCGTGTTCATGGCGACGATGCGGGCGAACTCGGCGTAGATGTGCTGGTATATTTGGACGGGGCGCTGCATGATGGTCCATATCACAGTGCAATACATGGTGGAGAACTGCGGCGCAAGTCCGGTCAGCATCTTTTTCACGATGGCGTCTTTGTTTTGCGGGCTCACTTTGTTCGTCAGACTCAGGAACTCTTTTTTGCACATGTCCTCCCTAGAGAGCTCGCGAACGCCGATGCGGGGGCGCTCGGCGCGCATGCGAGGCGGCGGTGCCTGTGCTTGCCGGTGCCCGTGCCCTCCGCCTCCATGCGTCCCATGCCCGCCGCCTCCATGCGTCCCATGCCCACCGCCTCCATGTCCGCCGCCTCCATGCGTCCCATGTCCGCCATGACCGCCGCCGCCCTTACGGCCGTTGTTGTGCCGTGGCCGCGCATTTGCATTGGCATTGCCGTTGTTCTCGATGCCGCGCTCCCGCTCGCCCCCGTTGGTGACAAAGCACTTGTAAGTGTCAAGTTTTTGCACGAGGGCCTTGAACGTCTCGTGGTTGCCGACCGTCGCGACAAAGATTTCTATAGGGACGGGTACAATGCTCATCTTTAGTGTCACGTTAGTTTGGACGCCTGTCGCGGCGTTTCACGTGATATAAAGGAATGCTTGCACGTCTTAAGTAGTTTATCAGAAAAAATGCACATCTTTGGCGTTCGCCCAGACGAGACCCTTGTCGGTGCTCTCGAATACCACGTGCAGACGAAGACGGTCCGCATGATATGGGTGCTCACCCAAGACGACGCGGACGCTCCGAGCATTCGCGAAGCGCTGGCCAACGCCGATTACACGGTGGCGGCCGGCGAAAGGCCGGCGCCGGGTCGCGAGCATCGCGAGCATTTCAACACGCTCGGTCGCGAGCATTTCAACACGCTCGTCACAACATGGAACACATACGCGGCCGACCAAGACGAATACTTGGACATCTTGCCCCATGTGGACATTGTCGTGCTCGACGGCATGACGGAGCTCAACATGTGCGCGTGGCTCAAGTGGGCGGAAAAAGCAGGCGATGCCGGGTGGTATTTGCCTCGCGACGTTGTAGTTATCACGGTGTGAAAGCGCAAGCGCAAGCGCATATTTTTACTAACTAACATATAATTAGAAGGCCCACCAACACCAACTATGCCTAAGCAAGACACGGATTCGCCGCAAGAGCTCATATTCAAGGGCATCGGGCTGCTTATTCTCGGCCTCATCGCAGCATACGGCGTGCGTGTGTTCATGAACTACATGGAGTCCCGTCTGGAGGGCTTCGAGGCGCGCGCTGCGACGGTGACCTACTACTTCATGGACGGTTGCCCGCATTGCCGCGCCATGAAGCCGGAGTGGCAAAAGTTCAAGGAGCTGACCAAGAAATCAGGCGACACCGTCGTTGCCAAGGAGGTGTCGGCCGACCTCGACCAAGAAGAGGTCTCCAAGGCGAAGCCTAAGGTGTCGGGCTTCCCCACCATTCATATCTTGTACAAAGGTCATGTGGAGGAGTACAACGGCAAGCGCGACGCGGCGTCTCTCATGGCGGCCGCTAAGAAGGCGATGGATGCGTAACCAGGTCCAGGTCCAGGTACCACGCCTCAAACCAATAGGTCCAGGTACCACGCCTCAAACCAATAGGTCCAGGTACCACGCCTCAAAGAGGTCGAGGCCATGCATCAGCGCCGCTTCTATTTTTTCTGGGGTGATGTCTATCCATAATCCCTGTTTCGTGATTCGCAGAGGGAGGAGGGGCATCACGGGCTCTCTCAACCGTATGACATGTGCCGTGCCGTGCATCATGAACGCCGACTTGTGCCACATTCCGCACTCCATGAGTTGTTGAATAAAATGCCCTATGTTGCTCGCGACCGTGTGCGGCTTACCGGCGCCGCGCACCACTCCCTCCCTCGCTTGTTTCGCTATCACGACTTGTAGGACGTCCTTCGCAAGAGGGGGCTCTCTCCCTTGGAACGCTATCCATGGGTTATCGCATGTCAACCCGCCATCTACGTAATTGACGCCCTTTATACACACCGGTCGTAAGATGAACGGAAGAGCCATTGACGCGGCCACCAAGTCTAGGACGGCGACGTCGCTGAATTCGCTAGAACTACCGGCCGCAACAACGGGCCGCGACGCTGCCAAGTCTGTCATTATTATGGACCAGTCCCTGTGGCACCGCGAGCAAAAGTCAGCGAGCGTCATACTCTCGGGCTCTAGGACGTCGGGCCATTTTGTGCGCATGGCCGTTCTCAGCGGCTCCATGAACGGCGCTATGTTGACCAAGTGATATGTGTAGGGCAACTTGAAGATGGCGAGCGGCGATATGTGCAGCGCGTCTTTTTTAGTTAAACAATTGATTAACAGCCGGCATGCAACCATGGCGTCCACGTCCATCATGAAGAACGCTCCGAAGTAGGTGCCTATAGAGATGCTCGACACATGACGAATCGCGGCTGCCTGTCCGCGCCACTGCAGTCCGTGCAAGACGCCCAACATCTCGAAGCCAGATAGACCGCCGCCGCCCAACAACAAATGCGAAATGGGAGGATTGTGGGGAATTCGAGAGGTGTCCATTATTTGCATTTAGAGACCGTCGCGCCTTAAGTCTAATGCTTAAAAAGGATGCAAATAGTAACTGAGAGCAAGCTAGAATGCCGCCACCCCGCATAACTTTGAACGAGCTGTATCATGCCCGAAAGGAAAAACAAAACGTCCGGCAGGTGTGCTTCGACCGCGTGCTGGAGCAGTGTCACCGTCGCATCCGAACAGTGGCCGGCGTCGGCGGGATGAACACGTTCTTCGAGGTCCCGGGCATGGTCGTTGGCCTGCCGCTTTACAACCTGTCGCATTGCATGGGCTACATCGTCGATGCCTTGCGCAAAGTCGGCTTCCTCGTTCAGATTCTCCCTCCGCCGCACGTGGCCGTCATCTACGTATCGTGGGACCCGAAGGACGTCCGCGCACCGCCGCCCCGGCCGGCACTCAAGGGCCCAAAGAAGATGACGTCCTTCGCGCCAAACGCGACGTTGCGGCTCTTCTAACTACTAGTACTCCGCACCGCCGCTCTCTAATGCCGTGTTCGCCGTGCTCGCCGTTTTCTCCAAGAACGGCCGCAGAATTTCGAGCGTCTGCTTCATCCCGGCCACCATGGCAAGACGGAAGAGCTGGTCCATAATGAGAATGACGAGCACACCGATAGATACGAAGAGCAGCAGGTCCATCCACATGGGCGGGCGCACGCTGACCTCTACGTCTTGTTCGGCGCACCTGGACTCGCGAGTGATGTCCCACATGGGCGCGTCTTTGGGCGTGCCGGTCTCCCGCCCGCGCCGCTTTGCGGCCTCGCGCATGAGGATGGCAAACGGCGACGTGTCCGGGTCGTAGGCACCGGGCGTAGAGGCGCCTTTCGGCTGAGGGGCAATAGGTGGCAGGCTGATTTGGTCGTTGATTTGGTCTTGCATGTTGTCGAGGGACAGGTATTGGTCCAGGTCGTCGTCACCGTAGCCGCCGACTGTCGACATGTCCACGACGCGGGAAGTGCGGGCCTCCATGGGCGCACTTGATGCGTAATTTTCGCGCAAGGCCACGTCCATTGCCTTCTTGAACTTGCGCTTGTCTTGCTCGCTCATGGGGTACTCGTAGTTGGGCGCCGAAAGGGGCGCGCACTTTGTGGCGAGCTTAGTGAGGGGCTCGCGATTCTCAAAGTGTTCGCGGGGAGGATTCGCGGAAGGCCCGTGATTCGCAAAGGGCTCGCGATTCGCGGAAGGCCCGTGGTTCGCAAAGGGCTCGCGATTCGCGGAAGGCCCGTGATTCGCAAAGGGCTCATCTACACGTTGACCAACGAGCGTCTTGGGGCACACGCCGTACTGCTTGCAACCAAATGTGTAGTCGTTCAAGCGGCCTGAATAGGCGTCCTTCGGCGCGGTCGATAGGTAGTTGGACCCCTTCTTACGTTCCTCGTTTGTGTTTGCATTTGCGAAGTCTTCCCTCTGAGAAGCTCCCGCGGAAGCTCGCACATACGCCCCCGCATCGCTTTCTTCAAACTGCTGCTTCACGCGCTTTTTCTTTTGCCTGCTGCTTGGCAACTCCACCTGGCTTCCCCAGGCTTCCTCGAGGGTGGCGTACATGTGTATCTGTCTCTCTGCCTTGTGCTTTGCACCGCTATAATCACTTACGACAATTTTCTGCTTGGTTGGTAGTGGTTGGCAACATAATGCTAATTCTTAGAGGCCTGCTCACGGGCGCATTGGCGGTCATCACCGTCATGTACACGTTTCGGACGGCCGTCCCATACCCGCGATGGATGATGCTGCCCTACGAGCACCCGTGGCTGCTGCCGCTCTTTGCGCTCGCTCTCGCGTTCATCTTCATGATGGACCGCGCCGCAGGCGCCATGCTCATCCTCATCGTGGCCGCCGTCGCCTTGGACGTCAGCCTGTTCGGCCGTCAAATCTACCGCCCGGAAAACAAGGACGTGCAAGGCACCGACCAGCTGAACGACGAGCTCAGCGAGCCGGGCATCCCTCTGGCGCTAGATGAGAGCGAGCACTACGCTCTGCATTCCCAATGCTAGCTAGCTCTAGCAAGCGCCTAAAATCAATCTGCTTACTATTACAGAGGGGCTGCACCAAATGGCCGATTTGTTTAGCTTGGCGTCTCTATTCCTGTTTCAGATAGGGTCACGCTTCCTCATGATTGAGTTCACGGAGAAGCAGCAGAAAGTCATCATGCATCCCGTCACTCAGAGCATGATTGTCTTCAGCATGTTCTACGTGGCGACTCAGAATTTCAAAATTGGATTCTTCTTGTGGGCACTCTACTTTGCGTTCACGCGCATCCTGCTGAACGAAAACCATAAGTTTAACTTGCTGCCGCGATCGTGGGTCAAGGGCGACGAGGACTTTGGGATTCACGGCATCGGTCGGTCGAGCACGACGGACCTGTACTATGAAAACCTGCAGAAGTTGCCCAAGTAGAAGGACCCGGCCCCTTGCCTGCATCTCTTTTTTTTCACGTTGGTAGCAACCGCTGTACGCCAAACCGCCCGAAAAATGACGGGCGCCAATCAGAAAAGGTTGACCAAGCCTGTCGAGCCTGTCGAGTCTTTCCGAGTGCCGAGCCAACACCACAACCCATCCCAAAGCCCTGCTTAACCATGGAGCTCGCCGAGGACCTCGAGATTCTATGTGCGGTCGTGGACGCTGCATTGAAGGCGTTTACGGACAAGTATAAGCAAAGCGCACTGTCGACTCTGATTGGATGTGAAAAGGTAATTGCTTGCGGTAACAAAGTGAAGCGGCCCACCAAAAAAATACTCTACACGAACCACAACTCCACATGGACAAACGATCACAATGAGCACCTGATGCGCTTGTACACCGACGGCCTCACGGAAGACGCGATGTCCGTTCTCCTCAAGCGTTCCCCGAAAGCCATCGAGTTTCAAATCACGAAACTCCTGGTTGACGACCAGACGGCGACGAACAGCACTCCCGCTGACCTTGCTAAAAAATACAAAAAGAACGTCGCAGTCATCAGCAAATCAATCGACGTGAGTCACAAATAATAAGTGGCATATAAACCACCCTACATCACTTTTGCACTTAGAGCCGGTTCACAGCGTGCGGCGTGCCCCAATACATCTTGTCTGCATCAATGCGCGTGCGGCCCAGGATTTCAGCGAAGAAGATGATAATCGCCAGGACGGCGAGGATGGCGCCGATGGTGAAGATGAACGGGCGCATGCCTGGCATGGTGTCTTGGACGGCCATCACGCCGAGCAGGACGAATGCGATAATCACCAGCAGCTGCAAGAAGAGCCGGATAACAGCCGTGGAGATTTTCGTCCGGCGGTCGAACAAACGCTGTGCGTTGCGCGCGTCGCTCACCGACTTGTTCAACTGGTATTGGCTGTTCTCGAAGTAGTTACGCTCCTTGCCCGAGTTGTAGTTCAACTCAGTGTACAGGCGGTTGTTTTGCAGGGTCATGGCAATGTCAATCGTGTACCGGTAGAAGTTGCGCATCTCCTCCATCATCAATAGTGCAGTTAGTTTTTTGAAATCTTCGACGGTGTCCGCCTTCACTGCGTCTAGGGCCCCTATGGGCGTGCTTACCGAACTCACAAAGCCCTCGCCGCCCGTGGGGTCCACGCGACGAACAATGAGCGACATCACGATGGCCAATACGACCACTAGTACGGCAATGACGCCGGCAATCTTCATGCGCTGTTTGAAGTCGAACGGCATCATCATCACTACCAACATGGCGACCGCAAAGATGATGGAGAACGAGATAGTTATGATGCGCAGCTTGCTCGCATAGTCCGAGCTCGCTCGCTCTGCATTGATGCGAGCCACCTCGTTCGTCAAGTACCGCTTCTTGTTGCTGATGTCCGTAGACAAGTACGATAGGCGCGATGTGTTCTCCGTATACTTTTTCACATTCTCCGTCATGACGTCTTGCACGGTATCATTGACGTTGTTTGAAGTTGGGTTGATGCGGCTCGTTTCATACATGACGTTCAGACGTTGGAGCTTGTTGTAGTAGTAGAGGGCAATCTTGCCGGCAAACGATGCGCTCGCGTCACTCACCAGTTTCTTATGATAAAATACGTTGAAGAAGAAGTGGAAATTGGCGGCAAGGTAAGTACACAGAATCAGGCGACGCATGACAAAAATGTCTTGGGACGCCGGGTCAATCGTACGGATAAAGCTTATGAGCGAGTTGGTTGCGCTGAAAGCCCCCTTGTCGGAATTCTTTTCATCGGACGTATAGTCTGCCGTGTCATTCACGACCTTGGCTTGCCATTGTTCATTTCCAGGGGCAACCTTCATGACTATATCATAAATCCGATAGTAACCGATGTTTGGGAGAAGACTTAGGGAGCCATCGGACTCAGTGGAATTTGTCAAATTTTGAAAGACATCGTCATCTAGCAGCTGGTAGGCTATTTTAAGCTCGCGAAGAGCGCCGGCAAGTTGTGGAAACTGTCCCACCATGAGGGCATATGCGTTGATGTCTGAGGACTCGATGTTTCCCGCCGTGATATCGGTCGTGCTCGTGAGTAGTGTGTATTTGATGGCAACGTTATCGGCCGTACCCGCGGCAGGGCCAGCATTCCAATAGATATTGGTAGCCGGATCAACGGCCACAAACTTTGTTGAATCTCCATAATTAACCCCAAATTTCGTGCCGTCTAGAACATTCACAAAAAGACCATCTGCCTGCGTTGGATTGACGGGCGTTTTGGGGTCTAGGGCCGCAAGAGCTTGAAGGCTCGGAGGGAACGCTTGATTGTTGCCCTCGACGCCTACTTTACCGCGCAGATGCGAGTTGTACATGAGCTTCAATGTAGAAACCAGGTCGAGGCGGACCGAAACCTCATCCGTCGTGATTTTTGCGGCGGCGTCATAAGACATGATTGCGACACGCTTCGCCGCGGTGCTACTCTAATGAACATCATGGAAAAAAAGAGGGCGCAAGCGCATTTACTCGGAGGGCGTTCTCACGTCCCGCGTTCTCACGGCCCGCGTTGACACGTCCCGCGTTCTCACTTACACGCAACACCTATAGTAGTAGTAGATTCCCGAGTTCTCGTTGGTGCGAGTGATGCGCACGACGTCACCGTGCTTCAGGCTGAGCCACCGCGCCATGATGTCCGACTTGAGGATGGCGGGCAACTGGCTCTTGGAACGGACCTGATAGTCTTGCATGACCTGCTTGGCCTCTGCCTCGGTGAGCTTTTCGTGCTTGGGCACCAGCACATGCCGTGCAGGGTTGTACTGCAGCTCGCTCAGCGTGAAGTATTGTAGAGCGGCCCCCATTGTCTGGAACTCGCGGTCGCGCTCCACCATCATTTGTAGGACGGGCGACGCTGGGACGTCACCGAATACTAAGATAAACGTCTTTGCCCCGTGGGTCTCGATGAACTCGGCGGCGTTCTTCACTTGGGCGATGACCGACTTCTTGTCCTTGGACGTCATGAGTTCCTTGGTGAGCGCAAAGAACACGACGCTCTTGTCGCTCTCATACTTTTTGTTGGTCGTGCATAGCTCGTTGACCTCGTCCTCGTCTTCGACGCCCTCGGGGAACGTCTCTAGGTTGTCGCCGCGGGCCTCCAGGAGCTGCCGCAGGTTGTTGATGGCGCGGCTTACTTGCAGGTCCATTGTTGATGTGCTTGTTATTACTACCGTCTCTTACTTATCTCTTAGGTCGTTTTTTGGGGCCCGGTTTTGCTCTCTCATTACTGTTGATATTGCAAAAAGAAAGTGAGAAATAAGGGGTGGATGGACTGGCTTACTCCGCGTCCGCGTCCGAGTCGGCGGTTTGCTCATGCATCCGCCTCCGCATCCGAGTCAGCGTCCTCCTCGTTTCTCCTGAACCGCATGCGACGCCAGCCCTTGTCCTGCGGATAGGCGCCGTACTGTTTCTCGAAGTACGCCTTGATTTGCGATTTCTCCGGAATGCGCTTGCCCTTGGCCACGTTGCTGGCCGCCCAGGTCTTGAACTCCGTGTAGAGAACATTGAGTTGAACGCGCTCGTGGGCGTCGTCCACGACCTCGATGCGCTCCTCCACGAACTGGCCGATGGCGTCGTTGTTTTTCTTGTAGCTCTCCGTGGCGATGCGCACCTCCATCGGCTCCTTGATGAGCGCGGGGTTCGTCTTCTTGTGGTGGTCAATCAGCATGCTGATGAACGCATCGGACCAGCGCTCGAACTTGTCGGCCAGCTCGGGGTCAATGGGGAACTCGTTGTTCTTGCGAGGGTCCGGATTCTCGCAGAACTTGGACTTGAACTCGATGACGCGAATGCGGCGCCAAGTGCCACCGTCGTCGCCCGGCACCTCGGGCAGCTCATTGCACGTCATAATCATCTTGAACTGGGGCCGGAACTCGACCGGCTCCTTGAACAGGCCGCGGCACTGAATGATATCGCCGCCCGACAACTCCTTCATCAGGCCGATGTTTAGCTTCTCGCTCTCCCCCGGCTCCTGCATCACGGCGACGCGCCGTCCTTTGGTGCGCTCGAGCTCCGACTGCGCCGAGTTGGACGCCGCGCGCTTCTGAGTGAGCAGCGCAATCGGCAAGATGCAGTAGTACTCGCCCACTGCCTTTTGAACGAGCTCCAAGATTTTCGACTTGGAGTTCGAGTTATGAGTAATCGTGAAATCGCCCATAGTATAGCGACGGTTTCCGTCCAGCTCAAACCCGTAAAAGTCGTCAACACCGATGGGCTCCATCTTGAACGAGTTTAGAAGGACGTCTTTCTTTTTCACACGAACCTCGGCGACTTTATGAGGAATGATGCAGGGAATTTCCTCAAGTCCCTTTCCACAGATGTTGATTGTGTAATATGTTCCAACTTTTCCATTGTTGCAACACTCGCACTGGATTTGTTTCTTGTAGCATGCAAATCCAAGAGAACGAACCAGGTATATAATATCGTCGATGAGGGTCTCGTTCTTCTGCGTTAGAGTATACTGCTTGAAGTTCCGTTGATAGCAGCCGTCCGCATCAAGAATTCCAGCGAGAAGTGCCAGACGTGCCGTGCGACTTGCGGTCTTGTATGCATGTGGGATGTGCTTATTTTTGACCAAGCCGTACATCCGCAGCCCGTTTGTAATTTCGTTTTGACATGTGTACCGACCAACCCGCTTTCCTGTAAACTTGATGCCGTAAGTCTTTGCCTTCCCTTTCTGATCATGTTCGACCAACGCGTGCTCTTGTGGAAGATGTGCAGTGTAGTAATCAACAACTTCCTGGTCTGCTGTTGTGAACTGCGTGTATGCTGATGTGCCGTCACCAAGCCAGTGCCCAAGCATCCATGGGTCGATTGCAAGCTGTACGGATGAAGACGGGAACTCTACTCCACTGTGTTTGAAAAGGCATGTATTACCCTTGGTAGTCCACCATGTATTCCATGTCAGGAGGTCATTAACCTTGATGTCGATGACATCACCAGGGTAAATCGCTAGTGGATTCAGCTTCTCATCTTGCATAGATTGGCTGAATGCAACAGCATCCTCCTTGGCTTTGAATGTTTTTGAACGGCTCTTCGGGCTATTTGTACCATTGCGTTCGTACCATATGGCCCTCCAACGAGCATCGTTCTTGTAGTAACCATCGTCGCGCTTCACGACTGTGAAAAGGTTTGTAAATTTGAGAGACAGGACGTGTTCCTTGTTGACCTTGAACGGCTCGCCCTTGACCGGAGTAATTTTGTACATCTCGTCCTGACCCCTGAAGAGCTCTTGGACAGTTCGAGAAGTGTTATCATCGCCCATAAGCTTCTCGCCAACCGCAACATCTTCAACGTTCTTCATCTTGCCGTCGTACATCAGGACCTGCGTCCCGGCTGCGTGACAGCCGTTGCCTGTGAACACGTAGAACTTCTCCTGCCGGATGCCGCCGTCGATGAGCAGAATCAGCAGGTCCTTGAAGTACTTGCACACATTCGGGTTCGTGAAGACTTGCTTGAAGTACGTGTCTATCTCCTTGGCCTCGATGCTCTCCGGGTCGTGCGCGTGGTAGTAGCGGCCCGTCGAGAACGAGATGTAATCATCGGGCGAGCCGCCGCGGAACTCGTGCATGCGCAGGTCGTACACGCCGTTCTCGAAGCCGAGCAGATGCACGTGGCTGTCGAGAATCTGCTCAAAGTGCTCGTCGGCGAACAGGCACTTGCACTCTTTCATCACGCTGTCCTTGTAGCCCGATTTCTTGAGCGCCCATGCAATCGCCATCAGCTGCTGATGGCGCTTCATGCACAAGTCCTTGGCTTGGTCCCCGTTCGCCACGTTGGCTTGCGCCGACCAGTGGTTCGCACGCTTCATGTACTCGCAGCACACGCGATTGCTGAGCTCCATGCGCATCTTGAGCCCCTCTCGCGACCTCACCCACCGATGCTTTTGCTTCATGAAGACATACCACGTGTCGTTCGACGTGAACCGGTACTCGTCTTTGAAGAGCGAGTAGACGACGCGGGCGACGTCGTAGTGCGCCTGGTCGTTGGTGCACTTGTCAATCAGCGAAATCACGTTGCTCTCGAGGATGTCGTTGTAGCGCTGCTCGTGGTCGAGGCGCGCCCACCACCGGAGCGTCCCCATGCCCAGCGTGTCGATGCGCATCGTGTCCCACAGCTTCTCGCATTGCCCGCTGATGTACTTCGAGCTCACTTTCGAGAACTCGACCCATGCGTCTATCAACCGGTAGTCGATGTTGCGGAGCGTCCAACCCAGTTTGACCCAGTCCTCGTACGACTCCGCACGGTGCGCGGAGAGACACTCGACCACCAGCTGGCGCGCCAAGTGGAGCTCGTCGTCGCTCGTGTAATTCTTGGTGTGGTTGATGCTCTTGCCGAAGATTTGCTGGTGCAGCTTGGTCTTCCGACGGTCGTCCATGGTGGGCAGCACGCACCGGATGTACTCCTCTATTTCTTTCTTCTTGTGCTCGAGAAGCGGCGTGAGCGTGCTCTTGTTGCGCATGCTGAAGAGTTCCACGAAGTTGAGCTCGTCCTCGGCGGCAAACTGAGGCGTGATGTCGATGACCGTCCCTGGGGCGTCCTCGATGTCGGGCTCGATGGGCGATGTGCAGCGACCGGGGCCGCCCGCGCCGCCCACACCATCGTCAATGGGAACATTCTCGAGGGTATCAACCTCGGCGACCTCGGCAACATCGTCCTGCTCAAACTTGAGGACGCGGGTCACTCTGTACGGCTCGCAGTCCGGCTTGGTCGACCCATACATCTGCCATGCGTTGCGGTCGATGATGGCAACATCGACCACATCATCGTACATGTTCACGAGCGGCAGGCCGCTGAAGATTTTCTTGGCATTGTCGAGCACCTTCTTGCGCACCCAATGCTGAAACTGCGGCGACGTGACCAGGTGCGGCCAGACAATGTGGATGCCGTCCTTCATCTTGCCCCGGTACTCCGTCGGTTTTGACTTCTCTAAGACGTATGCAACGAAGTACTCGGGAGGTGCATCGAGATACTCGTGTAAAATTTGAAAGTACGCCTTGGCGATGCGAAAGACGTGCTCCGTTTCGTATACACGCTTGCGGTCTATCGGGTCCGCCGGAAGGACGAAGCGGAAGTCCAAGTCCGCCCGCATGGCGCTCGGGTTGGTCGGCTTCTCAGTAAGATGCAGCGGCAGGCTGCCGACCATGGCCCGCTTGTAGGCGGTGAAAAATGCTGGTAGTTGGTCATCCTTGATGTTGAGGCTGATTCGCGGATTTCCGATGCTGGTGTGTGTATAACCTTGACCTTTCTCAGACCGGAACCGACAGATAAACTTGGTAAAATCCTCCATCTGGTTCGCGTGGTGTCTTCTTGGTCCGGCCGGGTCCCCTGAAATACAATGACGATTCTTTTTTAAGCCTAGAGAACGAGCGTCCTTTTTTCGAACAACCGCTCGGGACTGGTGTGATAAATGCAAAACGGCGCCCAAGTGCAGTAAGGGCCAGTAAGGGGCGGGCAGGGCGGCGGAGCCTTTATAAAGAACGTTGGGCTGGGCGCCAAATGCTGTCAAAAACAATAGGGGCGCAGTGCTTTAGTTCTCTTCGGCGTTCTCTGGGACGGTTGCGACGTCCAAGACGGTCTCGTGTTGCGCTTGTGTGAGCTGCTTCGTTTGGAAGTATGCCACATCAAGTATGTTTGCCGCCTTACAGACCAAGAAGCAAATGTGCTTGCACACTATATCCTTCTTTTTTGAATTGAACCTGTGGTCTGGACAATTACATGAGAAGCTGCCTTTCTCATTCATGCCGACTTTAAAGAGTTTAACTTCGTATATGCGTTTTGTGTCTGCGCTCGCGCCTGCGCCCGCTGCGCGCACCCAAAACGTCCCTTCCACATTTGCAAGACGGCGTACGCCGCTTGTGTTTTTCTTATAATTTTCGATGGACATCTCACTTTCTTCGTTACGTAATGTGCTCAATGTACTTGATTGGTCTGCATGAATAGGTCTCATCTGGTTGATTAAGTCAATGAGTGTCTCGGGCGGGTTCGATAGTCTCTGTAGCTGTTTCTCGATTTCCTCGCCGCACTTGACTATTCTATTCATGCGATATGTGGTAAACTCGATGTGTTCTTTGAGATAATCTTTGTATTGTTCCAATGACTCTCGACAGAATATCGTTGCATCGTACACGAGGCTTTCGATGCTCGATAAGTTGCTGCACGGATGGCGCATTTTCGGAAAGCGCCGCATTGTTTTGGTTTAGCTTTGCCCACTACTTTGATACTCTGTATGCGCGGGCGGCTTTAAGTGAGTATTCATCAATACATAACATATATAATGCTGCTCCTAAATGTAGTAGGGTAGGGTCATGGCAACCGACACACAGGTCTGTAGCCCAATCGGCGAATCCAATTTCAAAAAATACAAGACGTGTTTCGGTCCGGACGCCATTGCGGTTTTGGTAAAGCTCCACAATGACAAGCATCCGGATAAGCCCATTTCTCTTTCGCTCGAGCCCAAGAAACAGTTGCGGGAGCTGCGGAAGAGCGTCCGGGGCCCCAAGAAGGCGCGCGCCGCGGAGCTCGACTTGGCCCTCAGCGAACATTTGGGCGGCGCGGTCTCCCCGGTCGTGGCGAAGAACTTCCGGCCGAGCAAGCCGGCGTCTTGGAAGTCGAAGCCGCGCGAGTGGCTCACGAATTTTGACATCGACGCCGTGATGGCGCAATACAACTCGATGCCGGAGTTCAAGTACCGGTTTTTGGGCGTCTTTCCGGTCGACTTTGCGGAGCCGCTCGAAAGCCTTGGTGGCGCATGCTATATCCCGCAGATGTGCGCGCTGCGCCTTGCCGACTTGATAAAGGCCGGTATACGCAGTTCGGCGAACGAAGTGAGCCAGACAAAGTACACGGGCTTTATCATAAATCTGGACAAGCATGACCAGCCGGGGTCGCATTGGACGTCTGTCTTTGCCGTGCTCGACCCGAAGCTGCCGTCTTACGGCGCCTACTACTATGACAGCATTGGACGGCAATGGCCGCCCGAGATAGAGCGGTATTTGAACAAGTGGAAGATAGAGATGGCCGCGCTCTATAAGAAACCGTTCAAGCTAGAGTGGTCGAAAGCCGCGCACCAAAGCGCAAACACGGAGTGTGGGATGTTTAGCATGATGTTTCAGATATTGTGGATAGAGCGCTTGTTATATGATGAGAAGCGAAGGCAAAATAAAGCTCAAGCGGACGAGCGCGAGGCCAAGGAGCTCGTGAAGACGGGGCAGTTGACCAAGGCCGCTCAACGCCTGCTTATGGACAAGCGTCCGACGTCGTTCGATATGATAGTGGGCATGCCGCTGAAGGACATGAATGCGTTTTATTTGAGGGATGTGCTGTATCGGGGTGGAGAGGGTAAATAGGACGACTGTCTAGGCGATTCGTATGGAGAAAACTTGATGAAATAGTAGCATTTTACTCTTACCTAAAGACGAACGCTTACGAATCATACAGACACACACAAGTACTTACACAATGACCCCCAAAGACATCCAGCGCTTATCAAACGGCCTGCAGCTGTATTTTAAAGAAAAACAAAATACGAACATTGTCGAACAAGTGGGTCCCGATATGTTTCGGCAGACCCTCATGCAAGCTATACTCAATGCTCAAAATACCCTCCCGAACTCTTCTATAGAAATCGTGAGCCGTGCGGCCATGCAAGAAGCGCGCGACGTGCTTGTAGCGCAAGTGCAAGGGCGAGCGCATATGCAAGCCCAAGCCCAAGTGCAGGCCCAAGAGCAGGCCCAAGCCCAAGTGCAAGCTCGCAACGCGCAAGCGCAAGTAGCAGCGGCCCTGGAACAACAATCCCAACAATCCCTTTCCCAACAAGAACCCGACCCCTCCCAAGATTTCATTAGCCGCTTGGCCGTGTTGGAAACTCAGCGTCGCGTGGATATGCCCGTTGCCCAATCACAACAACAAGCCCAACAAGCCCAACCTGTCCCCTCCTCGCCCTCTCCCACACCTGCTCCCCCACTCCAATCCTCCTCCACTAACTATATAGCTACCCCGCCCCTAATTATTCCCGCCCCCGATAAAAGGGGCAGAATATTTCCAATATCTAGCCATTCTCGTGCATGGGAGTACCAACCTGAGCGCTCGGCGTTCGTGTGGCCCGGGCCCATTCCCACGAGCAACGGCACCCACGTGGCCCTCGCTGCCGTGCAGACGCCGGCGTTCGTGCAAGACTTGACGAGTTTTATTATAGTGCACGTGACCGGCGTGGGAGACGCCACGACGCAATGCGTCTTCTTGCCGAGTGCTTATCATGCCAACGCAAACACGAAGTGGACGACCTGGCTCCCGTGCTCCCCTGCCACGCGCTTCATCAAGCCGGTGCCGACGCCTTGGAACCTGCAACTGCTCGACGCCTTTGGCGAGCGCATTGATTTGGGCGCCGATGACATGACGTGTCGGCTCAATCAAGAAAAAACAGGCATTGTGCCCATAGCGCCTATGCAAACCGGGGGTACGCCAGTCCGCCCCCCGGTTGAGGGCGACATTTTGCGTTTCGGCGGCCTCCGCGCTCGCGTGACCGCCGCGCCGCCCTACCCACTCATAAATCCCCCCAAACAGCCCAACAATCCCGCGCATGCGCAACCCATGCCCGTGCTAAATGAGACCAAACAATGGACGGTCTTCTTGGAACTGGAGGGGACTAACTAGACTAGACTAACTAGCATTAAGACAGCACCACGACAATCGTCAGCAGCGTCCACACTATCAGCGTGAGCAGCTCGAGCTTCGAGATGAGCACCTGCTTCTCGTACTCGTTTATTGCCGTTATTTTTACGCCCGCATTGAAGACGTTCAAGTTGGTCAGGACCATGTAGATGAATCCGCCGAAGAGCCACAACAGGCCCAAGTGCATGTACACGTAGCCGCCGTTGGCGTGCATGTTGAGCATGTTAAACACGATGCGCAGGCGGTACAGGTCCACGTTGACCATCATCGTGAAGGCCACGAACATTAGCGAGTAGAGCCCGAAGAAGCCGAACGTCGCCGCCGTGATGGTCTTTATTTTGCCCTTCTCGATGAGGTACTCGATGAGCGTCAGGCCGAGGAGCCGCATGAAGAGCGTCAGGAAGACAAAGACGACCTTGTCCATCTTGTTGACCTTGAGGACTTGGTTCGGCACCAGCTGGTTGGCGTGAAGCGTCTCGACCAGTTTCTCGCGGGCCGTGAACTCGGCGTCGGGCTGTAGGTCCTTGGTCGTCAAGTAATCATTGAGAATCTTGGCGAACAGGTTGTCGTTGGCCGTTAGTGCCAGCGCCGGGCTGCTCCGAGCCTTGAGGCCACCGCCGACTTCTTTGAAGAGGGCGTCGAACTTCTCGGACTTCTCTCCAATGGAATCCACAATAGGCTTCGGCACGACTTTTGCGGCACCAGTTGTCGAACTTGCAGTCTTTACGCCTGATTCGCCTGATTTGTAATTTTCTTCGGCCGACACTGCAGTTTTCACCTCTTTTGCTGCGGATTGTTGGATAGCTAACGCAGCGGCAACATTGGCGCTTGCTGCCGCCCATTCCGCCGCCTTCTTGTCGTCGCCAGTTGGTTTAGTCCCTAGGTCCACTAGTTCTCTCTTCTTTTTCTCGTACTCCGAGTTCGCGGCCTCGTCGGCTTTCGTTGCCCGTTCGACGTTACGCTCTGCAATTTTCGCCGCCCCACCAACAGCCTCATGTATGACCTCTGCAAAGTTGTCCACAAGCTCAAGCGGCAATATGAACGTAATAGGTTGAATGGCAATCGGAGCCTGCACCTGCCCATAACGACCCTGCCCTTGCGCCCGCTGCGCTTCGAGCAGTTTGTTGTTCCGAGACACGAGCGTCTCGTACTTCCCGAAGAACGCCTTGGTTTGGTCGTACAAGTTGCTCACTTTGTTGATGAAATTCTTGTACTGGCTCGCGAGGTTGCCGCGCCCCGTCTCGGTGTCGTCATCGAGCGCTTGCGCCAGCGTCTTCTTGTAGCCGTTCTTCTTCTCCTCGCTGAAGCCGCCCTCTTTCTCGATGATTTCGTCAATGACTGCACGAATGGCGTCGAGGTCCTGGCGCGACTTGCCCTCAAAGTCGGTGAACTTCTTGAGCCACGTCGCCGTGTATGTGGTCTTAAAGGCGTCGTAGCCGTTCTCGTCCGTGTTCAGCAGCCAGCGGTAGAACGAGACGATGTTGTTATTGACTTCCTCGAAGCCGGCCTTCAGGTCGCGCCACTTGGTGTTGGCATCGCCTAGCTTCTTCTGCACTTGCTTCGCGATGTCGGCGGGCGACGGGGGAATGTCTGACGTCGGCCCGGGCATGGGCGCAGGGGCGCCGCCGCCTTGCTTCCCACTTGGCATGCCCCTTCCTATACTACTGTAATATGAGTTCACAATGTGAGATATTTCGTTTGTGACACCACCGCCACCGCCATCGGTCATTGTCGCAGCCTTTGCCGCCTCTTCAGCCGCACCCATTGCCACCTCTTCAGCGTTTGGCGTGAATAAATGTTCTGGCAATGCTTCTTTTCGATCTTGGACGGCCTCTGCAGGTATCGCCGCCACATCGTTCTCTAAGTTTGAGTTTGTCGCATCCCCAGGAGCAGCCGCATCCCCAGGAGCAGCCGCATCCCCAGGAGCAGCCGCATCCCCAGGAGCAGCCTCATCCCCAGGAGCAGCCTCATCCTCAGGAGCAGCCGCATCCCCAGGAACAGTCGCATCCCCAGGAACAGTCGCATCCCCAGAAACAGCCGCATCCCCAGGAGCAGCCGCATCCCCAGGAGCAGCCTCATCCCCAGGAGCAGCCGCATCCTGTTCTTGCAGCCATTTGACCGCATCCTCTGCTGCTTGCTCCGCCACTTTTGCCTCTTCTGCCGCAGTGACCGCCGCTTCATCAATTCCAACGGGCTTCTGCGCTGGAGCGCCCTCCGTCGCAGCCGCAGCACGAGCCACATCATCTTCCTCCTCCTCCTCCGGCACAGTTTCACCACTTCTACTGCGGATTTCCGCAATCAAGTAGTTTATAGCCGCGGCACGTGCATCGATTGAAGCCTCATCGGCTTTATATGCGGCGTCTAGCGCGGCCCGCAAATTTTGTGCACTCGGCTCCAATTTTACGCGAAGTTTTGCATCCTCAGCGGCCGCCGCTTTCTCGGCTACGCTCGCTCTCAATGCTTCAACCTCGGCGAGAGCGGCGGCGACCGTCTTTTGCGCCCCCCTGCCCATCACGTAGTCGAGCGTCTCTCCGGCCTTTTTGGCATCATGCGCCGCGTTGCCGGAGATGGCCCCGCTATCGAAGTACTCGTCCAAAATGCTCGTGATGAGCTCACGGTTCACCTCGAAGCCGAAGTTTGCGCCGCCGGCTACAACTTGCTGCCCGGTTAGGTCATGCATATCACTCAAACCAATGTTGTACTCCGCAAAGACGGCCGGCAAAATCACGTCGAGCACACGAGGGTGCTGGCTCTCAGGATAGAGCATGAGCAGCTCCATGATGCTCTGAGCCATGCGCTTCTTGGACCTCTCGAACCGGGCGTTCTCCATGCGCGGGCTCTCCAGAAGTTCTTGCACATTGTCGTACGTCATCTTGCCGTCCTTGTACATCTCCATGATGTACTTGGAGCGTGTCATGTTGATGAGCTTGGCAATGCGGTCGATGGTGCCTGTGCCAACCGGGCGGGTGGCCATGCGCTTCATGATTGCCGCGGGGTTCAGTTGGTCAAGACCCAGAGCAATTTTCTTGCCCAACGTGAACTCTTTGATAGTGTCATCGGGTTGCACGCCGGGATAGGCGAGCGCGGTGTAGCCTTTGACGAGGTCCGAGAGCGCGACCTCAGAACCGCCGCCGCGCGCTTCATACTCCATCGTAGTTATCGGCTTGTACCCTTTTTGCACATTATACTTATCGATGTCTTCACCGATAGTTGTTGTCTTTTTGGAACTGCCGCTTACATCAACGCATTGTGTCGATGCTAAGTCGTACTTCGCTACCAAATCTGTAAATTCTAGGACCCCTAGAACAGAAACGCTATTAATTTTGTCAATAGTCTCTATAAGCGTCTCAATATTTTCAATGTGCTTGTAAAGTCCTGCTGGCGCCCTCGCCTCAATTTTAAGCGAACCAATAAGCTGTTTAATAAGAGAGATTTCAGAACCCGTCATGACAGATAATTGTGAATTTGAAAAAGCGCTTAACAGCTGTTTAATCTTCTCGGCAGATTCAGGTGATTGGTTTTCTTTTGGTAGCGCAAGAAGACGGTTCTGTAGGAAATCTGCAGAATTGAAGTAATCTATCCATGCCGAACATCTGTCTAGAACGGCGGGGTCGACATTCATCTTAAACACTTCTTCCGGTTCCGCTAAATATTTTTTAAGAATGCCATCAATTAGCGTCAGTTCTGGGCCGCTCTGGGTTGTGCCGCTCTTTCGCCGAATTTCCAATAGCTCGAACAGGTCACCCTTCTCAGTGAGATTTTTAAGCCGGGCGTGCTCGAGCCTAATATCACGCAAATCTACGTACGGCAACATGGGTGGGTCATTTGCACTGCTCGACAAATTAATAACAGTGAAGATGCAGTACACCAATGGTGTCTTGACTTTCGCATTAATGTCCGACAGTATTTTGCTGATGGCCTTGTTTTTGTTTGGCTTTTGCTTGAAACAATTGTCGAGAATTGGATTACATTGGTAAGTGCTGCACTTTCGTAAAAACTTGGGACGGACCCCCACTTCTTGGAAGCTCGATACGATAGCGTTGCGCATGTCTAGAACACTCTTAACAATGAACTTGCCCTCGTGAACACGGCATGCACATGCCTTTGCCAATGCCTCTTTTGATATTTTTATGATAGCATTGAGTTTCTCGTTTTCCTTCCGAAGTTTCCTGTTTTCCTCCAGTGTTCCCATGGTCTGGGTTTCTAGAAGGCCGATTGCTTCCCCAATTTCAGCAACTTCAGCTGACTTGGCATTTCTTTCTACAGTTAAATTCGCTTCATTCTCATCAGCCTGTGCATTACGACCACGAAGCGGTGCTTCCAACGCTTCAATCTGTTTGACATAACCTCCTATCGCCGTTTGAAGCTCTGACAGCACACTATTTATATTGATGTCAACCCAATCATTTTTACCGAGTGCTACCCTTATGGGTTTAAGCAGTTTATTTTTATGGCCATTTGCCAAATCTATGCTGTTTTTTAAACTCGTAATATCATTTTTAATCGTCTGTGTTTGGGTGAAATTTAATTTAGGAATCCCTTTCAAACTATTACTCAACCTCGTTCTTAGAGCTTCAATCTTGTTGTTGTATTCAGCAATTTTATCATCGTGTGCCTGCATCGCAGCCGTTGTCGCTTCGAGCCCATTGAGCCAAGTTTTTTTGGCTTCTTCAAGTAATGCTTTTTTTCGTTTTAAATCTTGCACTGCTGTCGACGCAGGCTCACGATAGATTCCCCCGATGGTCGCGTTAAGTGTTGATATCTCTCCCGTAAGTATGGCAATGCGTTCTCTTTTCTTTTTTATGGTTTGAGTTGTTAATTCCATGTTTTTTTCATTTTTGCTAAGTTCTTCTATGTTTTTCTCTATTTGCTTTTGCTGGTCGAAAAATTTGTCCATATCTATTTTGTTAGGTTCAGTGGGCGCAAGCTGAGACTGTTGTTTACCGCATTTGTTGTTATCGTAATCCGCCGCTTCAAGTTCTAGACGCTTATTATCGTAGAATGCCTTGTCATCACCCGCTTCTCTTTTGATGCTCGCCCATTGAATCATATCACTCTCGTTCATGCAATTGAACTCATTTTCGAGTCCCGCAAAGTCTCCAACAAACAAGAATGCGGGGTCTTTGCCTTCTTCACTTCTTACGAGCTTTAGTTCAATCAATACATGGCTTCTAGAAGACTTGTTGTTGTTAGATGTTGCCGAAACCTTCCGGTCTGTGTCCACCATCAACGATATCAGCTTCCCAATTGCAGTGCCACCTGGGCCACCTTTGAAAGGTTCGGTGGTTCCTGGTTTAACCACAGTGTACTTGTATTGGAAGTCATCCTTGAGCGTGCAGCCGTTATCGCCAAGCGAAAATACTAAAGGGTCTTTCTCATGTCCTGTGCCTTTTGAAGTTTTGTAAATTGTGTTGATTTCTGTGAAATCTCTTTCGCCGCCAATCAACTCAGTTACCGTCATGTGGACCTCCGTGAAGATTCCATACAGTTTCTTGTTCAGAATCTCAACAATGATGCCGTCTTGAGGTGAAATATTCTTCGTGGAATCTCCAGAAAAGTACACCAAAGATGATGTTTTACCGGCGCCAGATGCTCCATAACCAAGAACAAACACCGGTTCAGGTTTGTCTTTGGTGAGTTTGTCCACAATTGCGCTGCATTTCTCTGCAATCTCGGCGTTTGTCTCATAGTGCAAGAATGTCTTTGTAAACGGGCCGGAATAGTATGAGAAGCATGCGCTAGTCATTCGATTTTCGTCGATGCATGACTTGAACTCATTTGCGTCCACAATTTTCATCTTTGATTTCTCAAATGGCGATGTAGTGTATGCTTTATCGATTTCATCAATGAACTGGTTCTGCAAGTCTATTTGGCTTTGAGCGATGCCCTCCGAGCCATAATACTGCAAGTACGAATCCGGTCGGTAATACATGTTGAACGTATTCCTTGACGGGTCATTGATGTCGATTTTGTAACGTGCATTAAGCTTATCTACTTTGTTCTTACGGAAACGTACGTAAGTTATGATATTTGATGGCGTCTGAGCGTCAACCGCATCTACTATAGGCTTTATCCGCGCATTATCAATGGCCTTCACCATATCAACATATCCGTTATGAAAACTTAGATATTGTTTAACATATTCTAGTATATACTTGAGCACCGCTGTCCGAACTGTCAACTGTTGGCTTTTATTAAACAGTAATAGGCCGTATTTTTTGAGCAACGTGTGCCAGTATTTTAAATCTACTTCTTCTGTTTCCTTATCATGAGCTGGATTACGGATTTTTGTTGGTCCGCCCGTTGCAGACACAATTTCATTGTATATACTTTTGTTGATTGATATCGTCTTTAGAACATCAAGTTGGCCAATCGCGCCTAGAATGGCCTTTGCTTTTTCTTCTTCATTTTCATTTACAATCTCTTGTAAGAGTCTCTTATAAGTGTCATTTACCTTGTCGGATTTCCATTCAAGAATTTTGCTTACAAAGTAGTTATTAACAAGTCCCGAGTGAAGATAATAACATATGCATGCTTGTATGAAAAATGTTTTCACTACTTTTTGAACTTCATCGCTATCGGAATCTTGATATCCTCCATATATTTGTAAATCGGTTGGCAATTTAAACGTCGCTTCATCCAAATCGCTCGCAAATGTCTTTAACGATTCAACTTTGTTGAAATCAACTTTGAGTTCGGGAACAACAGCACGGGGATATTCTTTGGCCGCGGCCGCTGCTAACAACTCTACGTTGTCTTCATTTACTTGCCTAGGTGCAGTAGCAGCTTGGCCAGGTGCAGCAACCGCTTGGCCAGGTGCTGCAACCGCTTGGCCAGGAGCAGCAACCGCTTGGCCAGGAGCAGCAACCGCTTGGCTAGGTGCTGCAACCGCTTGGCCAGGTGTGGCCGCTTGGCCAGGTGTAGCCGCTTGGCCAGGTGTAGCAGCCGCTTGGCTAGGTGTAGCCGCTTGGCCAGGTGTAGCAGCCGCTTGGCCAGGTGTAGCCGCTGTAGCCGCTGTAGCCGCTTGGCCAGGTGTGACCGCTTGGCCAGGTGTAACCGCTTGGCTAGGTGCGGCAACCGCTTGCGTAGCCGCTTCAGGGCTTGGGTATGTATCTAGCATATTTTGAAGTGCATAGCAAATGTTTAGAAGGGGTGTGAATTGCCGATAATAAATATTTTTAATTTCTTCTGTCTTACTTTCTGTTTTAGACTTTTCAAGTTGGACGACCTGGAAATACAGATTAAACAGTTGATTGACCGCAACTTCCATGAAGTCTTGAACAAGATTGAGATTTGCCAAAAGCCTAGTAGTGTCCTTTCCAGTCTTGTTTACTTTTTGCAATTTCTCTACATCGGCAATGAGGGTATTTTCTTCATCTGAACCTTTAGCGTTGACGTTTGTGTCTTTCACGAACGCTAAAATATTACTAAATACTTCATCTTCGTTCACACCGTCAATCATACGACCTCCCACCATTTTTAAAGATTTGTTGATTGCAATGTCATCTGATTTTCCGATTATACCTTCAATCTCGGCCAGCATTCTCTCTGAAATGCTAAGCTCCTTTGATTTGGTGCTATAAGCACCTCCACGTGTTCGTAGTTTTTCGAGACTGGTTAACATCCTTGCTGAAAAGTCGCCAACATCATCATCGATACTTAGGGGGCTATCAGGGTTGCTAACTGGGGGGCTAGTTGGGTGACTTGAAGAAGAATTCCATCTTGAACGGTTCCCATTGACCTTTTTTTGGAGTTCAAGAAGTGCGGGTGGAGCGGACGCAGGCGATGCTTCAACAGGCGGAGGTGAAGCAGACACAGCTTCAACAGGCGGAGGTGAAGCAGACACAGCTTCAACAGGCGGTGAAGCAGACACAGCTTCAACAGGCGGAGGTGAAGCAGACGCAGCTTCAACAGGCGGAGGTGAAGCAGACGCAGCTTCAACAGGCGGAGGTGAAGCAGACGCAGCTTCAACAGGCGGAGGTGAAGCAGGCGGAGGTGAAGCAGACACAGCTTCAACAGGCGGCAGAGCAGACGCAGACGCGGCATCGGCGGCTCGCACAACATCGTCAGCATTGGCGGCACGCACAGCATTGGCAGCATTGGCAGCAGCCGCGGCATCGGCGGCACGCACAGCATTGGCAGCATCAGCTGCAGCGGCGAGTTTAGCATTCACATCGTCTGCATTCACGTCGACTGCATTCGCGATAGGCGCTGGTATATCAAGAGCTGCGAATGGGTCTGCACTAGGCTTTTGTTGTGCAAGGGGTGTACCCATAGCAGAACCATTCAGCAAATCATCATCGGTTGGCACCTCCTTTTTCTTAGGCGGCACCTCCGTTGCGTCTCCATCCTTCACAATGAACTCATACCCGTTATCGAGCATGTAATCGTACAGGTTCTCGATGATGCTCTTGAACTCATCCTTGTGCTCGTACGTCGGATACATTTCAGCCAGCTTCTGGTATAGTTCTTTTGAGTTATAGAACTCATCACGCGACATTTTCGGGGCTTCCTTAGGGAGAAGCTTGGTCTTCAGAAAATCTGTGACGTCTCTGAGCTTAATTCCGACTTGCTCGCCGCCTCCCTTCTTACTCCGAGTACCGGCATCAGACCGCTTCTTCGGTTTCGCGCCTGCCATCCACTAAACTCTAAAAAGTCTTGACAAAAAAAACCACGCCTCGTCACAGCGCACTGCACTACGCCCTCAATGCCACGAGAGACGATACCATCCACATAAGGAACGACAGGTTCCCCACCATCCGTAGGGTCCGGCGGCGCTCCTCGAAGCTTAGGAAGCCAGACGATGATGTGCTGGTGCTGGCATTAATAGACTGCAAAATGAACGGGATGGGGAGCAACAAGAGCTGGAGCAAGATGTGCAACACGATGTTGATGAAGCCCCGCGGCCCTTGCGTATTCACGAAGAAGAAGGCGACTTTGAAGAAGAGGTCGCGCTTGCCCACGTTCACCACGATAACCCATAGAGCAAACATGAGCAAATACATGCACACATAGAACACGATGGCCGTCTCGGTGCGATTGACCATGCGATTCGTCATCGCCCATTCCAAGAACGTGAGCGAGAAGCTACGCAGCGCGAACGTCACCGCTATGAACACTACGCGGTCGGTCGTAGAGACCTCCATAGTAGACGGCCCGTATATGGGATGGTTCTCGTTGCCCTTGGCTTCTTTCAACTTGGTCTGAAAATCTGCGTTTTCCATTGTATTATTCAAGTTCCGCCAGTAGTCGCCCCCTGATTGCTTTGCGCCGCCAGCTGCTTCCGCTGCATCCGCACCCGTTTCAGGGTTATTTTGCTTTTCCTTGAGGGCCTTGTCACTCTGATCTGCTTCCTTAGTTACCGCCTGCAGCGCCCCCAACTCTTTACCGACGTTCTCAAGCAAGTCTTGCATGCGTTGCCTCTGATGCCGAGTCGCGTTCTCGATGCCGAGCGCCCTGTACACAATGGACGGGTCGCCCGTCATCAGCGCCGTCGTAAGCTGGATGTAAAAGTTGAACCGTTCGGGGTTCAACATGTACAACTGCTCATTGGTCATGAAAGACGGCGCCGTCGCAGGTTGCCCCACGGCCGTCAGGTCGCCGAAGCCGTACTTCATGCGGTCCGCAAACGCATCCAGGTTCAACGCCATTTTATACCAGCCCACTTACTCTAGGGCCACAAAATCACAAAGCCGGTGCACACTCAAAGTGCTGGCACCCCTGTGCCAGTCCTCATAGAGCTGGCACCCCGGTGCCAGTACTCCCTCATAGAGCTGGCACCCCGCTGCCTGTACTCACGAGCGCGTTCGTCATCCATGCGACCGACACGGTCACCACCACAAGTATGACAAAGCCCGCCATAACCGACGAGATGCCGCCGTAGTTGAGCACCATGTGGTCCATGCGCATGAACTGCATGAACAAGGGGTAGCAGACTCCAATGAATATGAAAATAGATATCGCCATCACCGCGGCCGACCACTTGCGCATCAGCTCGACGCCCTTTGTCGTGCGGCGCGCCTTGCTCATAACGTCGCGCAGCGCGACCATGGCAGGGCTCACATCGCCGCGCTCATTTGCAAACTCGGCGCCTTTCATGTGCTCCGTGAGGCCGAACAACTTGTCGACATTGGCCGCACACTCATCGGCTGCGAAATTGCGCCCCGTCCCCAACAGCATGTTGCGTCGCGCGGCGTCGCACACGAGCTTTTGCTCGGCGGTCGAGAGTGCTTCATATGCCGCCTTGAACTCGCCCTTCAGCTTGCTATAATCGTACACGGCCGCATTGAACAGCCGGGGGCCAAAGTAGGCCGTCGCAGCCAAGCACGCCGCCGCGGTCGCGCACAACAGGAACAAGTACCGCACCTGCCAAAAGCCGCAGCTCATTTGATAGGCGGCCGCGAACGAGACGAGTGCGATGAGCCCCGACCACACGTGCACCGACATCCGCCCCATGCCATCGGCGTCAATGCGCTCAAGCTTTGAGTACGACATGAAGTTGTCAAATATTGGGTAAAAGAAGCGCCGCTGCTTGTTGTTTTTGTCATCGACGGACGACATGCCGGCCGCAGCCGTCAGCCACGAGAAGATGATAAAAACGCCAAGTAAATACAACACACAACGCATAGTTTTTGTGAAATTGTTCGTCCCCGCGCACAGGTACGTCGGGCCCGCGGCGTGCCATATGACGAATGCGCCGAGTGCGAATGCGCCGATATAGATTGTGAGCGCCATCTTCATGACATTATTGATAAGGCGCATACGGGATTGACTGTCCACCGTCTCGCTCGTCGTCAAGTATTCAAAGAGCCGCGCACGGCCGGCGTCGCCTTCCAAGTAAACGTGGTCGCACGTGTCTTGGTGCTCCGTGGCAATCGCAATCTCGCGATGCCCGCGCACCGCAAAGTCGAGGAGCATTGCCCACGTGATGAACATGAGGACGCCGAACCCCACTAGGCCGCCAATTGCAATATTGTCAACCCACTTTTCTCGTATCGTCAATTTGTTCCAAATCCATGGATTCGGGTTGTTGCTTGGTGCCGCCGCCGGGTCCATGGTCTTGTCTCTTCTTTGACCTCTTCACTTACTTACTTAACTTAGGGGCTCATAATCTCTAGCCAAAGCCTAGCCTATACGCGGATTGCCGTAGATTTGACCATATGCGACATCGCTGCTTAGGGGCAAGAGGATGTAAAAGATGGCGAGGACCAAGAATGATATGAACAATACCCACTCCACGGCGTTGATTTGCTTGCCGATAACACTCGATTGGTCGAAGTTATACGGGTCCAAGAGCGGCCGCAAGGACTCGAGGAAGATTTGACCGCGTTTGTAGTTCTCGACTTGGTTTGCCGACATGGTCGCGCCCGTCTTTGCACTGATGATGGCGGCGCCGCCTTGGCTGCGGTTGGCCAGTTTGAAGTCGCTCGGCGGATGCACATAGCCGATGAACTCATAGAACGGTTGAGATAGCGTAATCTTGTCCGTGGCCGCGCTGTGCCGCGCAATCATATCGGCGAAGACGTCATTCCGTATCTCATCAGGCTTGCGACGCTCTTCCGGATGGACGGCATACCACCGGCGGACAAGAGCGTCCACGAACGGCTTGGGAAACGCCTCGAGACCCTCTACCGCATCTTTAACGTCCGTTATGGGCATCGTGTCTTGGAGACCTATATAAGCATCCTTGACGTTCTTGGACTCGGTGAAATTGCGCGTCAACACGTTCGTGGTCAGCAAGTAGACCGGCACCATGAGAGCCCCCATAATCAAAAATATCCAAAAGTTCACATCGTCGATGATGCGTGTCAACGGCATGTTGCGCCGGAGAATGGCCATCGCCGCCGCGAGGAGCATGACGGCCAAGGCCGCAATAAAGGCGATGTGAACGCTCGTGGCCTCGCTTTCCGACCGCAAGTGGAACGTGCCGTACATCAGATAACGCGCCGTCTCGAGCTCGAGCGCCTGGTCCTTCCCGCACTCGTCTTGCACATGCTTTGCGACGTACAGGTCTCGCCGCGCGCCAAACATCCGCACCGCCGCCACTATCAAAAACGAGAGGCATGCTAGTCCCATGAGCGGCGACAGCGAAGAGAGCCCCGCCGCCAGAGCCGCGCTCGCCAATCGTTTGACGTCTTGTGGTCCCATTACATTTTATAGAGTTTTAAAAATGAAATTTACTTGTTGCGCTCGGTCTCATTTGCGTCTTTGAAGCCCCAATCTAAGTGGACGGATGATGGAGGAATACCATTCCAATACTGAACGCTGAGGAATAGTCCCCCCATCTTGCCAAATGTGCCGCCGTGCCAGTCGCCCGGGCGCACCCGAAGCAACTTGCCAAAGTCGCTCGCGACGTTTTTACTGGCAGTTGCAACCTGGTCGTGCGTCATTGTTTCGCCAGCGACGCGAAATTTGATTTGACCGCCGAGGTATATCTCGTAGCTGTCGACGTGCGGGTGAACATGGTCGACTATCTCCGTAAATGGTTTAACGGTGAACAATTGCACCTGAAAGGGCCCGCGCCTAAAAATCGTCGAGCCCGTGACATTCTTGTCAAACGTGACGACGTTACTATCAAATGGCGGTTGAAAGACGGGGTGCTCCATCCACCAATCTAAGAACGCATCAAGGTTGTCGATATCGTCTATGTTGACAGATGGAGCGCGCTTCAAGAACATGATAGTTACCAGCATGGTTAGTATGGCTATGATAGCCGTCAAAAAGACATGAATTCGATTCATAGTTCTTGTTGCCGTTATCTAGGATTTATACTTTTTTACTGCTAGCGCTTCTTAATCCCCCGCCATATGAGCGCCACGATGATGCCCACGACCAAGAGTTGCGTGAACAGCCAGTAATACATGCGCTTTGACAAGTACGCCTTGAACGTTGTAAATATCTTACTCGGCGCCCCCATGTACTGCGTCCAGTTGAACTCCATCATGACCTTTGACAACATCGAGTTTGCATCTCTCATCATTATCTCAACAGCCCTTATGGCAGACGGATTCCCGCCGGCGACCCGGTTCTCCCACGAGCCGCTCGATGCCACTTTACGACGCAGAGGGTCCGGGTACATGCGTCGGTACCACAGATTGACCTGATTTCTAGAAAATGTGTTTGTGATGCCGGCGCCGTTGACAGCGAGCACGTTGATGTATTGCAGGATGTCGATGTCCGGCGACCCGGCGGGCGACCCGGCAAAGTACGTGTACATGGGCGTTCCTATGAAGTTTTCCATCGTGTTGTACTGGCCGACGTAGAAGTTGAACATATTGAACGTGAACATCATCTTGGCGATGGCCACGGTCGATTTGGCCTTTGAGCGCGATGCTTGCTCCAAATACTTCCGGAAACTGCGGCCGTGGTCGTGAACGCTCGCGATGAGCTTGCCATAGAATGTCGTGTTGTCGACGTCGTTGTACATATTGCGAGTGATGTAACTCCGAAGGTCGTCCATGCTATTGAGTTTTTGAGCGAATGTGTGACCCAACACACTGTCCACAAACTTCTTGCGGTTGAACTCAAAGTAATAGACGAGCGTGAAGATGAGCTGCATGCAGTAGAGGCACAAAATGAGCAAGAAGTAGGGGTCTTTGAAGGCTTTGATGGCATCCGAAAACTCGCCGCCATTCAATGCGACCTTGATGATGACAGTGAGGAGGACTTGCACCATCAAGAACGTCATCATGTAAATGCCCATGGTCATGACGATGTTCATACTGCCTACTGCCTCTGTGAAGACGTTGAAGCGGACGCTATGGCTCAGTATCTCATGTTCTATCGTGTCCTTGAACAAGAGCATGTTCTCGTCGGGGCGCAAGACGCGCTTGTAGTCATTGAGCTCGGATACGTCGAGGTAGGCCAACACAATCATGGTGACGGCCCCGAGAATGCCGATAATCGCGAGGAACAAGTACACGTACGTGAAAATGTTGCCCACGACCTCTTGCCGGTTTAGTTCGGGTTCAATTTCTTTTTTGGTCTCACTCTTTCGTGCAGGTTCTGATTCGGCAGCGTCCCCCCCAGCAGCAGGGGCAACGGCGTCACCCTCTGTTTCACCGGCAGTAGCGGCAGCGGCATCACCCTCAGTTCCTGCGACAGTAGCGGCAGCGGCAGTAGCGGCTGCGGCATCATCGTTCGTTCCAGCGGCGGTGCTTTGCTCTATAGCGGCGGTGCCCTGTTTTGCAGCGGCAGCGCCATTAGCTTTACTTGCCTTCTTCATATCATTCACAGATTTAGCTATAAACTTGAATGACGGATTGCCTGTGGCATAAGCCAGCGGCATCATGTTGTCATTCTCTAGAGCCTTTTTAATGTTATCAATATTCATGTTGCGTATTTGCTCAACAACATTTTTCGCCATCGTTTCTGTTTTCATGTCACCGGGCTTAATCGAGTCCTTCACGGCCTGAAAATCAACATTTTTAAGAGTATCCACGATTGGTTTCGAAATTTGCAAAAGACGTGTTGTGTCATCGTTATCAATGGCATTGGCAATGGCTTTGATGTCTACAGTTTTTTCTAGTTTGTCAAAATCAACACTCTTCAGAGCCTTTTTCAAAGAGTTCATGTCCAAAAGTGGCCCCAATTCACCGATGGCTTTCAGGTTGATGTCATCCGATTTGGCGAGTTGTTGAAAGTCAATTTTAGCCAGAGCGTCTAGTTTGTCTGGGTTCTTCGCGAGCTTTGCAAAATCTGATAAGCTCTTGGTCCTCAATGCACCTGCTATGGCGCGAACACTTGGGTTCATGCCCAATTTTGCGTACTGGGTCATGTCTCCGAATTTTAAGCCGCCTGTCATAAGAGGCTCGCCGCCTCCCGTCATGGACGGCGGTAACTGGCCGGTGGGGACGTCTGTCGGCATGCCCGACCCCGTCGACTCCAATGCGGGTGCCACGACGCCATCCGTCGTGTTCTTCATTGCAGTCACCGTGTTGTGCCAGTCCGGCATCTCTTTTATGATGTTTCGGATTTGGTCCCAGTCATACGTATGATGTGCCATATCGGCAACACCCCTCTACTGAGAAGAGCGAGATTTTCTTACTTGCCGCGGCATGGGCCGCGCCGCCGCTCATCGCGCGCGGCGCCTTTGGCTCCTCCGCTTACTCTGCTTACTCTGCTTACTTACTCGGCCTACCAATCAACGAAGTATCGAATGATGTAAGGCACGACCATGAAGACAAACAACATGCAGATAGCGAGCTTGCGGGTCTTGCGATTCTCAATGTACATCGCCACGTAAACGACGAGAAGGAGCAACATGCCAAGGGGGACGTACACATTCATCGTCATGAACGTGTCGATGTACTCGGACGCTATCTTGTACTGCGTGACTAGGCGCTGCGTATAGCTCGACGAGTCCACGATGGTCGCCAATCTAAATGAAATTTCGTCCAGCTTCCGGGTGATTTCGTCGGACTTGTTACGGTACATATCGGCAAAGGTCACCTCCCCGACGGGGCACTTGTCGTCCGGGCACCGCAGAAGCTCCGTCATGGCGCCCACGTCGTCGTATGCAACATCGCCCTTGAAGCGTTTGAGGGGCGCCATGTCTGTCACGTACTCCGTGGCCATCATGCCAAAGAACGAGCCAATGTCTTCGGCCATGGCGCCGGCTTGGCTTGCACGTTTGGTCAAAGACTGCGCCGCATACGACTTGGACTCGGTTTCGAGCATGGCTATGTTCTTCACAAAGTGCGACGCCAGGCGGTACATGAACATCATCTTGACGATTTCGTCCACATCGCTTTCATTGTCCGGGTCGAAGCTCATGTTGATAGTACGCGGAGGCCATGTGTAGGGGTTAACCTTGGTGGAGCCGAGAGCGAACTCTTTGAGGGCCTCTAGGAACTCGGGACTACGCGGGATGTTCTCTTTGATGATGCCTTCGTACGTGGCATCGTTTGACATGCTGCCAATCTCTTGGACCTTCATGACGAACGATATGAATGTATAGAGACCTGTGCACGTCATGATAAGGCCGGCGGCGGCAATGGGTGCCAGAAAGGTGTAGTTTGGCGTGAAGTTTCCACCAGCGGGAATATTGCCACCCCCATTCACTTCCATACCACGTTGGCTAATCTCAATATTCATGTAGTCCGTCATTTCGTTATTGATGTCGGCTACTGCATTTTGAAGATTGACAAAATTTGTAGCATCGGCACTTGACTTGTAATTGTTTTCAAGTTTTTCCCCCAAGTTTCGAAGATGAATGCTAAATGCGTTTACGAACCGGGTCATGCTCATGTTGTCATTTAAATTGAATCTTTTGTCGTTTTTAAGATTCTGCCATATTGCGTTCGCTGCTGCAATCGGGTCTTCGGGTAATTTAGGTTCGGTCTTTCTGGAAAAAAACCCGCCGCCCCGCTTCTGCCGAAGTAAATCCTCAATTTGTGTGATGTATTTTTTGAAGTCAGGCCGCTTTGCGGGACCGTCCTTTGCAGGGGCATCCGCTTCACCGTCCTTTGCAGGGGCATCCGCTTCACCGTCGTTTGCCGGGGCATCCGCTTCACCGTCCTTTGCAGGGGCATCCGCTTCACCGTCCTTTGCAGGGGCATCCGCTTCATCGCTTCCGTCAATGTCAACGTCTATTTCATTCTCATCCACCGGAGCATCGTTCTTGCTCTCGCCCTTGCTCTCAGCATCATTTTTGGGCGAACTTTTCAGATTGTTGAACATATTGCCAAAAAGCCCCCCTTTGTCTGCTGTTGTTGCTTCGCCGTCGTTCTCGCCTTCTTCCTTTTTCTTGCCCAAAAGACCGCCGAGTAACCCACCCTTTCCTTCTTTTCGTTCGCGCTCCTTCGCGGCCCGTTTCGCTTTGTTGTACTTGTCTTTCACGTCACGCACCAACTCTCTCGCCTTCGTTTCGACCTCACCTACGGATATTGCCAAATTCGAGTTCAATGGCGGCGATGCTTCCGACGGGGTCGATTCGTCATTCACCTTATTCTTTTCATCTTCTATGTCATCCGATAACTTAATGATAGAACTCAACATCGTTTCAATCTTCTCTCCCACATCATCTTGGTCTGCATAGTCTTTGACATCGAAGTTTAACAATCCCTTTTCATTTTCAAGCGATGTTTTCATGCTAGCAACGCGCTTTTCAAGCTGCACAAGCGTCTTATGATAACTTGCCATGTCGCCGCCTGGTCCGCTTTTGTAGAACATTTTGATGGCCATCAGAGAGAATGCAAGAAGGCATAGAAGAGCCGATAGCGTAGATGCATACACCAGCCACGGGTATGGCACATTGATTCCGAGCGGGTTTATGTTCATAACACGAACGACCATCATTTGCGAGTCCTTTCTACCGAGGTCTTCGTACTCACCGCCAGGTATTTGGTCTAGCCGCTTCTTAAAGAGTAGTGCTAGGACCATCACGCCATATTGCAGTATGAACGCTACGCCAATCAAACCGGCCATGTACAGTTGAATCATGGACCATGGCTGAGCTTCGATTGCTCTCAAAAACTTCTCGACCATGCCTACTTGTGCGGCTGGTTGTGCGGCGGCTGTTTGCTGCACTGTTGGTTGCGCATCCATACTTACTTTGCTAAGCCGTCTGGCCTTGCCTCTACAAGGAAAGTGATAAGAAAAACAAACTAGTAGGGCGTTCGGGCGCTAGGCGCAAAGCTAGGCGCTGGCCTTCGCGCTGCTAAGCACTAGCTTTCGCAAAGCTAGGCGCTAGCCTTCATTATCCACAGCACCAACACGATAATGACCGGGTACGAGAACCGCACGAGCAGCTCCTGGACCGGCGTCAAGAAGGCGTTGTTAATGTAGCCCTTCAGGTAGCTCTTGGCCATGTGGTGCAGCGAAAGACCCAGGAGGAACACTAGGGAGAGCGCGACCAGCTTGAAGACCTCGGTGCGCTTGCTGGCGAGGCGGTCCCAGTAGGACGGGCCGTACGCCATCATGGGCGCGCTTGCGGCGGCGCCTTGGGCGTACATGGCTGGCGGAGGGTTGTAGGCGACATCCGGCGGCATGGCGTGCGACGCGGCCGCAGGGGCCACGGCGCCGATGCCACCTTGGCGGGGCGGGGCGTCGTTCATGGATTGCATGGCAGGGGCAGCGGGCTGGGCGCCATTATCATAGCCACCGGCGCCACCGTAAACACTGGCGAGGTCGCTTCCTTCAAAGCCACCGAACATATGTGTAATCTTGCTTACTTACGGTCGAGAATATTCTTGTTGTCCAGGACTAGAGGAGAGGGATATAGGAACGATGGTACTTTCTTACGACAAGCTACAGCACCAAATCTCAAAATTGCAAGAAATCGCCGATAAAAGGGCATCCCAGGTGGACCATGATAATTTCAAGAAGTACGGTCCATTGTTCGTCGAAATGACCAAATTCCTAAAGAAGAAGAGTTGCTTGCTGTACGGCGGCGTTGCCATCAATGGTCTATTGCCAAAGGACCTGCAATTTTACGGAGACGCCGTCCTACCTGACTTGGACGTCATGTGCATCAATGGCGAGAAGCTGGCCAAAGAAGTCGTCGCCCATTTTCGCAAGAGCGGCTTTGAGTTCACGAGCGCGACGGAGGCGCTGCATCCGGGTACGTACAAAGTGTATGCAGAGGGCATGCAACTCCTAGACATTACCACGGTCGCCGAAAGTGCCTACCGTCGCCTAGCGAAGAAGGGCGTCAAGTTGGCGTCGGGGCTCAAGACGGTCGACCCCGAGTATCTGCGCATGACGCTCCACGTTCTTCTCTCTCAGCCGCGCGATAGCCACCGCTGGAGCAAAGTGTTGGAGCGGCTCGTGGCGTTCTACACCGTCCATCCCGCCGACGCCAGGTGCAAGACGACGTTCGCCGATGCCACCGAGTTGTCGGAGCCGCAAAAGGACGCCCTCAAAGCATTAGACGTCGGCACCAGCTGGTTGGCCGCGCGGGACTACGTCATGTTTGGCACCGACGCCGTCGTGGAAGTGCTCGGCCTTTCGCCGAAGCTACGCCAAATGCTGCCGAGCGGCCGGCCCTTGCTGTTTAAGGGCGTCGCGCCCGTTGCCGCCCTTGTGGAGAGCGCCGACCCCGAAGCGATTGCCAAAGAGGTGGCAGCTAAGATGGGGCGCACGGCGTTCACAATTGAGAGCTTCAAAGCCGACGACTTCCTCCCGGCCCACGCCCGCGTCATTCACAAGGCGACCAAGCAGCCGCTCATCGCCGTGTACGAGGCGCCCGCCTGCGTCTCTTACATCACCTACAATAAGATGCGCGTGGCGTCGATTCACACGCTGACGCGCATGATGATGGCGCACGACTTCTCGGGCTACAAGCACGCGATGGCCGCCGCGCCGCTCTACAGGTGCTTTGCGAACGTCCTATCGGTCCTCATGCTCGACACGCTGGCGGGGAAGAAGAAGAAGTTGCTCGAGCAGTTCCTCATCGAGTGCTACGGCGTCCAACCGGGCGTCGTGACCCTGCGCCGCATGCGGTTGCAACGCGCGAAGCATTGACGGGCTATCTTTTTGTTTCCAATCTATAAGATAAAGCACTATAGCAAAAGATAATGGCCACTCGTGATATCCTTCTCATAGTTGTTGCCTTTGCTCTCATCGGTCTGACGGTGTTTTTCCTTTACCGCGGTTGCTCTTGCCTAGCAACGAAGCCCGAAGGCTTTGAGAATGCCGGCGAAGATGCCGATGCAAAGCTGAACAAGGACGAGCTTGCTCTGTTTGAGGACTTGAAGGCGGACAAGTACTCTGCAAAAGAGATTGACGAGATGGTGGCCAAGGGCGTCATTGACCAAAACCTCGTGGAGAAGTTCCTGAATAAGTTGGACACGTTCGAGGCCATTGAGGCGGAGGAGGAAGAAGAAGAGGAAGAAGAGCAGGAAGAGCCCAAAGTCATGAAGAAGAAGCCCAAGAAGAAGGCGGGCGCGGCCCCTAAGAAGAAGTAGATGCCGTGTCAGCGTCCGTGTCGGCGTCCGTGTCGGCGTCCGTGTCCTCGTCTTCCCCTTCCGCGTCCGTGTCCGCGCCCGTGTCGGCATCCTCCCTTGCCACCCGCTCCAAGAACTGCAAGCCCCTGAGGGCTTCAATATCCTGCATATGGCGTTGCTCCGGTAGGTTGCGCTGTTGGACGGCCTTCCATTGATTGAATGTATCGCCGTCTTCATTGTAGTCCACGCTCTGGTCGTCGCTTTCCTCCTCTTGTTCGTCTTGGCGATACAAGTAAGCGTGAAAGTTGCCGTCGTAGTGCGGGTTCAAGCGACTCCTCTCAAACTTTACTTTTTGCACCGGCTCGTAGTAATGCAATGCGAACACAATCGAGTGATTCACTCCTTTAAAATCATAGAGCTGGCCGTCACCGCGCTCGAAACGCAAGAGCATGCGCGACAGCTTGCCAATCGGGTGGAACTCCCGCACGGCTATCTTGTTGAAATCCACGCGGTTTTCGCTGAAGCCCATGATACCGAGCCGCATCTTGGCGAGACCCATGCGGCCGTGTGACAGCGAACGCAACATGTTGTCTTCTATCTCTGGACAGCGAAGGGTGACGTAGCGCTCGCCCACCATGGATACGACGCCCGGCGCCTCCACACGGTGATAGGCCTCTGCTATGCGGACGCGGGCCGACATGTGATAGTAGATTCCGGTGCCTGTATCCGCGACGGGCGTCCATGGGCCGGCCGCGCCGTTTGCGCTCCGCACGAGCGTCGTCTCTTGGGCAATGACGTCGTTGTAGTAGACGCGCGCCGGCCGCGTGTCGCCTGCGTCGTTGTGCAATACAATCCAGTAGTCGCGGCCGCCCTTCACTCGAATGGGCGTGTCCAAAGGCATGGTCGCGTCGCTGTAGCCTCCGTCCACTTGCGAAATGGCGAGTGTCCCGCTGCCGCGAGAGAGCGCAAGACCGGGCCCGACCGTGTTTGTGGCGCCCGCGCTGTCTTGCAACGCCCCATGCAACGCCCATACGACGCCCTCGTCCATGAGCTCCCGCGAATTGGTCGTAAGTGCCACATCTAGGCCGACCACGAAGCCGTCGAAGGGCGCGCTCCACCGTTGAGCGACCCACCCATTCGGCGTGAGCGGCTCCGAGCGTAGGACGCCCCGCGGCCCCTCAAACACGTAGGACGCCGGACCTATCGCCGGCCATGGACGGTCGACGCTGCCATACATGCGAGGATTTTGGGGGAACGGCGACAGAGCCGCGGTGGCCCGATAGCGCCGCTCTTCAATCGGACGGGCGGCTTCATGTGGCGACGTGAACAAGTCAAAGCCGAGCGTCTCGGCGATGGTTGACCCATGCATGTCCAGCACAAATGGATAGGGGCATGTGAACACGACCGTGTTGCGGACGTCAGGCGGCGATGATAGAGGCGCGGCAGTGATGCTGGCGCTAAGCGAGCCCGGCATTCCCATGACCGGCATTTGCATGGCTGCATTGAGTGCGGGCAGCAACGTCTGTAGGCTGTAGTCCCCGATGGCGACTTCGCGCGTCTCATAAACGAGGTCGCCTGTGAAGTCTTCGGCGTAGATGCAAAACCGTATCGAGTTGTTCGCGACGTCCACGTTGTACATGGTCCGCGGTATTGTCGCTTCGAGGACCTCGAGGCCGCACACATTCAGATAGGGTGTGTCGAATCTGACCAGGTACTCGTTCGGATTGGGATAGACGGCGCGGTCGCGGTCTTTGCTGTCGACCAGAAAGACATAGTTTTGCTTGATGCTCTGTGCTTTGAGGTAGTCGACGTCCTCGATGGGCATCTTTACTTATTGGTAGGGTCTAATAATGGCTTAAATGCACACTAATCCATCCCGTTGATTGGAATCATCCGGGCCCGCCTGTCTTGTTCATGTTGTTCATTCACTCTAAAAATAATTCATAATATCGCGAACAACACCCTTTTCCTAAACGTCCCAAATGCGTTTCACATTGACATTGCCTTCAAATAAATAGGGCTCGATATTCCGGTAATCACCCTTTCTCTTGATGTCCTCGCCTTGGTTCTCATAGAAGCCGCATTTGGAACGGCAACCATTCTTTTCAGGGTCCTCGCCGTTGTTGGCATTCGGGTTCGGGCACTCGCGCATGATGCGTGTTGCATAGTAGGCGTTGCAATCGTGGCTCGCGCTGCACTCTTTTTCGCAATCTTCGGCGTAGTCGCGCTTGGATGTAAAGACCTTCGTACGGACGGGCATGTTGTCAATCATGTTATGGTTGGCGCGCTTGTTGTAATTCACGCGGAGCTCCAAAATGGCATACGTCGTGGCTAAATTGGCCGCCTTGGGCGGAAGGGTTGTGTCGCCGGTGCCGAAGCCCTTTCCTATCACATTATAGGCGGGCGACGGTATGATGGCCGACTTGACCGGCCGCGATGCCGTCTGCGGATTGTCACCCGCTTGTAGGGTGCTAACAAAGCCAGAGAAGTATGACTTGCTGAACATGATTGGCAGCACGATGCGAACACGGATGCTGCGCACCACGAAATTGGGCGTTATCCAACCGCTCGTGTTATGGCCGAATATGACTTGGGTGTCACCACCAAACTCTTTGCCGTACAGCGTGACTTGGTAGCCAACCGGCACCCATACTTTTTCGATACCGGTCTTGTATAAACTAGGAAACTGCTTGTGGTTTCGAGTGTGCAGAAAGATACCGTCGTTCAAGTCGCCCATGGAATAACTGTCGTCATCGAGAATGGCAATCCATTGTTGGCCCAAGTAATTGTCGCTACGACTCACAATAGCCGGTCGTGACGTCGTTATCTGCAGGCTTCGCAGGAAAGACGGGTCGCCGCTCAAGTCTGTAACGCCTTGGCCGTAGTCTTCCGAGATGCCATTGAACTGCATGCCGCCGTATCCGCGCGCTGTCCATCCCTCTGGGACGTAGAGCTCGTGTGTATTCCCCGCATAATTGCCCAAGGCATTCGAATCCATGCTCTTAGAGTTAATTTCCATCGACGAAGGTCCGCCCCATATTTGAGGAGGAGCATACACACGTGCATTTTGTCGCACCTTTGGCGTATACAACTTGTGCATTATGCAGTAATTGTAATACTGCCTCCAACCGTTGATGTTCCATCCGCGCCAGTTCCAACCTTTGTCCCTATTGCGCAGCTCGCAATACTGCATACGCCCATCAGGTAAATACTTGTCAAAGTAGTAATCAATCTTGTTATCTTGGTCTCGCCAGTACGATGCATCAATTGTATCGTTAGCCATTACACATTGTGACCATCTCGCACCCCAAAATAGCCCTGTCCACCCACTGCGGGTGCGGTATCTTCGTAAAACCTGGTTTTTCGAGGACCAGGCTCCCCAACGCTGTTCGTATTCGGGCAACCACCATGCGTTACATGCGTGTGCGCCCCCCATTGACTCGCTCTTCTTGCTCTTATCACTATCTTATGAATATGAAAACAAAATTAAATATTTGCACGCCGCTAGATATGGAAATGCTCTGCTAGATCTGAAAATATGTCCTACCATCGTTGCTTATGTACTCGTACGGCTTCACGGGAATCGCGATGAGCTTCCCGCGAATGCTCGACGTCATCGTGTCAATGACGGTATTTATCTTGTTTTCGATGTCCATGAGCAACCGGTTGAGTTTCTGAATCTCTGCAACGGCGTTTGCCTTTTGCACCCGCAACTTGGATTGTTTCTCTTCGTTTATGAACTGGTCGTTGCGTAAGCCTTTGAAGATGGGCAATAGGCGCAACGTCTCGGGGGACATGTTGACCTGCACACCAGTGTCAGGCTGAGCAAAGAGCCGGTATTCTTCGCCATAGCGGCGCTGGTCGGCGTAGATGTTTTGCAGCTTGTCGTAAATGTCGTTCATCTGCACGGCGGCGTCGCACACCTCGGCGCGCTTGGCGTTCTTCTCGGCCGCCAGTTCCGCCTGGGTTTTCCCCGCGCTCGCGTGAAGCATGGTCGCCCTCACCGGCCCGTTGCCCAGCATCTGCATCAAGTTGCCTTGCATGGGGGTCACGCGGTCCACGCGGTCGCAGATGTTGATATTGAACGTATAGACGTTTGCCTGGTCGTTGAGTTGATAGTAGAGGGCAGAGCCGCTCACCACTTCTGTGTACAGCTTGCGTATAGATTGCCGGTAGGTCGTTGTTGTTTTACGCAGCGGCTTATCGCTGCAGTAGTATGCCATCTCGATGTTGAACCGGTCCGGGGTCTCCGCCATGTTTGTGCTGAACCGGCTGATGCTCGACAGGTCGTCTTGTGTCGTAGATATCATTTGGGTTGAAGAGGGTGAAATCAGGTTGAGGTAGCCGTCGTTCCACTTGTACAAGAGGATGTTGCGGATGATGCCGGCCGGCGTCATATCAACAGTGAAAAACACGCTTTGTGCGGCGTTCCGGAATGTTTGATAGTGCGACACGAGCCGCTCGTCGCGCATGGGGTAGAAAAAGTTGCAATAGGTGCGGCGCATCTTCTCCGGGGTGAGTTCCGTGAACTCGACGCGTTCATTTGACACGCCATTGCTTAGATTGTGCTTCATACCCGAGCGCATCACGGTGTTGCCATTGGTGTTCGTGTTGCGTTCGAGTCCCTTCTTAAGGAATCGGAGCGAGTTGTCGCGGTCCATGGGAGCGTAGCAGTAGGCCCAGTGCCGCGGGTTGCCGCGCGACTTGTAGTCGTTGGGCATGGACTTGAGCAGCGGAAACGATGAGTGGTAGGGACGCACCCAATTGGCCATCGACAGCTTGCATTGGCGACGCGGCAGGCGCTCGGCATCGGTGAGGACTTTGTTGAGGCGCTCGAGTTCCATGCGATTGGCGACGGGCGAGCGTTCGAGGTTCTTGCGGCGCTCTTTGAGCTCTAGGACGTGCATCTCGTACATGCCCGTATCGCACTCGCCGATGTTGTCCGTGAGATAGAGGTCGCACTTCTTCAGAGGCAGTTGCGCGAGTGTGAGGGCGTCTATGCCGCCCTCGCCAATCTTTGGCTCGTTCTCTGCCATGCACGTGTTGCCGCCATCGGCGCACATGTACACCGTGTCGCCCGGTGCGAACTCTTCATGGAGGCTCTGGCGTTGGTGCTCGCGGCGCGTGTGCCATAGCGCGACGGCGGCCGCCCCAATGATGAGCGCTAGGCCAACCGCGGCGTATGTGGATTGTCCGAGCGCGACAATGCAGACGCACATGATGCCAAATATGGCCCAAAACAGGTCTTGTGACCCCGTGTTCTGTGTTTTTGTTTGCATATCTGCCATTACACGATGCGAAGAAATAAGATTAATTATTAGAGGTCACCAAAGACGGTGAGGCGCATTGAGGAAGGAGTCGTTGGGACGGCGGAGGTCCGCGGGGCGCTCAGTATGGCCCGTTCAAAGAACGGCAGCATCGGTGTGCCCACTTGTAGGTGCCCCATGCCTATCAGCTCTGTCATGTTCATGCAGCACAACCATTTTACGACGATGTAAGCAAAGGCGTTCGTGGTCTCAAACCACGGCGCTCTTTCATCTTTACAACGGTGAAGGACGGCTTGCGCCTGTTGCTTCATGTGCTCGAGCTCACGGGCCCACATGGCCTCGAACGGCACTTGCGTATCGGCCGCAACAAACTTGCACTGGTAATACGTCGCAAAGGCCTCTACGACGCCTTCCCCTGGTAGAAAACGCATGGCCGGCGCGATGTTGTACGTTCTCCGGAAGAAGGCCTCTATGCCGTCGAGCGCTTGAGGCGATGGGTCGAGCGTCGTATGATGGATGGCCTCGTGCAACATGACTTTAGGATACTCCTCTTCTCTAAAGATGAACACGGCGTTGCCCGTTTTGTAGGTGAATGCGCCGTTGATGTTGGTGCTGCTCACGGATTGGCCGAGCGGCGGCCAGTGGCGTTTGTCGGGGCATGGCACAATCACGTAGAAGAGCGGCGCGATGTTGAGTTGCACAGCAAGCGCGGCGAGACGTGTGACGGCGCGCATGAGCTTTGCTAGAACGCGGGAAGGAATGCGTCCTCTCATTGTTCGCTGAAGTGCGTAGACTACCCGAATGTTGCCCACGGTGACGTCGTAGACATAGTTGCACTTCTGCAGTGTGACGGTCGCGCCCGGGATGGCGTATTGCGAGTCGCTCAGTTCGCCCGCCCAGGCCATGCGTTCTTCGTCCGAAATCGGCCTTATTGCCATTTGGGGGAGGTTCGTTCTCGTTACTTAGTCTTTTGACAAAAACAAGGGCAACACTGCTAGTTGCAAAGCAAGTACGCATAGCTAATTGCAAAGCAAGTACGCAAAGCTAGTTGCAGAGCAGATACACGCACCAAGCTCCTTGTGAGAGCCCATGGAAGACCATGTGCCATATTTGGCTCGTTTGCGTGAAGTTGTTGCGGCTCTTGGTCAAGTAAATACACATGCTACCGAGCGTCATGATGCAAGTTAGCGCATCGGCGGGTCGTCGAATAAATATGGCCCGCCGCATGCTTTCTATAATCCAACCCGCCCCAACTATGTGTGCAACGGTCATGTCGATGGTTTTTGCTATCGGATGCACCGTGCCGTGGTATGCTAGGCTAGTCAGAGTAATGGCACCACATGACGTTGTGCATATCCAACGCCTCTTGTGGAATGCTAGTAAGGCCGGTATGGCGAACCCGAGACTCGTCACGACGAGTCCCCAAAATGGCATTGGTGTTGCAAGCCGTTGCACGCTTATCTTATACCGGCAAATCAATCGCCGCAGGGGGACGCGGGGCTCGAAGGGCGTAGCCGTCCGTGGGGACGTAGACCATGCTGTCGCCGTTTGGGGTATCTTCTGGCGATGTTGATGTATAACGCGTGAGGTCCATAGAGCGGCCGTTGTAGGTCGTGGAGGGCGTGGGCTCTTCGCTGCGGGATTCGTCAACATCAATTGTTGATGATTGATACATGCCGGTATGTTTGTCGTATGGAAACGGCCTCACGAACCGCACTGTTTTGAAAACGTTCGGGGCGGCTTCTGTGTGTTTTTCATAGGTTTTGTATGCTTCTCGAAGAAAGACAATGCCTGAAGAGCTTCGTTTATGTCGATGCAATGCCAATTCCACTGTTATGGCTTCTGCAAGCTTTATAAAGTTTATTGAAGCTTGGAGTGCACCTGCCATAATTTCTGGAATCTTAAGAAAGGACTCAATCGCGCCGATAAGTGCCACTACAAGGGAACTTACTCCGCACGCGATATTTACCGCACCACTATAGTCTGGTGGAAAGGTTGAATTTCCGAATGAAAATAAACCCGAGATACTGCTCAATAGTATTTGTGGTATCCGCGTTCTCGTTTGACGTCTCTTGTATTCTAAAAAAGTAATATTATAACGTTGAGAAAGATATTGGGAAATTTTCACGAGTTCCGATAAATACACTTCTTCTTGCTCGCTCCAATCATTCATTGTCGCCATTGATGCTCGACTACTTTCTTATGACTACTTATCACGCCGAAATATTTAACATCGCACAGTATTATACTTATTTAGTACATCTATTCAAGATAAAACCATTTAAGGAACTCGCAACATATAACGTTAGCAAAGCAAACCATGGACACCGCAGCCTTTATCCAGCGGATAAGAGAGGCAAATGGCGATACCTATGACTATTCAAAGGTGGTCTACGTCAACCTGAAGACAAAAATCATCATAGGATGCCCTCTTCATGGTGACGTTACTGTGGGTGCATCCCACCACCTCTATAGGCGTCAAGGATGCGGAAAGTGTGCAGGTAGACTGTCAAATACAGCAGAATTTATCATTAATGCGAAAGAGGTGCACGGCGACACTTATGATTACTCTAAAACCGTGTTTAAAAACTCAAGCACGCCTATCATTATCACATGTAAGTTACATGGCGATTTTGAAAAGCCAACGAGTTTCCACTTGGCTGGTTCCGGCTGCCCAAAGTGTGGCCGATTAAGGGGAGCAGAGAAGAGGAAAACTGGAACTGAAGCGTTCATAAAAAAGGCAAAAGAGGTTCATGGTGAGGACAAGTACGATTACAGCAAGGTTGAGTACGGAAACAGCAAAACATTAAAAGTTACAATTACTTGTCCAACGCATGGAGACTTTGAGCAAGCACCCGGTTGTCATTTGTCGGGACAAGGCTGCTCAAAGTGTGTTGGATGCTACAAGTTGAACACTGGCGACTTTATCGAACGTGCAAAAACGGTTCATGGCAATGATAGGTACAATTATGATAAGGTCGTATATGTGCGTAGTCACGAAGATGTGATACTGACTTGTCCTAAACATGGAGATTTTGGACAGACACCAAATGCACATGTACATGGCCAAGGTTGTCCCAAATGCGGCAAAGCCGCGAGTGCCGATAAAAGACGCTCCAACACCGAGGAATTTATTGAGAAATCAAAGCAAGTTCACGGTGACGATACATACGACTACAGTAAAGTCGACTATGTGAGGGCGCTGTCCAAGGTTACCATTGTTTGCAAACGTCACGGCGATTTCGATAAGACGCCTGCAGACCATTTGTTTGGATACGGTTGTCCGCGTTGCTCAAACATGGGTTACTCTAAGATTGCCATTTCGTGGCTAGAATTCCTGCAATCCCGTACGGCCTGTCACATCCAGCATGCGCTTACGGAGGACAATGAACATAAAATCGCAGGGACCAATTTCAGGGCCGACGGCTATTGTCGCGACACGAATACGGTGTACGAGTTTCACGGCGACTACTTTCATGGCAACCCGAAGGTCTTCTTTCCTGCTTTTATGAATACAACTTGTGGTAAGACGATGGGTGAGCTTTACGAGCGAACACAAAAAAAGAAGGCGACTATTAAAGCTCTCGGTCACAACTATGTCGAAATGTGGGAACACGATTGGCGCAAGGCTATTCGAGGCGTGGTCGTTCTACAAAGATTATGGCGGAGCATTCTCCATAAGCGAGAATACCCCTATCAATGCATGGCTTGTAAGTACGAATGCAAGTATAAGTGTGAATGGACAAAGCATGTAGCCACGAAAAAGCATTTGAATCAGCCACGCAAAAAGCCCGATAGAAAATGCCCTCATTGTGAACACACGAGCAAGACGGTGGGCAATCTGAAAGTGCACATCCTTAATGCTCACAGCAGCAAGGACGTTCGCAAGCAAAAATTCGCGCACTACTGCGAAGCGTGCGACTATGGAACTATGAGTAGCACAAATTATGCGGCACATACAAAAGCAAAAACTCACGAGCGCCGCATAAACAATGCCAACGCCAACATCGCCGACCCCCTCGCCAACTCACTCAAAGAAGGCCTTGCACTCGCTGACAACCCCGCGTAAGAAGGTCTTGTCCCTGAACTTCAGCACCAACTCTATAAGAGCCATTACCCGCAGCTCATCAAAAGCGGGGTCCCGCGTGTCTCCCTTCATTAGCTTATTTTGCCAGTACAAGGCGCGCTCATTGCACGCCTGGCTCACGACTTGCATCACCGTATGCCCCATGTTGGCGCCCTTCCCGTCCAGCTTCCACTCGCCATCCTCTAATACCTCCCATCCGTTGTCAGCATACCTGTGCGACGCATGCAAGTAATCATGGGCTGCTACTACGCGGGCAACGTCGTACTCACTTGCGCCGTTTGTGGCACAGTAGTCCACGAGGCGCTCGAGCTCCGTCATATTTGTTTACTCTCGTCTCTCCGTCTTATATCCGCTTCATCATCATTTTTTCTCCAACATCCAAAATGGCTATAAAAACAATAAATATACGGCCTTTAGATATAGAACACAGATGTCCGACGAAACTTCCATGTCCGATATGTCCGGTATGCCCGATACGCCGCAATCTGGTGGCGTGCTAGCACGTGGCACGAAGCCGAAAGACAAGATAAAGAAGGCGGCGTACGGCGTTGTCCGGAGCTCGGCGCCCGCACATGCATCTGCGCCGGCATGGCCTCGTGCATTTGCATCTGCGCCCATGCATGCGCCCGCACAAGCGCCCGTCCGCCACGCCGCCGCCTCCACCCGCATGGATTTGGACGAGCTGTCCCTTCTCATGGACGCTCTCTCGACCAAAGCGACCACCAAGGCGAACCGGGGCTCGCGCAACGTCAAAATGGCTTCCGCCGCCACGAGGGCGACTTCGCGCGCGACTGCCGGCAAACGGGCACAAACTTTCGTTGAAGAACAGAGCAAGGCAAGCAAGTCTACAAGACAAAGCAAGCCATCTGCCAAGCAACTGCTGAAGGCACTTGAGAGACAAGCCAACGCAAAGTGGAACACGGACACTGCTCTGAAGATTGAAAAGGCAAAAGAGGCCATCGTTATGCAACAGACGATGGTCGAGAAAGCCGCCGCGGCCCTGAAAGAGCAAGAGGTCAAGCTCGCCAGACTGCGCCAGACGCTCGCCATGCTAGAGGATGACCACCGGACGGGCCGGGGTCAGATGGACGTCATCAAAGAGGGCGGCCGCAAAAAGTAAACAGTGAATGTCCATTTTTGGACCGAGCACAAAAATAACGAGATTAGAAACTTTACACAATCTGCTTTTTACTTAGACCGCGGGAACGGCCTTGATAAAGTGGCGCTTCATGTAGCGCTGGACGTTGAAGTACGAGACATCATCGCCGTCCTTGGAGCCCAGCAGCTTCTTTAGGGCGGCGTTGGGCAGAATCTTGCGCTTGTTGGCCTGGTCGAACAGGCCGTTCTCCTTGATGTAGGCGTTCAGCTTGCGGGTGACCTCGGTGCGCGCCATCTCGGTGCCCTTGGCAACGTTCAGGAAGGCGCACAGCTCGTCGGAAATCTTGGTGGGCTTGGCGAAGCCGGAGGGGGTGGTGCGGGCGTTCGCGCGCTTCTTCTCGGCCTTCAGCTTGGTCTTGTTCAGCTTGTCGAACTCCTTTTGGGCGACCTTCAGCTCGGCTTGAATCTCCTTCAGCAGAGCGACGGCCGACACAATCTTAGAAGCCAGCTTGGACATGGAGCTCGGCTCGACGGCCGCCTCGGCACCACCCTCCACGACGGGGGCAGCGGCCACAACAGGGGTGGCGGGTGCGGCAACTGCGGGCGCAGCGGCAGCCGGCTTAGCGGCGGCCTTGGTGGTCTTGGGCGCCGGAGTGGCGGCGGCAACCGGGGCCGGAGCCGGGGCAGCGGGGGCAGGGGTGGCAGAGACGGGCTTCTTGATGGGGGCCATTGTTTATCACACGGGAGAACTGGGATACCAAGATGTCGCCCGTTGTCTTTAAGTAGTTTTCATTTTTTGGGGCCCGGTGCAGACCACATCGCGTAATACGGCCAAAACTTTTTCTTGTCCAGTGTTTTCGACGGCCGCCCATTCCGCCGGGGTCGGCAAGTCGAGGGCAACGCTGACGTAAATGGGGCCGAACTTCCAATAGGCCAAGTTGCACACGCAAATGGGCGAATCGAGGCTCACGCACCCTGGAATCTTGACAACCAACGGCGTTCCTCCGACGGTCAGCGACTCGAGCGTGTGCTCGCCACCCGTGAACCAATCCGCCAGATTCACATGAACGGTCTTAAACAGGTCCCACACGCCTTCTTCATATTCGGCGGCCTCGTCCTCCCGCACTAGGAGCTTGATTTCGACCTGGCCCTCGCGGTACACATTGGGAAAGACGCCACAATCGACGTTAAGATTCACCGCACCCTCGTGGAGGAGCAGGCGAACACGGCGCCGCCGGCCGCTTTGGACGTCCGCGGCCGAGACGACGAGCGTGGCTTTATGCCCTTCGCAGCCTGCGGCGTCCGGCGTTTCGCACCCCCTTGGCGGCGTTTGGCCCCCTGGCGGCGTCTCACTCCCGGAATCGCTGCCCTTCCCTTCGGCCCGCTCCTGCCCTTGTTCCCGCTCTCGCGCCTCTTTGGCCGCAGCCCACTTCTTTTTCATGGCGCTTGCTTTAATGAACAAGTCTTTTACGGTGCATAGGACCTCTGTGTTCGAAAACATGCGCTCGACGCCCTCCCAAATAGCCTCCCACTCGTCTGGACGCTTTGGGGCCGACCATGCTCGCATGAAGGCGTCCGCTGCCCCCGCGCCCGCTCCAGCCGCACCGGCCGCCCCGGCAGCACCTGCGCGGGCCGCCCTAGCTTCCACAATGCGAGAATACGCGTCCGTCGTAACTTTAAAGATGGCCTCGTGGCGGTCGCGCTCCACTGCATCCAAATGGCCCAACTTGTCGGGATGGTGCAATCGAGCGGCCCGCAAATAGGCCGCCCGAACGGCCTCCATGGGTGCATCAGACGCCACACCAAGAACGTTGTAAACATCGTATGGGTCTCCTCCCATCTTCCACCTCACGGACTCCAATTCTACTTAAACACCTATACCGCCTTAGGTGCAAGCCGCCAAAAAATATGCCTCCGAAAAAGCACCCCGCTTCATCAGGCGCCGGCGAAATATGGAAGCGATACTGCGATACGTTTGATGATGGCACCAATGGCATTCTAAGTCTGCTTCCGTATCATCATGGTATCCTAAAGAGAATTGCTGATAGTTGGGACCCTAGCATTCCCAACTTGCTGATTTATGGCGCCTCTGGCATGCCGATGTTTCCAATCCTAAACTACTTGATTTTAGCCCCGCTCAAACGCCGGCTGGTCGATTTGAAATTTCAGCACTCGTCCTTTGCGTTCAATGCGTCGCACATGCCGTACACCGAAACGGACGCCTATCTATACATCGACATGCTGCACCCTGACATGCCGAAGGACGGTGACACGCTCTTGGAATTTCTCAAGACGGTGTTGCCGTCGCGATGCATGCATCTGCATAAGCACATCGTCGTGCTCGATAACATCGACGTCCTCACGGGACGGGACGCCGCCTTTGCGCAAGTGATGCGCGTCCTTCTCGAACGATACTCGAACAATGTGTGGTTCGTGGCGACGACCAACCGAGTCGCCGCGCTCGAGCCGCCCATTCTCAGCCGATTCTTTGCAATCCGCATACCTCTGCCGTCGACGAGCGAAGTCTCTGCAATCATGCGGCACCTGGGCCAAGCGCCGCCGCAACCGGCGACGCGCAATCTGACGGACGCTCTAAGAGGGCCGGTCGACCACCGGACGGCATCCCAAGCGCCGCCGCTCTTGCGCCCCACCACCTTAGAAACGGTCAGACTCGAAGCGCAGCGGCTCATTCAAGTGTACGCCCCGCTGTCGCAAGTGGCGCTCGGAATAATCCAGCGCGCCCCAGAAAAAAAGCGGGCGGCCCTCGTTGAACGCCTTGCAAACATCGAGGCACAATACCACACCCGTCGCAAGGGGCGCGACATCTTCTTCTACGAGGCAATGCTCTTGGTTAAATAGCCTCCCCATACAGCTCTTTTACCATCTTACTTACAAAGGGACCGGTAAGAGGGATTCAAGATTCGAGATTCGAGAATTTTAATAGATGAAGTACAAACTTCTTTCGCAAGGGGGATACGGTAGCATATACATAGACCCTTCCAAAACCGTCATTTGCAAGCGGATTCCGAAGCAAACGCACGACTCGCATATCGTGTACAGCACCGTCCTCGAGCTTGTTGTATCGGCAATGGTGCAGACATTCGCGGGCACGCCGCGCGTGCGGAACGTCGAGATAGAGGCCGACCATGCTGCTATATACATGTCGTATCATGGCCACACATTGAATAGATGGATAAGCGCCTCGAGCGATGTAACAGGTTTCCACCATCCCGCGGCGGCCGCCGACCTGCCATATGCCATCATGCGCTCGCTGGTGGTCACACTTTTGCAGTTCAAGTCCGCGAACATCATGCATACGGACATCAAACCGTGCAATATACTGGTAAGCAAGTCCACCCCGCCCCGTGTCACTCTCATCGATTTCAATTGTGCGTCCGTCGCGGAGGTCGAGTACTCTGCGGCCGGCCCCGCTGCCCGCATTGTGTACTCTAATGCGATGGCAACGTTCAACTTTGCGGCCCCAGAGTTGGTCTTTGATGGACACCCAACGCCTACGTCGTGCGTTTGGTCGTTGGCGCTCATTGCATGCATGCTCTTCGGCGGTGATTACCCCATCACGACCGCAGCGACGCACGATAAGAAGCTTCAATGGCATAATACACAAGAGGAATGGAAGGACATACTGCGGTCTCTGCAGACGGGGTCCTCGACCATGTCCGTCCCGTCACACATTCTTGCGAAGATGGGCGACGACTACAAGCTGACGGCTTGGGTATCGCAAGCATTCGCCTGGGAGCCGACCAGTCGGCCGTCCCTCGAAGACGTTGCGTTAGCGTTGGGGCTGATGACGCACTCGCCCAAGTCGCTCCCCGTCGTGGAGCCCATTGCCACGCCGCTGAAGCTGCATAAAGATACGCGACAGCGCATACTTGAGCGATACTACAACATCGCAATAGACACGCAAAAACAAGGTTGGTTTACGACGGCCGTCTTTGTCCTCGATTCGGCCGGTGGGCCGTCGCACCACTCCAACGAGTATGTATATGCCGCCGCATGTTGGGTGATTGCGGGTTGCTTGCACAACGCATATGTACTGGACGATGACGCCCAAGTCGAGCGACTCTTCTACTATTTCCAAGAACGGACGGCGGTCATTGCCGAGCACATATGGAAAATTGGGCAGGCATCCAAATGGAACCTATGGGCGCGACCGTTGGACGTAGTTTTGCTTGAAGACCACTGCATATCACTCACCTTTGCGCAAGTAAAAGAGGTGATGACGGCCATAGAGCGCCCTTGGTCGCCGACGGCCTTTGCGGCGGTGTATGCCCTGAGTGCAACTCATCAAACTCATCAAACTCATCCACCAACCAATCCAACCAATCAAACAACTTCACGCACTACTTAAAGACGTTTATTGGCATTATTTTTATGACAAAGCAAAAACAAAGCAAAAACAAAGCATAACCAATGTACAAAAGACTAATAGCTGGTTTGGTGAGGGACTTAGTACAACGCGTGGAAAATTTGCTGAACCACCCATCGCCCGTGCAGCCGGTGCAATACCTCGAAGCGCTTACGCGCACACACACATGTCTCGTTCACACACTCACACAACTCAATCACATCTATAGAAATCACGTCCTGCTGCCTGAAGCGGCTTATTGGATAAACTCTGCAAACATGGAAAAAGAAGTACAAACAAAGGCTTCGGCCGCCATCACTCTTTGGATTCTAGTTGGCGGATGCTCTCCACCACAACAGACGGGAAGTGCTTGCGTGCAAGTGTGACGACCGCGTCGAACGACACTCCAGCGGTCCATGGACGCCCCAAGTGCGGGCGCACGCTCCATTGGCCGTTCTCGAAGCGCAAGCGGGTCGCTAATTCATCGGGCCGTTCGAGCCGCTCTATCCGCTCCGGCCAATTCACTTTCAGCAGCCGCCCTTCGCTCGTTTGCACCCACCCGACGATGTGTAGGGCACCGGCATGTTCTTTTTTATGGCACTCCTCGCACAAGGACACAAGATTGCTGGCGTGGTTTTGGGGCACGTGGGCATGCAGCTTCGCTATCGCGTCTTTTTGATACTTGATATGATGCACTTCCGTGGCGCGCTCGCCGCACACACCACAACAATCGACAAAAACGGCAGCGTTGTAGCTCGACGTCTTAGGAGAGACCAAGTCTTCTGGAACGCCCTGTAGCGTCCGGCGCGTGGCATCGGCCTCGCGCAAGAAGCGCTCTGGCATTCCGAGGCCGCGGCACACTTCGATGCCGTACGTCTTGTGACCAATGCCCTCGCGAAGTGTGCGGTCGTAAACGAGGCCGCCGCCGCACCCGGTGCCGCCCTCGCCGCCGACTTCAACATGCATGTGGCAAACGCGAACCGAACCGCCCGCGCCCGCATCAATGAGACCCGCGAGCTCGTGCAAGTGAGTAGCGAATATGAATGGACACCGTCTGCGAAGGAGCTCATTGACGCCCGCCGACACTATAGACACAGCGCTCAACGCCTCTGTTCCCGCACACAGCTCGTCGCCGAGCACAAGACACGATGGGCCGTTCGCCCGTTGCAAGATGTTCCGAAGCTCCGTCATTTCGACAACGAATGTGCTCATGCCCCTATAGATGTTGTCCGCGCCCGAAATGCGTGTGAAGAGCTGCTCGAACGGCGTAAATGTCATAGACGCCGCCGGCACGTACATCCCGGCTTGCGCCATCACAACCGCGAGGCCCGCGGCTTTCATGAGGCTGCTCTTGCCGGCCGCGTTCATTCCGTATAGGAGCATGCCCGTCGAAAGGCCACCCAATGTGAGGTCGTTCGGCACGTAGGCCATGTGCGTCAAGAAGCGCTCAATCATCGGGTGTCGGAGTTGCGTGAGGGTAAGCGGCTCACCCGATGTGTGCAGCGCCGGCCTGCAATATGCAAAGTCGAGAGCGTTCTTGGCATTCGTTAGAGCGATGTCGATCTCCGCAACGGGCGCAATCCAGGTGCGCAGCTCGCGTGCGTACGCCACGCCGTTGCTCTCCATCCACGTTTTGTACGCCTCGCATGCGGCCGCCCGAAGTTGGGCCATGTCGGCCACGGCGCACGCGCTCTTTTCTTTGAAAAGGGGATGCACAAGACGTACGGTGGTGCTGCTGGCGCTGATAGGCTTGAGCGTAATTGAAGAGCAAGATATGGTGAGGTCAAGTGGCCCCGAAAATGATTTGCACACCGCCTCCCAACGGCGCTTTGTGGTCGTGAGGAAGTAGCCGTCGCGCTCATTGCTATCAACACGAATGGCGCCCTCTCCACCGAATGCTTCCGCCATCTCGTCGAAGAATCCGACGCTCTTGGCGAAGGCCGCGGCGGCGGCGTCGACTTCTGGAAAGACGCCCTCGCGAAAGATGTTGCTCCTTATGTCGGCACTCGTGTACTTTGCGCATTCGCCGATGTCAAAGATGCGGACAATGTCATCGACAAGGGGTACGCCAATCCCCCCAAGCGCCGCCGCGGCGGCTTCGAGAGATTGCACGAGCGCCGGCCACTCCATGGGCGCAAAGCGGCGCACCGAAAGGCGGCGCGCCATGCGCTCGAGGTCTTGGACGCCCGACAAGTGGCGGCGCGTTGCGGCCAGGGCCTCTGGTGGCGCCTCCATGTGTCGTTGGATGGCGTCATAGCGTTTTTCAAGCTCGTCCGCGTCCGTGATGGGATGAAGCAAACGGTCTTTGAATGCGCGGGCCCCAAAGGCCGTCGAGCACCGGTTTAGAAGAGCGTGCAGAGGGCGCTCCCCGGCGTTGCCTGTGCCTATAATATTGAGTTGTTGAGCGCTGTTGTGTGCGAGGTGCAAGTGCCCTTTTGGCGATAGGAAGCGCGGCGGGCTCAGCTGCGAAACGAGCGTCTCGTTGTGCTCGTGCACAAACTGCAGAAGGGCGGCGAGCGCGGTGCGGGCGAGCTCGTAGGGACAGAGAGTCAATGCCTCGATGGGCGATAGCAGGCCGGCGTTGTTTGCCCCCATATCGAAGGCCCGCGCAAAGAGCTCGTTCTGGTACGCAATCTTGTTGGCGGCGGCGCATTGCCATCCTGCGTGAACGAGTGCACCGCAGTTTTCGTAAATGCTCAAGGATTCACGCGGTGCCTCGCCGAGGACGACCAGCTCTTTCGGCGAGAATGCGTGAAGCCAGCGGATGGCCTCGTCTTCCGCCTCGTTGATGTTGTCGGGCCTCGACGCCGTTTCATAGACGACCGTCTCGCCGCTCGTGACGTCGACGGCGGCCATGCCAATCGCCGCGTTCTGCCCGTATTGCTCCCAGCACATGACCATCAGGAACGCTCCCTCGCGTTGGGCGGTGTTGAGCTGCGTCGCGGGGCTGAAAACGTCCGTCACGTCGCGCTTGGGATTCGGCGGCGGCGTCACCTGGCGCACGACGACGACGGTGTAGCCCGCCGATGTGAGCGTTTGCACGTGCTTGCTGAGGATGTAGAGAGGGAACCCGGCCATCATTGGATTTTTAGATGTGGCCTCGATGATGGACTTGTTTTTGCGAGTGAGTTGAAGATTGCAGATGTCGCAGATGCGCGGAAGGTCGGGCCCTATCATGGAGCCCTCCTCGAGTTGCGAGCTGCTGTCCGTCCCATAATATGCATAGAGTTCGAAAAAATCGCCAACTTGGATGACGACGATGGTCTTGTCGCCATATTTTTGAGAATAGGTGTTTTGGTAGGCGATGTAATCGTCAAGAATCATTAGTACTTAGAAGCCGTACACGGTTATGATATAATGTCCCGCTGCTTTTAAGTGCATGCGACACTTTTGCCATGGATGAGGCGTGCGAAGTGAGCGAAGAAGAAGAGTTTTGGGAAAAGGAGCCGCACAGTGAAGTGTGGTATGATGCAGATGATGAAAATGGTGATGAAAATGGCGAGGAAGCAGGCGAGGAAGCAGGCGGGGAAGTAGGCGAGGAAGCAGGCGACGAGACTGGCGAGGAAGTTGGCGAGGAAGTAGGCGAGGAAGTTGGCGAGGAAGTTGGCGAGGAAGTAGGCGAGGAAGTAGGCGGGGAAGTAGGCGAGGAAGTAGGTGGGGAAGTAGGCGAGGAAGTTGGCGAGGAAGTTGGCGAGGAAGTAGGTGGGGAAGTAGGCGAGGAAACAGACGGGGAAGTTGGCGAGGAAGTAGGCGAGGAAGTTGGCGAAGAGACTGGTGAGGAAACAGGCGAGGAAACAGACGGGGAAGTAGGCGAGCCCATGGCACTTCCGCCTCCCATGCTTGATTTGAACATAGCCACGCACGAGTGCCCGTATTGTCACACCATGTTTGCACCACTTGACATGATTCTGCACCTACGGGACAACCACCCTCTCACCCTCTCCCTTTGGATTGCCAGCTCAATTTCTACCACCAGCATGGCCGACACGGTTGCGATGCTTCTCAACGGCGCAGCGTACGGCGAGGATGCGCTCGGCGGCCTTGGTGCAATCGAAGAAGACACAGAGCCGTACGAGACATATGAGTACTGGCTGCACATCGAAGAACTCATTGGGAACCACGAGACGGGCGTGTCCGACATCGATAGATTCGCACCGGTCGTTGAGGCTGATAATGCGAGTGTTGTTGATTGTTGTCCAATATGCTTCGAGATGATGACATGTGATGTCAAAACCCGAAAAATAAGTGTGTGTAGTCATGCATATTGTGCACCATGCATAGAGAAGTGGCTGAGCCGTAAGAAAGTGTGCCCTGTGTGCCGCGCAGATGTAGAGCAACCCGAGTCGTTTGTGGCCTCAGGAAGTATGTTTTGACAATGGCTTAGCTCGGTGTTGCCTCTCGAACCATCGCCGCTTTCTCATAATCCGCGCGGAGCAATGCGTTATGGGAGAGAATGGATTGATAGATAGATGGATTACGTTGTTTCACACTCACCCAAAATTGACCAATTTTAAACTCATCCACCTCCTCTGTTGACTTCGGCACCTTCCCGTACTGTTCCACCCACGCCACCGTCCGTCTTGCCTTTTCTTCAGGTGAGAGTTTCGACATTCCTTTCTTTGCCTCTCGTTTCATCGCCGTTTTCTCATAATCCGCACGAAGCAATGCGTTATGGGAAAGAATGGAATGATAGATGGATTGAGTGTTACCCTGTTTCACATTGTCCCAAAATTGACCAATTTTAAACTCATCCACCTCTTCTGTTGTTTTCGGCACCTTCCCATATTGTTCCACCCACGAAACCGTCCGTCTTCCCTTCTCTTCAGGTGAGAGTATCAGCTTTCCTTTCTTTGCCTCTCGTTTCATTGCCGTTTTCTCATAATCCGCACGGAGCAATGCGTTATGGGAGAGAAGGGATTGATAGACTGATGGATTTAGACCCTGTTTCACATTCCCCCAAAACTGACCGACCTGAACATATACATCATCTGTTGTTTTCGGCATTTGTCCATGCTGGTCCACCCATGCCACCAACCGTCTTCCCTTCTCTTCAGGTGAGAGTATCAGCTTTCCTTTCTTCGCCTCTCGAATTATCGCCGTTTTCTCATAATCCGCACGGAGCAATGCGTTATGGGAGAGAAGGGATTGATAGACTGATGGATTTATACCCTGTTTCACACTCGCCCAAAAGTGACCGACCTGAACATATACATCATCTGTTGTTTTCGGCATTTGTCCATGCTGGTCCACCCATGCCACCAACCGTCTTCCCTTCTCTTCAGGTGAGAGTATCAGCTCTCCTTTCTTTGCCTCTCGTTTCATTGCCGATTTTTCATAATCCGCACGGAGCATTGCGTTATGGGAGAGAAGGGATTGATAGACTGATGGATTTATACCCTGTTTCACACTGTGCCAAAACTGACCCATTAAGAACTCCTCCACCTGTGTTGTTTTACTTGGCACATTTCCATGCTGGTCCACCCACGCCACCAACCGTCTTCCCTTATCTTCTGGTGAAAGTATTGGCGTGCCTTTCTTTGCCTCTCGATTCATCGCCGCTTTCTCATAATCCGCGCGGAGCAATGCGTTATGGGAGAACATTGATTGATACATGCCTGGATGTAGACCGTGTTTCACACTGTCCCAAAATTGACCGATTTTAAACCCATCCACCGTCTCTTTAGAAGTCGGCACTCTTCCATGTTGTTGCACCAACGCCACCAACGCCTCCGCTTTTCTCTTCGACCTCTCCTCCACCGAGATGCAAGCCATCCGACTCCACTCTACAAATCCCATAGCCTCCTTGACCATGCTCTCCTTGCGCTGTTGCTCCCGCCCCTTCCGGTCCGCATAATTCACTCCCGCCACATGCATTTTTTTGTGGTATTCAGGATCCGCGTGCCGCAGGAATTCCAGCGCCCCCAAACACTTCTCCCATCCATCCGCCCACAAGAAGATATTATTTCGTTTATTGGGGTTTTTCGGGTCCAGCGTAGAGCCCCTTTGTGCTCTCTGAAAGAAACGGATGTCGCTCGTTTGCTCGCCAATGGTGGTAATGAACTCAGAATCGCATGCGGGAATGTCCACGGCTTCATCAAGGATGCGCACCGAGGTGAGAATGTGCACAGCATCAGCCCTGTCCTGTTGGAAGTCATTGAGAATCGTCTTTCGGCGCTCACTCGAAACATCCGATGTGATCTTGCCTAGCCACACCGTGAGCCCATGATAATTCTCAAAGACATCACGGCATATCTCCATATATTGGTCGCATTCCGCTTGACTGGAGAGATAGACAATCGTCTTGCGAGAACCCGTTTTTAACACGCATACAGCGTGAAAGAGGACCTTCGTGACCATGGACGACTCGTAGTGTTGGAATTCCGTTGGGATACTCGCCTCAATCGTCGTGGTCCCATCCTTATGTTTCGTCAGGTGAGGCAACCACAATGCATAATCAACGATGTAGCCACCTTCGATTCCCTTTGAAAACGGCACGGACACCATGTTATTGATGTCCAATTTTTCGCAGATTTCCTCTGGAAAGGTGGCGGACATGACGAGGCCAGTTGGGAAGGTGTTAATGAAAGCGCACACCGCGTCCGTCGCATTGTGGATTTCGTCGCCCAATACATAGGCATTGGATAGGTCCAACTTCATATCGGATAAGACATGAACCGCTGATTCAAACGTGGTGTACACAACAATAGGTTGCTTCTCATTCACTTTTAGAAACATTGCAATTTCCTTTTCATCGGTTGTCCCGCCCGCATCGGAGTCCACCAACAGGCTCGCATACCCAGGCATGAAGCAGGCGAGGCGCTCCCGTAGATTTTCCACGCTGATTTTGAGCGGCGCCATTGCGACAACCAGTCTCGGTTGATGGTGCCGAATGGCATGCCCACCGATGAGTGTTTTCCCCATGCGACAGGGGATATTGAGAGCCTTGATTCCTCCGCCCATTAGTTCCTCCAACGCTTTCATTTGATAGTCTCGCAGGGGTAAGTCGCATTCGTTGACCGCGGTTTCTTTCCGAGGCGCATGACAAGACCGACGGTCGGTATGTTTCCACGGATGCATGACATGTCGTATCATGAAGTCAGGATGGGCCACATCATCGGCTAAATCCGCCTGGAGTTTTGAGGTAGTATAAAGGTACCCTTTGGACTTTGGATTGCAACGAGACATGGTGATTTGTTTTTGAAGAAAGGTCCCGATATCAGCTGCTGTCACGGAGCGCGATTGGTAGTACTTAGCCTGAATGCCCGAATACACGACCTCTCCCGAGGGCAGCACTGTCTCTGCTAGCGCATCTAGCCCATAATCTCGCAAGCGATTTCGCCCGTCCATTTGTTCTTTCTTGCACAAGAGGCGTTGCAGCCGATGTTTTGAATAATCGTGAATGTATCCCGCATCATAGAGGTAATCCTCTGGCACGACAGACCAGTGCCATACCCGAGTATCTGGGAGAAGGCGATGTTGGCGCACGACTTCGTGCTCGTACTCGGTCGCGTACTCTCGCTCTATCGCTTTTTCATAAGATTTTTTGGAGGCTGTGTTGTTTCGTTCTCGTAGACTTGTCATTCTGTCTTATTTGTTTCTAACCTATTAGACAATGCATTTTCTTAAGTAGCCGATAAGATTTGATGCATACACTTGGCTTAAAGCGAATATTATCGAGGTTTGCAAATGAGTCCCAACGCGCTTGCTTTTGCCAAGTCGGAGTTCGGCATCGAGTTGAGCGAAAGCCTCACGCCCGCAGATGTAACATGCATTTGCTCATACTTTCGTGAACTGCTGCAAAATCACTCGAGGTACGACACCTTTATTGCCGTGTGCAAGGCTTGGCGCAGCTATGAGGGGTACTTCTTGAACGAGAACAAATCCCGCATCGAGCACTTCAAACAAGCGTTGAGGTTGTTTTCAGAGGCCACCACGAACGAGGGCCGTTGCGAGTGGCTCGCGGTCACGTTTGTCTACGCGCTTTGCCACGCAGGGTACAAAATCAAATACGAGTCCGGGAAGCGGCACACTTGGGATATTTAAGCTATAGCCTAGATAGCCCCGATGTCCAAGTCACTGTCATTGCCATCGTGGCCGCCCCCTGCTCCTTCTTTTTGTTGACGCAACCGCTGTTGCTCCTCTTCAGCCATTTCTATATCTTTTTGCGTCGCGTTGGTGAACATGACGTAGTCGTCCGTCTGAGGAGCATAGCCGAGCTCGTTTTCTGTGAGGGCCTTCATTATTTTATCAGGAAGACATGAGCGGTACATAAGTTCTGTAACCTCCTCGTGGTTGTACTTGTGCACAACATCCGCCTTGTCGTCTTCGTAATCGCGCATTGACAAAATGATGAGGTCGCCCGGAGCGATGATGACCTTGCTCTTGTACTTGCGCATCGACCCACGGATGCGTGCGATGACTTCGACCCCATTCTCACAATAGGCCTTGAGGCGGCCGTTGCCAAGCATGACTCGCACGACCGCATACTGTTGGTCGTTGTCGGGGGCAACCGTCTCGCGGTTCTTTTCGCCTCGCGCCGTTCGCTTCTTTGCGTTTCGGATGTAGCTCTTGTACATGGCTTGCGCTCTCGCTTCTTGTTTTACTCGTGCGTGTTTTCTTTTAGATGCTGTCTTTCCGGCGCAGATTCAATACTTCAATGTTCTTACCGTCGATGACAGGAGTGTGTGGTGGCTCGAAGTAGCGCCAGCACTCCTCGCCGTCTAACGTATCGCGTTGCAACCACCATCCGTTGCCCACTATCATCAAGTCGTCTCGAACCTCGTCCGAGTCGGTCAAACCCGCAGCGGCTTCTAAGAACTCGTCGAACGTCCACTTTGCACGAAACAAGTCGAACGAATTGGAAGACTTGTCATAGACGGACACATATGCACTTATGTAGAGCACTTCTGCAGGCCGGCGCTTGAACTGCTTGAGTATGTCGAGCGTGGCTTGAATCAGCGTGGGTGCATCCGGCACATCCGTCATTTTTACATATGATGAGCGTTAGCTCTTAAACGTCATCGATTTTTGCGGGGCACGCGACGCATAATACCGAAACCAAGGGGAGGGCGTGAATAGACGGTGGTACGTGCTCTAGATACGCCTCTTGCACATAGACGGTGAAGTGTAGGTCGGCAAATTTTGGATTCTCGAGCACGAGCGGCAAAGACGCCAAGCGTCCTAGCGCTCCGTTGTATTGCCGCGGGCGTGGGCGCTTATTCGTGGGATACTTGATGTGCCACTCCAGAGATAGGGCTCGCTGCTTCGTGAAGGCCTCATCGTTGGACGTAATGATGGCTAAGTATTCCCATGGGCCGCGACCGGACGTGCAACGAGCGCCGCCTTTAATTTCAGAGTTATGTTGCCGGATGCGCCGTTGGAGGTTGTTGGTATATCCATTGTATGTGTTGTCAGGTGCATTGGCTAGGATGTAACAGTAGTTTTGCATGAGTGCGATGCGAGTTTAGTAGCTATGCGAGGTTTTGTTTATATCGCCGTTATAAACTTGGCATAATCTTCAGGTGTTATCTTCTTTTTCCGCAAAAGCGCTTTGCCACGCGTGTATATTCGAGGGACGTCTTTCAAGTTATTAATGAAAAGGAAGCCAAGTCGAGGCGGAGATAACGAGGAAATTTGTGCGGCCAAATGGCAAAGTAAAGTGCGCTCGGCTAAAAATGGGGTTGGAAAGTTTAAGTTGACAAATGCGCAAATTGACGTATTGGACAAAACACCTGGTTGGACATGGTCGGGATAGACCAAGAAAAAATACGTTATTTTTACACATTGTGTCTCACATAATGAAGCGTGGCGCAACCGACATTGTCATCAACTCTTGGATGAGAAGTTTCATCGAGTACGGGATGCGGGCTTGCATTATGTCCGCCCCATTTTTGCACGAGCTGCACTTGTAGATTCCACGTTCAGGATTTGCCGTACACATTAAACCGCACTTACGGCAAACGAATACTCGATAATTGTCGCTGACATCGAGCATTCTCTCTTTTAAGAATGCAGAAGCTCCATGTGCAACAATTGCGTCGCGTTCCATCTCACCAAATCGTAAGCCACCGTTACGTGCTCTACCATCTGATGGTTGCCTCGTGAGCAAGACCACCGGTCCCACTGAACCTCTCGAATGTAGTTTGTCGCAAACCATGTGCTTCAATCGTTGGTAGTAAGTTGGCCCTATGAATATCTCTGTTTGAATCTGCATCCCGGTGCGTCCATCGTACAGAATCTCGTTGCCATAGCGCTCCATGCCATAGCTCTCCAAGACGTCAGCCATGTCCTCCATCTTGACGTCCCGGAACGGCGTCGCGTCACCCTTCGTCCCCATTGCTGTGCACACTTTGCCCATGAGACACTCCATGAGCTGAGCAGCCGTCATACGTGACGGAATAGCATGCGGATTGATGATGATGTCCGGAACAAGGCCGTCCTTGGTGAACGGCATGTCTTGCTGCTTGTAAATCATACCCACTGTGCCCTTTTGAGCAGAGCGACTCGCGCATTTGTCACCAATCGTGGGCTTGCGAAATTGCCGAAGGCGAATCTTGCAGAACTTGTAGCCATCCGCGTTGACGCCCTGATAGTTCATATCCACGCGCCCCTCATCGCCGTTCTTCATAAAGAGCGAGGCATCCCGCGGATGAATGACGCCCGCCACCTTGATGGGCATCACCTTGCCCACCAGAACGTCATTGCTCGTGACGGCTGTATTCTTGGGAACGAAGCCGTCCTCCCCAACCTTGTCGTAGTTGAACGGCTTCAGATGCGACGTCCCATCGGGTTGCGGCCGCGTGAAAATCTCCTCCTCGCCCGTGCTGTGATTCTTGCTGCACTGGTCCCTGTACGACTTGTAGTACGTGCTTGTGAACATCCCGCGGTCGAGCGCAGACTGGTTGAGCATGACCGAGTCCTCTTGGTTAAAGCCGGTGTACGTCATGATGGCCACAATGGCGTTCACTCCGGATGGCAAAGTATCAGTGTGAGTGTACTTCCCAAGCCGCGTGCGGACGATGGGCGCCTGTGGGTAGTTCAGTACGTGCGCCATGGTGTCGATGCGGTTGTTGTAGTTGCTCATGTAGACGCCAACGGCTTGCTTTCCCATTGAACAGTTATGAGAAGCGAAGCCGGCTCCCGCGATGAAAGAGGCGTGTGGAGAAGCCACGGTGATGTCGGCCACGCGACAAGACGGCACCTCTGTGATATCCGCCAATAGAACGGCCGAGGTGTTCATCGTTTTGATTGAGGGTCTGGTGTTGCAATAGACCACTGCTTCGTACATGAACATTGATGTGTTCATGGATAACGCGTCGACACGCTGCCAGCCCTGCGTCGTGTAAAACATGTGGTCCTCCGTTGCAGTGATGCTGCGGCCGTCCGTGAGCGTCAATTTGAATATTTTTTTGTTCGTGTCCCTCGCCCACTGATGAGTCACTTTCGTCGTCTCGGTGTTCATCGTCTTGGGGTCGAAGCATAGAACGTCATCACCAACTTGAACGTCCTTGATGGGGAGAAGACGGCCGTCTGCCATCCACACGAGCTCCTCCTCCCACAGGCACTGGTAAGCATTACGCGGCGCCTGGTTGTGGTTCGCAAACGGGATGTTCACGCCAAGGACGCCCAACATCATGCTCGGGTGAATCTCACAATGCGTGTAGGCCGGTTGGACGGACGTCCCCCGTTGACCGCGCACGAGGTCCTTCTGGCTCATTGCAACCATAGAACGGTCGACCTCGTCCACGTCCAGAATCTCGATGAAGCCTTCGGCTAGCTTCGCGGAGCCTTCGGCTAGCCTTGCTAAGCCTTCGGCTTGCGTCGCGGAGCCCTCGGCACTCTTCAGTCCCGTCCCGCCCAAGTACTCGTTCAGCGGCGCCAAGAACGTCGCAAAGGGGGCCGTCTTGATGGCACCTGCGCGCACCGGCTCCGCGGCAATCCGCGTGGCAATGCGAAGGCCCTGCTGCCCCGCCTCTCCGCCTGCCTGGCCATCGACGATGAACACCGGGCGGCACATGCGGCCGGCCTCGGTGCTCAGAGCAATCACGTTGTGTTGGACGTCCCATGCGACGGCCGTGTAGGGCGACAGCTCGCCCATCCGCTTCAAGCTCTTCAACTTCGCGAAGAACGTCGACGGCTCGGTGTGATAGCCCATGATGTCGCCATTGACCATGACTGCAACGGCCTGCCCGCTACCCATCCGCGCCAAGAACGCCCGCACCGCCTCCGCGTTCAGCGAATCGTCCAGAATGCAAGTCCCCAGCGTCTCGATGCACGACCGCAAGTAGGCCGAGCTCTGCGAGTTCGTAATCTGCGACCCCATCGCCATGTTCTTGACCAGGCCCACCGCACCGCCCTCCGGCGTCTCGGCCGGGCAAATCATGCCGTACTGCGTGTTCTCCAGCTTGCGCGGCTGCACTAGCTTGCCGTTCTTCTCCATCGGCGTGTTCACGCGCCGCAAATGCGAGAGCGTGCTGTAGTAGCTCATCCGGTTCAGCACCTGCGCGACGCCCTGCCGGATGTTCTGGAAGCTGCCCAAGCTCTTGACGCCCCAGTTGCCCGTCGAAAGAGAGTAACGCATGCCGCTCTCGATGACCGTCTGCTTCAGGAACCGGTGCACATTGCTGGCGCTTATGATGTTCTGCGGCGCGATGGTGCCCGCCCGCCAGACGTGCAGCTCCCGCTGAATCAGGTTCCGCATCTCTTTTATCATCTTGCCGTAGCACTGGCGGAACAGGTTGCCAATCAGCACGCCCGGCGTGTCAATTCGTTTATGGATGTACGAGTCGCGGTTGTCGAACGGCTGGTACCCCAAGTACGTGCGCAGCAGCTTGCGCGTCATGAAGCCCAGATACAAGGCCTTGCGGTTGAATGCGTGACCCACGTGCGGCAAGAAGTCGTTCTCGATGAAGCTCTTGAGCATTCGCGCCACCACCGCCGGCTGGTCCAGGTACTCCCTCGGCGTCCCGGCGAGCGTCATAGAGCGCTGCAGGATGCGCAGAGCGTCCGCCTGCGAATGCACGTCGCTCGCATCGTCCGCGCTCGCCGCCAACTCCCGCACGAGCCGGCGGTTCTTCTCTTGGTCGGGACCGTCCATCACGATGAACCGCATGATGTCCTCGTCGCTCTCGATGCCCAGGGCGCGAAACATGACGAAGAGCGGAATCTCGGCGCGCAAGAACGTGCACGACAGCCGGATAATCCGACCATACTGGTTCGGCTTCGAGCTCAAATGCAGAGCGCACGTCTTGGGCGGCAGAAAGACGCCGTCCGGCATGGAGCGAATCTCGGCGCTCAGACCGGTCATGTTGACATTTCCGGAAAAGACGACCGTCCTGTTCTCACTGATGCGGTCTTGCGAGATGACCACTTTCTCGTTGCCGTTGATGATGAAGTAGCCGCCAAAGTCGTAGCGGCACTCGTGCTTGCCGTTGCCCTCAGCCGTCCCGGGCATCTGCGTCAGTGTGCACAACTTGCTGCGCACCATGATGGGAAACTTGCCGATGTTGACGTGCGGAATGGTCGCCTCCTTCCGCTCCGTCACGCCGTCCTCGTTGATGGTCTCAGTGTGGATGTTGACGTCGACCATCAGATTGGATGCGTACGTCAGGTTGTTCATGCGCGCAAAGTGGGGCGTCATGAGCATTTGGGCGCCGTCTTGCGCCAAGAAAAAGGGCTTCGATAGCGAAGGGTTCAGAATCCGAATGTATATTTTGTGGACAAACTCGTGCAAATCCTCACGGTACTGGTGACAGATTTGAATCGGGTTGAATCCGTGTATAATTTGGCCGAGCTTGCGGTCGATGAACTCGTTGTACGAGCCAATCTGATGCTGCACTAACGGGCTCATGGCCTCCGCGCCGCCGCCATGGTTAAAGTAGGCGTCGATGACGTCCCACACGACCTGTTCCGGCAGCGGCGGCGTAGGGGCCATCGGCGGCGTAGGCGGCTTGGCGGTCGCCTGCTCTTGCGCCTGCTCTTGCGCCTGCTCTGGCTTGGCGGCGGGGGTCTTCTTCTTAGCCATTGCGTGCCGGCTTACGGGACTCACGGTCACTATAGTCGTGTGCATGTGCTTAAGTGCGTTTACTTCCTTTTTTGGGCCGGGGCTTAAAAGAAGCACTTGGTCCTAGTCACAAGAGCGTCCCACAAATGGGGTGCCCCATGAGAGCGTTCCCCATCTTTAACGTGTTGGGCGTCATAGTGCGTTCAGTGGCGATGTTGTTGCCTGAGATTGAGAACGCTATGGGCAGATGGGCGGCTAGAGCGCAAAAAGACAAGCTAGAGCGCAAAAAGACAAGCTAGAGCGCAAAAAGACAAGCTAGAGCGCAAAAAGACAAGCTAGAGCGCAAAAAGACAAGCTAGAGCCTAGTTTCTATTTTATATACATTTGCCATTATTATAGGTGGTTCCGGAATGAAGCCAAAAGTCAATTTATCGGGCGAACTAAAAGATGCGGCGGACAAGCGCAGAAAGGAGGGCAACGTGGACGAGTACACTTTCGTAAATGCCCGATACTTCCCGACAGCCCAAGAATTTACAAGTCAAATTCTTATGAGCAGCACGACTGTGGAGATTGAAAACAACATGGATGCAAACAGCAAGATATTTGATGATACAATACCACTCCACTTTGACGAAGCCGAAACGCTAGAATATGTGTGTCGCATGATTGCGGATATTCTACACGACGGTGAGTCCAAGCGCGGTTCGGCAAAACTCTCTATATCTTCGCTCTTTAAGGAGACAAAAACGGACAATAAGAAGGTAGATGTAGATATGTACAATTTTGTCAAGATGTTAGTCATTGGCATGATAAACACGTATGAAGAAGAGGATGGTAGCCCTGGCCCTAACAGAAAGCGCTTGAAAATGGGGTCCCGTGGCGGCGGTGACATACTAGAACCTACCACGGAGTTCATAAAAAACATATTATTGTACATGAAATCAAAAAAGTGGAATGCAGTTAAAAATCCATTCAGCGTGGACGAGACAAATATCATGCATTCGGCAAAAACCGAGCTCGAACGGAGCCCAGGCATTCACACGCACGTGCAAGACGACAGCACTTTCCGCAAAATAAGTGCCGACGATGTGGCATTTAATGCAAAATATCCAGTTGAGTACATTTACGATGCAGGGTCACAACTTCAAGCATCAGACATTGCAAAGTTCGCATCTATCCACATTTCTCTCATCAACTTCCTTGACCAAGGCGACAAACTACGCGACAGAAACCAGCTCATCACTGCTTTGCGCGCATACGCTGAAACAATAACGGACGAGGTGAAGCACAAATACAGTCTAGCCGGAAAGCAAAAAGCAAAAATGCTCTTCGTTAATATTTTCAAAGACTTCTATGAGAATGATGAAGAACGACAGTTTATTGAAATGTGTCAACAGTTTTACAACGTCTCCCCCGAGTCAGTGAGCCGCAACCCATACATCTTTATAGGCTTTATTCAGTCCTACTTGGAAAGCCAGCGCCACACTTTGTCCACCCCGTATTATCCTGATTCAATTGAATCGATATGCGACGAGTTTGAAAAATACGTTCAAAATATAATTCAAATGGGAATCGGGAGCAGTGAACAATACATTATTCACAATAACAATGTCAATATAATACTCACAGGCGTCATTCCGCTAACGAACGGTGATAAACGACGTGTATCTCTCTTGGATGTCAAGTATGAGCTTGTTAAGGATAAGAAAAGCGGTGCAAGGCAAATCCCTCTTATTTCCCTTGGGAAGAAATACAAAGCATACGAGTCATTCTCTGCAAATAACGTCGTCACCCTTCTACATTATGAAAAATTTTTCGACCAATCGGCGATTAAACCTGAAGACGTTAAGCCTGAATACTACAAGCTCAATTGTATGAAATTATACGCTGCTTGCATGATGAAGTTCATAGGAGACTTTTGCCAACTTATCTATGCATTTTATATTGGCGCAGTTTTTGGCTCGTTTGATAAGGCAACCGTTGGCATGGCGTTTTTCATCATGGGCGCGATTGTCAAAGACAAGGAACGCTATTTCACATTCAAGAATACACAAAGCGCCGCCCCTCCAGCAGCTTCTCTTGCATCCCCCGCGTTGCCACCCTTGCCACCATCCTTGGCGGGTCAAAAGCGTCGCATAAGTCGTAGAGGGGGAATAGGTTCAGCATCTTCAGCTCAAGGTCCAGGTCCAGCTCAAGGTCCAGGTCCAGCTCAAGGACCGGCACCGGCACCAGCATCAGGTCCGAGTAGCATGTCTATATCGATAGGTAACTCTGCCCGGTCGCCCGGTCGCCCGTCAAAACGCACGGCCGCAGATGAACGAATTGACCGCGGCATTATGATTGCCGATTCTGTCACTTACAGGGGAAATAGCATACCTTCACTAACATACCATTTGGATGATTATGCATTCAAGAACGTGCTTGAATATAATGAAGTAGTCGGTGAGAATAATACCGAGTGCATGAACTTTACAGGAACAATGAAAGTCCAAAAAGCGGCCATACGAAAGGCTTTAATAAAATATGCGAAAACCGTTGGGGCAACGTACATTGCACAGAAGTCACCACCCAAGTATACAAAAACAACTTGCCTGCGGGGCGCCCCACCAGGCGGTCCGGGCCGCCAACCAGGTCCCGGTCCGGGCCGCCCACCAGGTCCCGGCCCGGGCCGCCCACCAAATCCGTCTGGTCGGCCATCGGGTCGTACCGGACGTCCATCGGGTCGTACCGGACGTCCACCCGCTCGTGGCGGACCAGTCGACCCACCCGTTGGGCAATTGGCTCGCGACATCCCGCCGCTCGTCAAACAATCCCAGCTTGGACGTATAGATATGGTCCAATCCCAACCTCCGCAGCGAATAACTAGGAGAACAATGCAAAACAATCCGCTCTTAAACAACGATGAAATTATGAGCAAACTGAAAATGTACTAGCAAGTAACACTACTCTCGGCTTTCGACCAACATCTTCCGAAACAAGTCGATGTCTCGGATTGGGTCAATCACCTCGCTCTCGAACGTAATCTTATTTTTGGTGTTATGCACGAGCCGTTTTGCCATGACAACGCCGATGCATTGCTCAAACGGAATGGTCAGATAGTCTATCGTCGTAATGGATGCGACGTCACAACCCAACTTGTTGATGTTGGGCCGCTTATCGATGCACAGGTGAGCGTCCAAGTCCGCGTATACTGGCGGCAGGCCCGCCTCTTCGAACATCCCGCGAGAGACGCCGCACATGTCTTCGACTTGTTCCGTGATGTTCTCCATTTCGACTTGCGCGAGATTCATCTTGGTGGCCTCGTGAGCAAACGACCAGACCATCCGCGCATGTTCGAGGTACTTGAACGCGATGATGTAAGGCGTAGCGTCAGACTCACCGTCAGATTCGTCCGCCAGAAATCCCATCCAATTACCTGACTGCACGGAGCGCAGCGTATAGAGCTCTTCAGGTACCGCCGAGTCCCGGCCGCCCCTGCGACGTCGTGGCGGGCCGTTGAGCTTAGTGTGGCGCGCGCCTCCTGCATTGGCACGCACATGGACGCGCGTGGTGCGCTGGGCTTGCGGCGCAACGTACCCGGGCTTGCTGCAGCGCATTGCGGCTTTAGGCAGGCATAGAGACATGGCTCTAAGCCATTTATTTAAGCATTACACACTGAACCCCGTTCCCATGCCGCTTCCCTACTTCTTCTGGGCCTGCTGCACAGCGCGGAGCAAGGCTAAGAGGCCGTGACCCTGGTAAGCCGGCGGCTGAGTGACCGGCACCTCGGCGCATGCGTAGAGGTGTTTCAACGTTTCAACATAGCTCTTGCCACCGCGAGCGGCTTCCGCGAACCCATCGGTGGTAGGCATCGGAGTTGCAGGGCGCTATGCCGCGGGGCGACGAGGCGGTGGCGGAGGCGGAGTGTGTGCGAGTAGGTGCGATGCAAAATGAGCGCTGTGCCGAGCGGGGAGTGGAGAAGAGGCCGCGGCGAGACACTGGGGTTTGCGGAATATTCCCCGACGATTCGCCTCCCCCTCAAAAACGGGACGCGTGTAATTCAATGGCAACAACGTAGGCGCGTGCTAGTTCAGATACGGCTTAAAGACGCACACACATATAAAAAGTAATATGATGGTACAAGGTACAATCCGGTACAACCAGGTACAACCATGAAGCGCAACTACAAAGACTGTGAAGCACCGCCGGCCGAGGCAATGGCAACGCCAGATATGGCCGGAATCGCGGCGACAAATCCGCACCGGCCCGAACATAAACGCAAGAAGCGCGGCGTCGTTGTGCACATGCTGGCAACTGGGAAGCCGCTTAGGCTAAATCATGACCGGAGCTCGGCGTTCTTCGACATGTACGAGACCGAGGTGACCACCATCGCCGACTTGATTGCGCTCGATGCATTCTACCTGTCGGGTGTCGTGGACAAGCGCAAAGGCGCGAGCATCCCCTTCTCGACCATTCACCGCATTATCGAGCCCCTCAAGAAGTTGGAATCCATGATTGGCCTAGGGGACGCCAAGCGCCAAGTCCTCTCCATTATCGTGTACTTCTTGCAACAGTTCAACAAGGGAGGGACCCAATCGGGAGCCCCGGGAACCCAATCTACGATGCTGCACACGGTCGTGTACGGCGGCCCTGGCGTGGGCAAGACGAAACTCATAAACATTCTGGCCGAGGTCTACGCCGGACTGGGCGTGCTGCCGACCGCGAAAGTGACGGTCGCAAAGCGCGCCGACATGATTGGCGGCTTCCTCGGTCAGACGGCCATTAAGACGCGCAAGGTCATCGACGGTGCCAAGGGCGGTGTGCTGCTTCTGGACGAGGCCTACGCACTGGGTGACAAAGAGCAACGCGACAGCTACTCGCGCGAGTGCATTGATACCCTGAACCAGGCGCTCAGCGAGGAGAAGGGCGACCTCGTGTGCATCATTGCCGGCTACAAGAACGACCTCGACGAGCGCTTCTTCAAAAGCAACCCGGGCCTCGAGCGCCGCTTTCCCTTTCGCATCAGCATCGGTGACTACACGGCCACGCATTTGCGCGACATCTTCCTGCAGATTGTGAGCGATGCCAAGTGGGCCATAGATGAAGACGCCGCACCGCTTGCGCTCTTTCAGAATAACAAGGAGAGCTTTCGATTCAATGGCGGCGACATGGAGACGCTCTTCACAAAAACAAAGTTTCTACACAGTCTGCGCGTGTTTGGGTCTGGCCCGGACGACAAGAAACGCCTGACACGCGCAGACATGGAGACCGGCCTCTCTGTGTTCCTAGAGTCGTGCGAGGACGCCATCAATGCGAAGAAGGACTTCAAAGAGCTAATATCGCACATCTACATGTAAAGTTGTAACGTTGTTTTTACAAATATTCTTCTATTGAAAGAATGAGATTCAGACCGTTCATGGTAAGAGTCATCGGCTCACTTCGATATACAAAAATCCGGCGCCGCAAGACAAAATCGGCATTTCCGTTCTCGGGAGTTTGAGAGCCGTGAATTACTAGGGAAGTGGCTCAATGGAAAGAAGCATGCAAATGTGTCTTTTGCCGTCCCTGTTCTTTTTGTTCAAATATTCATCTTCAAAGTTGGTGAAAAGTAGACCGTTCATGGTAAGAGGCGGCGGCTCACTTCGATATACAAAAATCCGGCGCCGCAAGACAAAATCGGCATTTCCGTTCTCGGGAGTTTGAGAGCCGTGAATTACTAGGGAATAAAAATTGGTGTCGTGGGTCCGAGTTGATTCTTTATGGTAGATGTCTCGAACGAAAACATAGGCAAATCAGCTCCGCTACATCCCTATACAGACCGTTCATGGATGCGCGACCGTCTCATGCAACATGAGAGCGTCCTTACACAGACTGGTAACGTTTTCGTGCATTTTGAACCAAGAACGGCGCGCCCCCGAAGGGAGCGAAGCGACCGAGGCTTACAATCCAACTTACACCCCAAATACATCATAGAACGGCTCCATACGCCCACCGGCCACCTGACGCGTCCGATGCACCCGCCGTCCGACGCGTTTTAAGAACACCAATATATTTCGCTCGGGAATGTAGCGTTAAGCAGTTAGAAATTTCCATGTTGGCACTGTCCTTTGCCAATGACGACTCGTCATTTTCGGTGTTGGGGTCCAATGTCGCGCATGTAGCGGACTTCGGGTCCACCACATCCATGGCGTTCGCGAGGTATTATGCCGGGAGCAACTCCAACATCGGCTATATCATGGGCGTCTCTAACGTAACTGGGGTATCGCCTGTATTTACGATAGGCGAACTCAGCAGCACCGAGTTTGGGCCTGCATCAGCCGTGAGCATCAGTTTGCACAACGGCAACGTCGGCATCGGCGGTGTGATGGAACCGACAAGCACCCTCGACGTTGCCGGCAACTCGACTTTTTCAGGGCAGATGCATATGACCACCACTGACAGCTCGCCCTTCATCATTGACAGCTCTCTGCTCATCACCAATCTAAATGCCGATATGCTCGACGGCCAAGAGGGCTCGTTTTATCGCAATGCAAACAACATCAATGCGGGCACGCTCGGCGTATCGAGGGGCGGCACCGGCCTTACGAGCGTCGCAGCAGGTCGTCTTCCGTTCGGCGGCGGCGGCACCGCGGCATTGAGCACTTCGTCAAACCTCACGTGGAACGACACCATCAGCACGCTCTCTGTGCAAGGAATCAGCGCCCTCGGACCAAGCGACGCCACCAGCGGACCGTTCATGCGACAAAAAACTTGGGACGCCGCCGCGGCGAGTCACACGATTGCGTTCGCCGACTATGCGCTCGGCGAAAACAGCGCCGGCTTGCTCAACATACAAGTGTCCAACAAAAGCACAAAGCTCGCAGTAGCGCAATGCGCGTTCCTAAAAGTCAGCGGCAACAACGTCGAAGTCACGCAGGTCTCTCTTAATAAGACGGTGAGCCTGACGACTTGCACATTCGCCGCATCCCTCTCTAATATACAAGTGACGACCGACGCCGATTGCTCGATTGCATGGACGAGCATTGGTGCACTATAACTTTTGCATCACTAGAGTAAGAGAGGCCTTAAGAAAGAAAGAAACAAGTATGAGCCTCGTCAAGCTTGCAGTACTGGCGACACTCACCGCCTCTGTGGTGTTTATGCTGGCAAACGTAAATGGCGTGGGCGGTGGCGGTGGCCTGGGCGGCGGCGGCATCGAAAAGCTAACGTCCGCACAAGAAACCGACGCGACCAAGCCGGATTACCAGATAACGCTCGTTTACGACGAAATCCTCATGCGGCAGCCGACTCCCATCGAGCTTAGCACACAGCGCCAGGCTATCACGAGCGGCATGAAGAACATGGACGGCCTGCGGCGCGAGCTGCGCGACTCGGAGGAGTACGTTCGCATGCTGAAGACGCAGAGCAACGCCCTCCTACCCGAGCTCCCCAAGCTGATAAACGACAAGGACGTCTTTGACCTCATCGCCTTTATGTACAAAGTCGAGCGCAGGAAAGAGATGCCGCGCAATATGATGCTCCCGCTGCGCGACGTCTATGTCTATCTGTCCTACAACAATGCACGCTTCCGTGCGTTCTTGCGCCTCCACAACTACGAGGAGCTCGAGGCGGCCATACGCCGCGACCCCAACTTTGACAAGGCCGACCTGATGAACTGGATTGACGAGAACGTCGACCAAAAGGAGCTGGACCGTCTGACTCGCGCAGTGGAAGCCGAAATTGCAGAGCAGAACAAGGCGTCCGCGGCCGCTGCAGGACGGTCGGCGGCCCCCGCGTCGGCCGGCCTCATCAAAGGCGGACCGGCGTCGTGTTGCGCCGGGTCTTGCGCAGGTGCCGGCTCAGGCTTGGAGGGCCAATCCGCAGAGTTCCTCTCGTATATGCAATCGAAGTGCCAGGCTGGGAAAGACGGCGAGGTAAAATGCCCGCCACCGAGCAACAAGCTCTACTTGCCGACGCACGAAGGCAACATGGTGTTGCGCCCCGAGTTCGCATGGCGGGTACCCGAACAACGCCCGCCGGTCTGCACGACGCTTGGCGGGGCAACGCCGGTGTCGCCGCTCATGTTCAACTCGAAGCTCCTGCTGGGCACCCCCCTCGAAGAGTCGCGTAACACGGCCGTCGGAAGCATCATGCCCAAGTTTGACTACAAGGCGTACATCGAAGTACCAGAGACCGTGCCGACCAAAAGCGTATGTGATGCACTTGAGCACAAAAAATAGTTAAAATTGGCCAGCATTATACCGCAAACAACACTTTCTTTTTAGTTGCGCTCTTGGACTTGGTTGCGCCTTTGGTTGCGCCTTTGGTCGCGCTCTTGCTCGCGCTCGCGCTCTTGGACTTGCTCGCGCTCTTGGACTTGCTCGCGCTCTTGCTATTGCTCTTGTTTGCCTTGGATTTGGCCTTCTTCAGCTCGGTCTTGAGGTCATAGCCCGACTTCACATAATTGGGCGATGTCAGCTCCTTGAACTCGTCGGCCTTGTACTTGTACAGCCCCTCATAGACGCCGGCTCTGGTCGTAGGACGGCCGTGCTTCTTGTAGTGCTCCTTCATTTTTATGACAATGTCGTGAACTGTGATGGGCGGCGGCGGTGGGGGCGATGGCGGCGCCCCTGATAGAGCGCGCTCTATCCGTTTCATGGTCTCCGCCGAAATCACACGCGGCTTTGCTGGCTCTTGAATCTTCACCCGTGTGCCATTTGCATTCAACTTTCTACGCGTTCGCTCCGTCAGCTTCTTCATGTATTGCTGATATTCCAACGTGTTCTTTGGGACGTCGGGCGAGACGGGAGAGGGCGACATCTGAATCTTCGGTTTCTTGGACTTGAGGAGTCTTTTCAGAAAGGCAGGGGCACCCGCGGTTTGCGCGGGACGTGCGTCACACATGTTGTTATTGTTCGTTCTTACACTATAGACGCGTAATTACTAACAACCTACACTATTTAAGTTTACAAGCGCTAATCAATGTAGTCAATAGCGCAACTTGCTCATCGGAGCCATGGAAAGGCTTAATAGTTGTTTTCAGACGCGTCGGTATTTTATTATTAATGGCCTTCTCGACGAAACCCGCCCACCGTTTGTCTTCGCGCCCCTTCATGACCGCTTGAAGGAGACGTTTGTTTTTTCCATATTGTTCCCCAACTGTGCGACCAGAGTACCAAGGTCGTTTCATGCCCCCGATAGTTTCGGTTCCTGGTTTGACTCCTGGTTCGACTTCTGTCTCGACTCTTGTTTCAGTTTCTGATTTTGCTCTTGTGTCTGCTATTGTTTCAGTTTGTGCTTTTGCTTGAATACTACTAAGTTTGCCAGAATCTTTGGCATCACTAACATTCGGTGACTTCCTCACATAGCATACGTAATCAACACCACAATAATTAGCTTTCGTACATTTTTCCAGGGTGTCTGTATCGTAGTTACGCAACTGAAGAGTTTTCGAAGACCGCCAATCAGATGGATAAACATAATTATTCGAATCGAAAATGAAGGGCTTATTGTCACATATTATTCCAGCTACGGCATGTCCAATTAGTTCATTTTCATATGGCGTATAAGATAAAATGGCATGCCCTACTTCGAACCCCTGTAGTTGTTGTATAACATATGATCTGTGCATAACATCATATCCCCGTCGTAACGTGTTTTTTATGGCTTCAACCTCGTTTTTATTGTGGGACAAATAAGTGCGGAACTTCGATAATAGTGCACGAAAAACTTCATCATGATGTACTGACAAATTAAAATGCTGGTATTCAATGTAATTATTTTTACGAAACTCTGACAGTAAACGAATAGCTTCATTACTATCATCAAATGTAACAGCAAACTCCGCATTTGATTCACGTTTACGTTTTCGTGTAGAAGTTGTCTTCCAATTCTTTAACAAATTTGAAAGAATAATTAAAACCTTCCTTACGACATATTTTACGTTTGATTCAATATTTAAGATACCAGTACGCTCGCCTTCTTTCAATTCTTCCTTTCTATATAATTTTGTACTTGATGCGAATAAAGCCGCTGAAAAGTCGAGTATTTCGTCAGGATAGCAGCCCCAATACCAACTGTCCCATTGTTTTCCAAACAGATGTTCGTCTCCTTTCATGCCAGGTAGAACAATAAGAATTTGCGTTGATTCTGAGATTGGTTGCGATAATTGGTGTTCATGAACAATTTGGACCTTTTTAGTATATATGCTGCCGTAAATACTTTTAAGTATTGCCTTGGCAACATCGATTGAATTCCCGCCCTGGGTTTTCACATCTTTTAATGGCACTTTCGTTGTTTGCAAAATATAAGATGCAATTGTATTTGGTATATCAAATCCCTTTTCTCTAAAAACGCTGTATTTAGATACGTAAAACTTGATTGCTTTCATAAGGACAAACCTTGCTCCACTAAATCGTGCTCCTGTGCTCTGTGTGTCGGCAATTCTGCTTATCAAAGATTTCGGAGGACAAAACGAGCCTTCTTCCGCATTTACATTTTCAAATTCGGAAAGTAACTCTTGGTTTTTTTGTCTTGTAAGATGTCTTTTATACACATCCAAATACATTCGAAATATCACAAATGTACTTGGTGTCTGCAAAAAACCATTCAAACAAGCATTCAAATAACATGTGCCGCTTACTTGAGGAATCATCCTATTACACAATAATTGTTCCATAATGTTTCCCGAATCCTACTTATTAGCCGTTTTATATAAATTTTAGACCAGGTCGTCCACAATATCCTAGATTGGGCCTAATTCGTTTTTCCATACTCAAAGTAAGTGTGTACAAGATGGCGTTCATCGTCCATCGATGGAGGGCCAATGCTCAGGGAGCCTCTAAGGGAGCCTCTCAGGGAGCTACGCAGGGAGCTACGCAGGGAGCTACGCAGGGAGCTGCGCAGGGAGCTACGCAGGGAGCTACGCAGGGAGCTACGCAGGGAGCTACGCAGGGAGCTACGCAGGGAGCTACGCAGGGAGCTGCGCAGGGAGCTGCGCAGGGAGCTGCGCAGGGAGCTGCGCAGGGAGCTGCGCATATCGAGTCTCTGTTCTTTCTTCGACAAGACGTCCCGATACCCGTCCGGCAAGCGCTCGAGCGCGCAGATTATGCTGGCGCGGCGGCTTACGGCGCAGGCGGCATCCCGGCGTCCGTGCTGAGGGCGGCGGCTGCTTATAAAGTCCCGATTCGCTGGGTCTTTCGCATGATTGCCCCCGACGACCGCGCGGACGTTGCATGCAAGAAAGTACTCTACGAACTCGTGGGCCGTCGCAAGCTTTTGGCGACAGACGGTCTCGCAGCGTGGCGAAAGGACGGCGCGGTCTTGTTTATGTCCAATCTGCCGCCGAGTCCGTTTGCGGTCGGGGCGCTGCCGCCCGCCCAAATCAACCGCCAGCCGCGCGACCACGAATGGATTGGCATGGAGCCGATGCATGTTGCGCTCGCCGAGGACATTGCGCCCGAGCTGCGCGACGCCTACATCTGGTCAATCGCATCCGTGAAGACGCCGCTACAACAAGATACTTGGATGGCAGCGTTCTACATGGAAGCGTCTACGGGGGCGCCATTGTACGACGCGAGCGACGTCAAATTCATCGATTGCGCTTGGGGGTCGGGCGCAAGTGCGAGTGCGAACGCTCGCTCGAACGCTCTCTCGAACGCGCCGTCCCTCTCTCTCGAGCGCACATTTGCCAAGCTGCACACCAGCGCCCAAGCGCCGCTCATTCAATGGCTGGACGACCGCCATCACATTCTTTACAAACTTGATAAGAAGCACAAGCTTCCGGCGTCCCATCTCGAAACACTCACGCGGTACGAGCGCATCCCTGTCAACGGGCCGTCCTTCATTGCCGCCGTTCTTGCGGATAAGCAGTCGCCATCTATCAACTCGCGGCTCGCCATAATGAGAACAGGTGAAATAGAACTGCGCCTCCGCCCGAACATTCAAGGCATCGCCGCTTTCAAAGAGTACGAGGCGAAGCAGCTAACATGGGTGCGCGAATGGCTTGGCGGCGCCATCAAGAGCGCTAAAACGTGGGAGCTCACGAATGCCACCGTTCGAGTCGTGTTTGCTCATAATGCAAGCTCCTTGCCGGCTCTCGTGGAGGCCCTCAGCAAGTACACAAGTTTTGTGAATGTGAAACGCATGGCCGGCGGCAAGTTCTTGTTGCAGTGGCTGCGGGCGTCAAACTACAAGGCGAACGTGGACATCGGCAACGTCATCAATGCTCGCCTACGTCTTGGCGTGGACATGGACTCCATTCTGAATGACCTCGTCGAAGTGAATGGGCTTAGTATGGCGGACGCTCGGGCCATTCTAGACGGCGTGATTATGACGCTCGAGAACCCCGAGAATGTGAACGTCAAGGAGCAACGCAACGTGGCCGTCGCCATCGGCCTCACCATCATCCTGAGCAATCACCCCAAGGGCGTCGAGATAACCATGCGAGACGCAGCGTCCTATGAAGATATTCGCATGACGCTCTTTTGGCTGCAAGGCATGTTCAAAGTTGTGGCAAATGACAACAAGAAAGGCGGTCCTGGGCCGAGTAAGTCGCGGCCCTCGCCGAGTAAGTCGAGGCCCTCACCGAGCAAGTCGAGACCCTCGCCGAGCAAGTCGAGACCCTCGCCGTCCTTGCCCGCACCCGCGCCAACATCACCACCAGCACCAGCAAGCTTGGAGGCCGACCCTTTCGCATTGTCCAACAGCTCGAGCAGCTCCAGCTCTGGCGGCCAATCGGGCGGTTCCGACAACTTCATCATCGACCTGCAAAAGGCGGACCCTCAGCTATTCGCCAACAATTATTCGAAGCGCTGTCAATCCGCGTCCAACTCACAACCTGTCGTGATGACGCAGGCCGAGTTCGCCGCGCTCGACCCCCGGTTCAAGAGCTCAGTCAGCAGCCACATCACCTACGGTTCTAGCACGGACACGCGCCAACACCACGTCTACTTTTGCCCGACGGTCTGGTGCAGCGAGTCGCGAACGCCCATGTCCTACCAGCAATACGTAGACGCCGGAAACAAGTGCCCCGACGGCAAGGCCGGTATTCAGTTGTGGGAAGAGGGCGACAAGAAGCGCAAGCTGTCGAACGTTGGCTTTTATGGCAAGAGCATCGAGGGTGCAGAGCCGTGTCTGCCGTGTTGTTACTCAAGAGCGCTGAACGAGCTAAACAAAGGCAAGTGCATGAAGAAAGTGTTGGGGTCACCCGTGGTCGAGCAGACGCAGACGCAAATGGCAAAGCCGTCCCGTAGCAAAACGCAGACGCAAACGCAGACCCAGACCGCCGTGGCACCAACTATAGAAGACGGCGGCGAAGAAGGCGGCGTAGACGGCGACGTACACGAGGTGCTGGCGGCAAGCGCAACACCCGCGCAAGCGCAATCCCAAGCCCAATCCCAAGCCGCACAGGCAAATGGCAAAGACTACTTGCTCACCCACGCCGCGCCGCTGCCCAAAGACAGGTGGGGCACCTTGCCGCGCTCTCTTCATATGGTGCTGCACCCGTCCAACCTCTTGCAATCTCAATGCACGCAGCAACTGACCTCCAAGCCGTGCTTGTTGCGCCGTGGGATTTTGCACCACAGTGACAGCTTCATGCAAGCGCTCGGCTACATATTTACAGGCAAGACCAACAGCAAAGGCGACCTCCTACGGTTGTTGCGTGAGACCATTACTCCGGAAGTCTTTGTCACACTAGAGAACGGGCTTGTGCTCGCCGCGTTTGCCATCGAAGACACCGGCATCGTGCCCACGTCAAGCAGCTGCAAGAAATGGCTCGCTTGGATGGCCACACCCGAATGCAAAAAATATAAGAAGTTGTTTGGGCTCGCAGACGTGGTCTCTGCCGCCTTGGCGGGGCGGTACGCATCCCATCGCCTGAGTCGCGAGCTGGCCGTACACAAAGCGTTCATCAGATTTCATGCATATTTGGCATCGAGCGAGGCGAAGGACGCCAGCTTGCTCGTAGACGCCGTCCGCCACTTGGGCGTCCAACTCGTGTTGTGGGAGAAAGACGCCGCCGACTCTTCGGTCGTGCGCATGCGTTGCCCCTCCGCGGTGCCATACAGCGCGTTGGGGTCTGCAGCAGGGACCGCCGATGCCGGGCCACTGGTCGGCATGCTCTTGCAAGAGAAGGGCGTCTTTGAGCCGATTGAGCTTGGGTCAAAGAGCGCGATAATCGGCCGTCCTACCATGCACACGCCAACGGCCGCGCTGAAGAAGATGATGACCGAGTGCGACGCCGGCATCGTGACAGGGGCGCCCGAGACGCGAGCCTGGGTGGAGACCGTGCGGTCGATTGACGCCGCCGCGCGCCTCGTGCTAGGACGGCCGGAGTACTACACATGGCAGCACGTCGTGATATCGCCCGACTACGCCATAGTGGGCTTGATAAATGCGGCCGGCTATGTGCCATGTGGTCGCGTTCCTATTTGCGGCTTAATGGACTTGTGCGAAGCTTTGCCTGGTATTCAAGTCAAGTATCAAGAGGACTTGGGGGCGTCTGATACCGCTGGCGTCGCGGCAGGTGCATCCTCGCCCCAAGACGATGCAGTATTTGCGACGCTCTTGCGGACGTTTGGCATCGCTGGCATCGCTGCTTTTGGGACAGGCTCTGGCCAAGTGATTGACGCCCCGCCCATCATAGCAACCCGTGTGGACGGCGAGTTGAAGAACGTTCAAGACCGAGCGAAAGAAGCGGCGGCGGCGTGGCGCTCGACGAAGTGGCTCGTTGGACGCGAGCTCATGAAGCATTACGACACGCGAGTGGTGCCGTTCATCGGCGATAATAAGAAAAAAGCGTTCGTCGAGGCAAACATCGGCGCCTTTCCGGCGGCGGCCAAGTACGTAGAAGATGCGTTGAACGAGGTTGCCGGCCTGCTCTCAGCGCAAAAAATAGCAGATTGGATGACGTCCACGGACAGAGACGCATGGCCGTTCTTGTCGTCGAATATCATAAATAATGGCGCGCACGCACGAGCGCACGAATGGCTCTTCTCTCAGTTGGCCGTTGAGCGCGGGCTGCCCGCACACGTTGTCAAGCCGGTGGACGGCGCGCGGCCGCGGACGTATGTGCGGCGGGTGGATGGTGTCTTTGAGATATCGTGGCCGAACAAGGTTGCGCGCATGGGGAAGCCGGCTCTTAATAATACAGAGAGCGTGAAGCTGCCGTGGAAGTGGGAGGCGGCCCGCAGGTACTCGTGGCGCGATTGGGCGATTGAGGTTGGCGCGGATGGCGGTGCCTATATGAAGAAATGGATGGACTGGGCGGCGGCCGAGCGCGGCATCCCTTTCAAATGGACGATGGCCGAGTTTGCTGCGAAGGTCTATGTGGCAAACGTGGTGGCGCCGGGCGATGATAGTGTAGCAGCGTTCTTGAAGCATCCGGGCATGACCGAAGTGGTCAAAGGCGTCGCAGGATGGCCAAAATCGATGAGCGCCTCGAAAGTCGTGAGCGGCATGCTCGAGAAGAGCGTACAGGAGCGGCGCGTCATTCTAGGCGAGTGTGTTGGAAAAATAATTACAGATACGGATTGGGACCTCGTCGCTCGCTCATCCGGCATCACCGTGCTCATCGTCGCAAACGTGGATTACGCAAAGGCCGACAAAGACTCGCCCATTCTATGTGCAGACTTCCGGCCCACCGTCGATAAGGAGGACGACTTGGAGGTGTGTTCAGACGGGCCAAGTGTAACTGCGCACGCACGCGGGTCGACCAAGGACCTCATCACGAATGCGACGCTCTTATACGATGGCAATGGCTCAAGCCGCGAGGCCTTATGGAGACGGCCGTTCGTGATGTTGTACAAACATGTCACGAGTGCAAGCGCAAGCGCGCGCTATGCTCCGGTTGGCCAAGGCGTGTGGGCGTCCTTGCGGCACTGCCCCAAAGATTTGCAGCATGTTGCATGTTGTTTGTGGAAGCACAAAGAGAGCAGGCGCTAGTAGTTAGCCGCCGCCTAACTAAGGCGTCAGTGAAACGGCGCCGATAGTTTAAGGCGCCCCCGACCGGACAAACGTATGAAGATATTGGATGATGGTATGCGAGGGAACGGTGACTTCTTTTTTTGTCCTTCGGTTGCGAACTCGGACGTAGCCGTTGTTGTATTCATTTTGCTCGATGAGTAACTCAATCGGGCAGTTGTTATTCACTTGTTGCACATCGTTGGCAAACTCTGTCAAGATGCCTTCGGCGTTCAAGATGTGAGCAATCTCCCATCGGAGGGGGAGAGAGTGGTGGCCATAGCCAACCGAGCTCACAAAGACGGTCGGGATGTTCATGGTTGGGTTGTGGGGAGGCGACGTCGGGTGAGTTCTCATGGGTCTAATCACTTTTTGCTTCCCTGGCCCAAATGAAAAATGTAAGTAAGATAGAGCCAACAGAAAAATAAATGGTAGCTGCGTCCATAAGCGCCAACGGCAACATCTTCACCGTCCAAGGGGCGTTGGTGCCCTCGAGCAATCAGGCGTACAACTTGGGCAGCCCTGATGCAAAATGGAAAGACCTGTACCTATCTGGTTCTGCCATTCATTTGGGTAGTGTGAAGCTGGAAGCCACGCAAGATGGCGAGCTCCTCATTCGTACCAATGACGGTAACCCCACCCAAGTCGTGAAAGCCGTCTCTTCGATGACAGTGACGGCGACGTCGAATGTGGTGACCAACAGATTGTCGCCATTCTCTGGCAATGTCATAGACGTGAGCGGTGCGACGCTCAGCAACTTGACCATGACCGGTGCGGTCATCACGAACGTCGTCACAAGCAAGGTTGAGCCGTTCAGCGACAATCAGATTGACATGAGCGGTGCAACCGTCTGCAACTTGAGTCTGGTGACCAATAACATAGAGGCGGCAAGCGGCGGCGTGATAAACATGGGAGGCTCGACTCTGTCGAACTTGAGTGTAGTGGGTCTGCCGGTGCCTTCCAGAACAAGCAACGTCTACTTTTACGCCGGCCGCGGCGGCCAAGACTTTACATTGCCGGCTGGGTCGACGATTGGCGACTGGTCTGACGGTTTGACGACGCAGACTCCAGCCGGCATCTTTGACATGAACGCTGGCGTCTTCACCGCGCCGGTGTCGGGAACGTACATCCTGTCATTCGGCTTCAGGTGCAGCGGCAACGGCGAGCTCCGTTTGCGCATCAATGGCACCGACATGCAAAACTTCTTCTCGAACACGCACGGCATCTACGGCAGCGTCATACATCGGCTCACGGCAGGGACGGTTGTGCAACTGGTCGTGATGGAGGCCGCCCGCACGTTTCATCCTGATTCGCGTAACAACCGTCTATGGTTCCAAGGGACGCTCACATACATGGAATAAAACTAGAATAAAAACATCTTGAAATTGAATAGAAGTGTGTGATATGGCTAGCCAGTTGTTTGTGGACCCGCTCACTGGAAATGTGGGTATTGGGACCACCAACCCGCAATCTAACTTGGATGTTGCGGGGACCCTCAAAGTGTCAAACGTGCTGAATAGCACTCTTGGCGGGCTTCTACAGAACTTTTGGGGAGAACGAGGGAGTACAATGGCGGTCGGGAATCGCATGGCATGGGGAAACGGCTCGTCGCTCTCTTATGGCGTGCGTATGCCATTCGCCGGGAAAATACACTACGCAACGGGGACGGTAAACACCATTACAACCGGCAGCGCGACTCTTGCAGTAAGTAAGTTTGTTGCGGGTGAGCAAACCCTATCAACGACAAACACTCTCGCAATAAGTAGCACATCCGGAGCTTTTGCGGATTGGAGAGCAACCCCTTACTCATTCAATGCCGGGGATATTATCACAATGCAATGCACAGACAACACAAGTGACGGGTCTCTTTGGGTTGTTGCATGGTGGGCGTCGTTTGATATATAATCCTGCCTTGTCGTAGTAAGCTTAGCTCCTAAAAATCACAAAAAATAAGCATAAATTACACATGTACCCTAGAACCCGGCGTCTTGCAGCCGGAAGGCACCGCCCACATCTTGTTTTTGAATCTGCTTGGTATTGAACTGGAACGTCGAATACCCGCAAATGTCGGCTTGCCCGGCCGCCCCCATGCCCTCGCCGTCATTT